CTAAACATCACCTCTTAGTCACGTCGGGCCGGACAGCCCTCACCGTATCCCGGTGCGTGGATGACCGCGAGGAACCCGACATATGACTTCCCGCCGCAGCGGACGCATACGTGTGGGTACTCGTCAATCTGCTTCTTGCTCGTGACCTCGCCGCATGGGTTCTGTGAACGTCGCCGGATACGGGCCCACCAATTTTCCTGAGGCTGAGAATCGAGGCGAGAGAACACGCGACCGGAAGCCTCCATGATTTTATCCCCTTGTCGCTGCCCGATTTCGATGCCGTCTTCCTTCCAACAGTTCCCCCATCGATTGCGGCTCGCTTGGTCTTGTCCCCAGTCGACAACAACGTCACCGGGAAGAAGTTCTTCGAACCTGAACACTTGGTCGTCGTCTAGGTACGGCGCAGCGTTACTCATTGGCTCATCCCCTCCGGAACCTCGCTGTTCCGAATCACCGCTGCCCAAGGCGCGTCGACCGGGCAGTTCTGCGGCACGGTCCCCAACATGTACTGGGCCTCGAGCCCACGCTCGAAATTGGGCAGGGCCTGACACGCCAACTCCTCGGAGGCGAAGGCATAAACCCTCATCCCCGCGGGTAACGTACAGGCCATCTTAACGACCCATTCAGGACGTCGTTCTTCCACTTCGATTCCCATGGATGCCTCCTGCTTCGGCCACTGAACCGTGGCCGCAGTCGAAGACCCCTCACGCTAGGGGGAGAGGGTAATGCTTTTTACTTCTTAGAAACGTAGCGCCACTTGGACCACGTCATCTCGAATCGAAGGCTCTCGGGCAAGGCCTTAATAACCTCATCACGAATGCTGAGTTTTCCCTGGGCTGGGCCGCCCGTTAACTTGTCCAATGCCTCGGCGTCATCGAGCAGGTCAACCGCTCGGGACATCACATAGACGTCCCAACGCTCGGGCGGCGCGGTGTCGAGGCACCCGAGCGGTTCACCCTCGACTCGACTCACTTGAGCGAGTCCAAGTAACTGAGGATGGCTCGGCGGCAGAACTCCTTAGCACCGAGCGGTCCCTCTGAGGCGTCAGCGCTGGCGTGTAGAATCCGCCTGTACTCATCCGTGCTGAACGTGAGCGTCAGTTTCTCTTTGAGTTCCGTCGGTGGTCGACCGACCTTGCGCTTGCCGGAGTCCGCCGCGGATGACGCGTCGATGTGCTTGTCGTTCATGCGTTGTTTATTGGCTCCCATGTTCTTCTCCTGTTAGGGACCGGACAGACCCGCCTCCAATCGAAGCCCGCTCAGAGAAGCGGGATGGCGCAGGCTCGCCTAATCGAGGTACTCGGCGGCCTTGCGAAGCGCGGCCGCAACCCGACATGACCGGGAGCGATACGCCTCGTATCTATTGATACCGCCAGTGCCAACGTGGTGGTCGTTGATGTCGGCAATCGAACCGATGATTTCCTCGAATTCTTCGGACTTGCATTGGCTGAGTGTTACGGCCATCTTCGTAACATCTCTCTCAAGGACATAATCAGTCTCGGGATGACGTCCTGTCATGGCGAAGTAGAGTTCACCGAGGCCGCAATGCATCGTTCGGACCCCGTTGGTCGGGTCAGGTCCGTTCTGTAACAGACCGTAACAGAGCCGAATGAACGTTCGCTTCTTTGGGTCGTAGATTTTATCGGCGAGTTTCAGCATCCACTCGCGAGTGAGTTTCTTCGGGGGCTTTGCCAGGGGCCGAATCGAACATGAATTTGATTGCGCCATGACTAGCATCCTACCGCAACGTCGGCCGGCCAGGTCAGGCCGAAGTTCTCCGAGACTCGCTGTAGTTGTGAGACCATCAAGTTCGGTGAAGTCCCGCGGTCGTGTGCCTTCTGCAGTTCGATAGCAAAGCCGTCGAGTGGAAGGTCGCCATTGTTGACCTCGACGTCGTCGTCCGAAAGTTCCGCGGCCAACCCTATGCCTCTAAGCCTCAGCCAGTAGACGTCACCAGCGAACGCGCTCTCCGCGGCCCCCGCACCCTCGGTGTCAACCCAGCCCCAAGCGCAATGCATGACGAAGCCGTCCTCCCTGACCTTACGGTACACGTAATTGACGCCACCGGCGCCAATCCTGCAGCGCTCGAAGCCCTGGGAGGCGAGGCCGCGGACGGCCCGGTCGAACATCTCCTGATGTGTCATCATTTAATCTTCTCTCCACTGGTCCCGATGTAGTACTCGCATCCCGGTTCCGAGCAGACATGGAAGAAGCCGCCGCTCGGGTTGGCTCTCATCTCGAGTCGACCGTCGCACATCTGACACTCGCCGCCGCCGGTGACCTCGAGGTAATACCGCTGCGTGACCGGTCGGGTCTTGCGGTCAGCCATCGACTTGCCGTGGGCCCGGGCGTTGTACGTGCCCTCTCCGTTGCGGCGCTTGAATTCCGCCATCAGTCGCTCCCGCTCGTCTCCGTCAGGTTGCTGTGACATGTCTTCACTCTCCTGTTTCGGGTCCGAGAGTGGACCCGTAAGCGGAGGCCGGTGATACGCCCGGCCCGTGAGCCGCTGTCGCTCTGCTTTCTCTACTGCCGCTGTTGGACCTGCAGGGTCGAACCCACGCGCTCCGCGTCCTCCTGCGGAAGCGCCGATGAACCGCCCTCGTCACGGGCCGAGCAACTCTGGCCCGATGGGTCGCACTCGGCTTGGCACCCACCGCATCCCTCGCTCTCGGCCTCGTCACAGAACTCGTTGACGGAGTCCTGGGCATCCGCGGCCGTGCCGCAACCCGACCAGTCGGCGCCACCGCAGTACTGCGTCTCACCGGAGCAGTCATAGACTTGGTCTGGGTTGACGGGCGCCGCCGTACAGCCTCCGACGCAAGCGACCATGAGGGACATGAACATGATTTTTTTCAGCATGCGTCCATCATACCACAAAACAACCGCACCTCCTCCTTAGGAGGCGTTCGTGCCCTCTTCGAGTTGCCGTTGCAGGCGCTCGGTCCAGTGCTCGTGAACTCGGTCGGCCTCGCTGTCCAACTCGAGGCGCTTGCGGTCAAGCGCCGCCTCGAACGAGGCCAGCGAGCGTGCTCCGTTCAACTGCGCCTGTACTACTCGCAGCGCTGTATCTGGGCAGGTGTCCATCTCGCTGAAGAACTCGTCGGACTCGTCGAGGTCCTGCTGCGTAACATAGAATGTTGCCATCGGTATTCTCCTGTTTCGACCGCGAAGATGCGGTCGCAAGCGGAACAATGTCTGAGGATTGAGTGTTTGATTTACTGCGACCGCGACCCAGACCACGACCCCGACCCAGACCCCGACCACGACCACGACCACGACCCCGACCACGACCGCGACCGCGACCCCGACCCCGACCGCGACCGCGACCCCGACCACGACTCCGGCCGCGACCCCGACCACGACTCCGGCCGCGACCCCGACCCCGACCGCGACCGCGACCCCGACCACGACTCCGGCCGCGGCCCCGACCAAAAAATCCATTCATCTTCAGGAATGACCGTCCCGTGGTCAAGACAGAAGTCATAGAGGACATCCCGTGCCTCTAGACCCTCCGTCATGAGCGCATCGAACATTCGAAGCGTCTCCGCCGTCGGCGGCGCGTTCACGCCAACCCCGAAACGACGTGTTCATACGGCGCGATGAAGACCCCACCAGAGAGCGGCACGAGGACCCCGTCGGGAAGCCGTTCATGCTTCTTGATTTTACCCGCGTAGTACTCGACGTTCGGTCCGGTCTCGAAGACCTCCGTGGCGTCAGACAGCCGCGCATGCGACGGCCAGAGTTCCGTCACGGTTCCGATGTAATAGAAAGTTGGGGTCTTGAACGAGTACGTCTTACCGACCTGTAGCATCTGCGTCTCCTGTCTCGGCCGCTATTAATTGCGACCGCGGTCAGAGATGCGGTTCACCCGCCGAACCCGTGGACGGGCGAATCAGTTCATGTTTCGGCGGTCGAACCGAGCGAGCGTGGCCACGATGAGCCACGCGAACTCGAAGGCCCGGCGGCGGTGCCAAGCCGTCATATGCCGAGGTTCTCAGCGAGCAGCGTGAGGGCCTCCCAGTAACTGTCCGACCACATCCAATACGGCGGACTCCAAGGGCCGGTAAGGACCTCCTTCTCATGGGAGTCAGGAACCACGAGTCCCGGACCCCAGTACGTGTCACGGAACCACTGGGTCCAGCGCCTGATGTCCAGGAGCGGCTCAAGCGTCAGCGCTTCAGGCTTCATCACTCTTCTCCTTTCCCTCTGAAAGAGGTTTAATCGGTTCGACCGCCGGCGGGTACGCCATGGCGAAGCCGAGCACCGCGAGCAACCCGAGCGCGACCCAGGTCACGACGTCACCTCCGTCGAGTCCACGTCGATGGAGCCGACGTACATCACGACCTCGGTCATAATCATCTTGCGAATGCGGCGGGCGTCCAGGGCCATGCCCATGCGGGTCTGGGAGACCCGAAAGTGACCGCGCCCGGCTGCCTCGTTTGCTCGACGCTCCCAGAGAAGCGCCGCGTCCTCGAGAGCGTCGGCGACTGTCATCTGGTCGAGCATATCGATTTCCTTGGGACCCATAGCGTTCCTCCTGTTGGAGCCCGCGAAACTGCGGGCCCAATCGGTGGGGCGGTAAGAAGCCGCCGCCGTTGGCTTTTACATCCTATCGCAACTTTATCGGGCCGCTATCAATCTTCAGTCGCATCGATGTCCTCCGGACTGAGTCCGTTGTGACACACGGGGCAGTCCTCGGTGCCGGTGCATTCGTGCTCGGGATACGTTTCCGCGTACGGAACGTTCGGAAAGTAGACCACGTATCCGAGACCCATGTTGTCCTCGGTCCAACCGCGACCGAGGGCATCGATGGCCGCAGTCAGTCCATCGAGCCTCGCGTTGTTTTCGTCATCATGAGTGTCGGCGATTTCCTCGACGCTCGCCTGCACGGCATGCAGCAGCCGAGCCACGTTCCGACCCGTGCGACCCAAGAACGCAACGCAGGTCCGGCCGAACATGCCGCGACCCGAGTACGAGAAAGGCTCGAGGACGGCATCCTCGAGTAGCGTCTGAAGCGGGTGTTTGTTATGCATGGCTCTTCTGTTCCTCCCGGGTCAGAAGCCGAATGGTCTCCGTCACCGTGTCGACCTCGACGGTCAACAGGTCCGACTTCGGACCGACGTACCTCTCGAAGGCGAGATGGATGGCGGAGTTCGTGGCGCTATCGACGCCCTCCTCCGCCTCGAGGTCGATGTCCTGTCGCAGGTCGGCCAACTCGATGGTCATGATATGCTTTCCCATGCCTTCTCCTGTCTCGGGTCCGAGATTGGACCCGCGAGCGGAGGGCCTCGAAGAGGCCGACCTCCTAGACTAACTCTCCCTCAATCATCAGACCGGGAATGCCCGATTTTCGGAGCCACGCCATGAACCCGTCCAGGTCACTGACGCGGTCGACGAGAAACGACACCGTGATGTCCGCGTCGTTCTTCAGCCTTCCGACGAAGGCCGGCTCGGCCGACCACTCGAGAACCTTGAAGTGGTCGTACGCCGCCTCAAGCAGCGGCCTGACGTGCGGATAGTCAGGCACATAGAACCAAGGCCTTCTCACGATGACGCCCACCCGAAGAAGACGAACCAACGCTCGCCCGGCTTCTTCTCGTTCGGACCCATGCAGATGCAGGCCGCCGGACCCCACTTGTCGTCCGACCAGTGGTCGGGGTCGTCGGTCAACCGCTCCAGACACTCGGCCGGTGACTCACCTTCGTCCGGGGTGACCATCTTGAAACTGCTCTTCTCGGCGATGGTTCCGGTGTACCCGCCGTGCCCGTGCTCGTATCGGGCGGCGGTGACGGCCTTCTCGAAGGCCGCCGGTGACGTCGTGGCGCTGACTCGATTCCTGAATTGATTGGCTCCCATGTCCTTCTCCTGTTTCAGCACCGGAATTGGCGCTGCAATCGGAGCCCGGCATTCGTCCGGCTCGGTCTCCCCTCTTATTCTAGCAGTAGAAGTCTGCCAGGGTCGGCCCGCCGTCCTGGAGGGCGTTCACGGCGGCCATGAACTCATGGGCCTCCGACACCGTTCCGGGCGCCAGGTCCAACTCGTGGATGCTCTCGAGGTCCGGGTCGTCATCCTCGAGACGCTTTAGGAAGCCAGCCAGGCCGGTCAGACCCATTCGGGTCCAGCGATACGGCTGTTCACCCTGTGACCGCAGCCAGTCCGCCTCGAACGCGCTGAACAGTTCGTAGTCCCCCTCGATGCTCTCGTAGTGATGGGCCTCGGCCTGCTGCCTGGCGCTGGCGAGCATGCAGTCCGTGGCCGAACGAACCAAGTCCGCAGCCCGTTCCTGGTCACCCCCACAGAACTCCAGGACGACCGGCCAGACGTCGGCCGTCTCGCACTGGGTCTCATAGTCCAGGGTCTTCTCGATTTGCAGAAAACCCTCGTCGTCCTCCTCATAGGAGAGGGACCGAAGCCGGCCGTCGCTCCAGACCTCGTTCTGTCCGGGAAAATCGTCGTCTGCCGACTTGTGCCTCGTCGGGTCGGCCGGCGCCGGCGGAGCCCCGTCTTCGACCCTGAAGTAGCCGGCCAGCGTCGCGGGCGGGTTCAGTTCGTCCACGAAGTTCGGGCCCCTCCACTTCTCTGGAGTGTAGAGCCGGCCGTGTTCCTCTCGCTTCAGGTCTCGCTCGAATTTGATTGTCATTTGTTCATTCCTTTTAGAACGGCGCCTTCTCATCGGCGATGATGGCCGCCACGACACAGCCCCAGTACTCCGCTCGAGCCTGGGCGACTTCCAGGGTGATGAGGGTCCACTTGTCCCCGTTGTTCCACTCGCCCCAGTACTCGTCGTTCCCGTCATCGAACAGAGCGGTGAACGCCTCATCGTATATGGCGCTGCCCTTCTTGTTGGTACCGACGATGTCGGCCATCGCCGCGTCGACGTCGTCGTACGTCCGAAGCGTCGGTGAGTTGTGTCCGTCCTCGAACTCGAGATAGACGTTAGCCATGTTCCGTTCTCCTGTCTCGGTCGCTGTTGATTTGCGACCGCGGTCGGAGGGACCCGCTCTGCCGGGTCCTTGCATTTCATTTCAGAACCGCCACCTTGATGAGCGCCTTGGCGCGGGGGAGGGAGACCTTGGCCGCCGTCGCGACCGGCGCCTCGACCACCAGGCTCCGGAGTTCGCACGTTCCCTCCTCCTCGCCGCTGTCGTCCAGGAACACCAGCCACGCATGGCCCCGCTCCCCCTCCACCCGGGCGGCCATTCCCTCGGCCGTGACCGTGCAGTCGTTCGTGGTCGCCGTCCCCACGCCGACCAGGGCGTAGACGTTCGCCGAGGCCCGGAACGCCATGGGGACGTCGATGGGCCGCTGGGAGGCCGGGGACGCGTGGACGCTGGAGGCCCAACACACGGCCGCAAAGATGAGCGATTTCTTCATGTCTTTAGATTCTCCTGTTTCGATGCCGGGATTGGCATCGCAATCGGAGGGCCGGAGACCCGGCCTTGATTCACCCCCAAAACGATGTCTTCCTCCAGACCACCGACAGCGGAACTCTGCGGTCGAAGTGCAAGACCCATCGGTAATCATCCAACTGCGCAAACGGCAAGAAGACAACTCCTAGCATGGAAGAATTTTCCCATTCCCAGACCCGACATATCGGCGTTCGGTCTGCGAGACAGCACTCGAGGCAATGCCTTCCGAACTCCTCCGCCGCATCCCGGTCCCAGGCGACGTGCGCATTCGAATGCATCCGTTTCAAGACGTCCTCAAAGTCCGCATCTCGAGCGTGCTTAGCGAGGTCACCGTACAGCTCGATGACCCTCACAGTCCCCTCTGCCCGAGCGTCAGGTACTCGTCTCCGAGCGGCCCGGCGGCGACTCCGATTGCCACCCACTGGAGGCAGAAGGCCGCCCAGGCGAGGTCCGCCACCATGTCGTTCATGGGGAGTCCCATGGGGTGACCCGCATACCTGAACCGCTCGTGTATCCAGTCGCGGTACAGAGTGGAGAACGGATGACTGCGGGTGTCGCGGGCCGCCGCGGTTCCGCACCGCGACCAGAGGCGATACGGGCGCTCGCTCACGGCAGCGCCCCCGTCCCCCGGGCCACCCAGGGGAGCAGCCCCATCGCTCCGGCCACCCACTCCGCCACCGGGAGCCCGCCCGCCGCGAAGCCGGCCCCGACCAGCGCCTCGACCCCGTCGCAGAGGGCCTTCTCGCTGTTGCGGACCTCCGCGGGCCGGGCCGAGCCCCCCACCGAGAGCCGCTCTCCCAGCCCGAGCCGCCGGGCGTGCCCGGCCAGGGCGGCCGTGCAGACCAGCCGGGCCCGCTCCTGCGACAGCCGGCCCTCGTCCCACTCGGGCCGGAGCCGGAGCAGGCGCTCGGCCACCAGGAGGTCCAGGACGCTGTCTCCAAGCCACTCCAGTCGTTCTGAGTGAGGCCCGGAGCGGTCGGACCGGTGCCTCAAGGCCTGACGGAAGAGGGCCTCGCCTAGACGACCCTGCAACTCCGCCCAGACGACGGCCGGCGCCGTCACAGGAACACCGCCGCGATGGAGTTGCGGTGCCGCTTCATGACCCGGACGGCCCGGGGGACGACGCCGATGCGGCGGCACAGGGCCCGCGGCGACTCCACGGACGTGTTGGTCAGGCCGCAGACCTGGCTCCAGGCGTCCATGTGGTCGTGGGCCTCGACAATCCAGACGTCGGTCTCCGTCTCAACGGCGTACATCATGTCAGGGTCTCCTCTCGCTGTTTGCTGTGTGCTTTGCTCGGCGGCTCCCGGGGGACTCGAACCCCCGCGGGCTATCATCCGGCGGGCTCCTGTGCCCGCGGGGAGCCGAAAACGACTAGGACGGAAACGGACTCGCTCGGCTTACGGCGGCGGGGAGCCGCTCCCGAGGCAGGCCCCGACGCCCGCCAGGGTGACCGCCACGGAGACCGGGCCGCAGGCCAGCCCGTCGACCCCGAGTATCACCGCGTGGGAGGCCGAGCCCCAGCGGAGGTCGTCGGGGGACCCGTCGGACCCGACCCCGACGAAGAGGGTGCTCCCGGCCGCGTCGCTGAAGGCCGCCCAGAAGCGGGGGGCGAGGCCGCCCGTCGGAACGTCCGCGGCCGGCGGAAAGAAGAGGGTCGCGTCGACCTCGCAGGTCGGGGCCGCGGACCCGACCGGCTCCATCCCATAGAACGTAAGGGACACGGAGCACAGGGGCGCGGCATCGCCGGAGCCGGAGCCCCTGTCGGAGCCGGAGCCGGAGACGCCCGAGTCCGGGCAGGGAGCATCCGCGCCCGCCACGCCCCCGCACGCGCCGCCGCCGGCCGCCGACAGGAGGGCAGAACACGCGAGACCGAGCGTCGTTCGAGCCCTCACGACGCCACGTCCGGATACATCGCGGCGTCGCTCAGTCCGTAATCCGCGGCCAGTTTCCGGAAGTCCTGCCGGAGGTTCGCGTTGCTGGACTCGTCATGGGTCCGCTGGAGGGCCAGGGCGAACTCCCGGTCCCCATCGGACGTCAGTTCGGCATAGACCGGGCTCCGGACCGTGGAATTCGCGACCGAACCCACACCGGCGGTCGCCGGGTCGACCCATCCCCAGGCGCAGTGCATGACCCCGCCGCCGGGCGGCCAGAGCGTGTACTCGCAATTATTATAATAATAATCTTCGAGCCCATTCGAACCGCGTTGCACACAGCGGCGCCAGCCCTGGGAGGCGAGGCCGCGGACGGCCCGGTCGAACATCTCCTGCTTCGTGAGACCCATTGCATCCTCCTGCTTGACCCGCGAAAAGCCGCGGGCCCAGTACGAGACGGCAAGGGCGGTACGAGACGGCAAAAGGCCGGCCCGCAAACACACCAATATCAGAGGGACTTGCCTAGAGAATGACCTCGACCTGATGACCCCAGAGCCGGGGCCCCACGTGGCCAACGTACCCCTCCCCGAGCAGCGCCTCGAGGTCGTCGCTCCGGTCGTAACCCGAGAGCCAGAGGCCGGAGCCGAGGCCGTTGGGAGAGAGGGCCCGGACGAGGTACGTGAGGCCGTCCGGCACGACGGAGACCCCGTCGGCGTACTGGTCCCGTAGGTTGAGTTGCAGGAGCCGGGCCGCCCCCCCGGGGGAGTGCGAGGCCACGACCAGGTAGCCCCCGGGGGCGAAGTCGGGGCAGGTCACCAGATAGACGCTGAGGAGTTGCATGTGTCTTGCCTTTCTCTGGGTGTTTCTGGGTGTCTCTGGGTGCCCCACGCGCGCGTGCACGGGGGATACGTATGCCCCGCGGACATCCGCGGGACGGGGAGGTCGCGAGCGAACGGGAGGGAACCCAAGGCGCGGGAGGCGCATGGGAGGGGGGAGCGGGGTGCCCCTAGGCCCTGGGCAAAAGCGAACTCGCAGAGTGCCTTGAAAGCGACCTTGAAAGCGACCTTGAAAGCCGCCCCTAAGTGCCCATCATACCACAGCAAATCACAGCAAATCGCGTCTCGCCGCGAGCGCCGCGTCGCCTAATACGTTCCGTCGAACAGGCCCCGCAACAGGAGCCAGAGGCCGTAGAGCACGAGGCCCAGGCCCTGGACGACGTACAGGAGGGAGAGGGACGCCAGCAGGACGAAGAGCAGGGTCAGCATTGGGACACTTTCGCTTTCCGGTGCGCGAGGCACCCGCTTGGGACGGCTTGGCCGTAGCCTGAAGACGTGATGGGTGGCCCGCAAAGCCAAGAGTACGTTGGACGTTTTCGTCCTGGGTCAAGAGTACCCAAGGCTCTTGACCGGGCCCAATAGTTGCATTCAGTTGCTCTCTAAGTGCCTGCAAGAGCACAGAGCGCTTCAAGAGCACAGGTTTGAGAGTCGTGGTCTGGAGTCAGCGCTCGCGCCGAACGTTCAACGCACACCGTTACGTGTTACGTCGCTCGTCGCGAGCGCTGACTGCAACCCACGAGCGCATGGCTCTCTCTCAACAACTCTCTCCTCGGTTCGCTCCGTCTCCCGTCCCGATGGGACGGGAGTGGGGGAGACGGAGCGGAGCGAAGAGGGGAGGACCCGGCGAGCCGGCCTCCCGACTTCCTCAGAGAACCAGAGACTCCGAGACCCAGAGACCCCTAGAGGCCGGCCGTGAGGAGGGCCACGGTCTCCTCGTCGGTCAGGACGGGAGTCGAGCCGCCGGTCGCCTCAGAGGCCTTGCGGGCGGGCTGGGCCACGGGGCGCTTGGAGGCGCCCCGGAGGCGGACCAGGCAGTCGTCGGTGAGGCGGCCCGGCTGGATGCGGCAGACCACCCGACCGTTCGTGGTGACCGGCTCGGAGTCCGGGAGTTCGATGTGGCTCTCGACCCACTTGACCCCCCCGACGGACTTGGGGACGATGAAGGCCGCGGTCGAGCCCACGGCCCGGACGAAGGCGTAGTCCTTGTTCTGGGGGAGCCCGGTCTCGGTGGGCGCGGCCTCGAGTTCCAGACCCAGGGCCTGGGCACGGGCGGCGAGTTCGTGGCAGAACGCGACGTAGGCGGGGACGGGCTTCTGGTTATTGGTGCTGGCGGCGTTCGACATGTTTCGATTCTCCTGTGTTTTTGGTTGCGTTGCGCGTGGCTTGGGACGGCCCGACTCGGGTGGGTGGGGACGCGAGTGGGCCTGGGACCGCGTCCCCTTATAAGAACTATTATACCAAATAATGAGTTATTATAATAATGTTTTATTTATTTGTTATTTTTATTTGATGAGTTTATTATAATAAATAATGAGTTATTATAATAATGTTTTATTTATTTATTTATTTATTCCTTTCCTTTTTCCTTATGAGTTTATTATATCAAATAATGTTTTATTATAATAATGAATAATGGGTTCCCCATAAAACATCATTAGATTCGGGCCGGCTTACCCCGCGCGGGTCGGACGGGAGAGTTTCCCGTGAAACCGTCGCAACTCCGTGCCCGTCACCGGACCGCGCCGCCGGCGACCCGCGCGAGAGAAGACCGAAGAAAAACCGGAGGAAACCCGACGGGACCGTCGCAACTCCGCGCGTCACTGGCCGCGGCGGACCCACGCGCCATAGTTTGGTTCATCAATGCCGCCGGTCCTTCCGCCCCTTGCCCTCTTCGTCCCCGGGACGCTCGTCTCGGGCCTCGCCGAGGCCGGACCGCGCGGTCACACGGCGCCCCTGTCCCGTCTGGACCCCGAGGCTCAGGTGGCCTGGGACCGCGACGTCGCGGACTCGCTCGCCGCCGGTCAGGCCCCCACGTTCAGGCCGGGTCCCGACGGCTCCGTCTCGGCCTCGCTCTCCAACGGCGGCGGACAGCGGGTCTATGACCCGACGACTAGGAGTTGGTCCCGCCCGGCGCCGGGCGCCGGGGACCCGAAGGACCGAGACGACGCGCGCTCCCGCCCCGCGGGCTTCGGCGGTCACGGGCTATCGCCCGTCGAGCGCGGGGACGCGTACCTCCTCGACCGCTTCTCCCGGACTGAGGCGGAGCAACGGAGCAGCGTCGAGCGGGCGGCGGACGTCGCGTTCGGGCGGGGCTGGCGCAGCCTCATCGACTCCGTCTACGGCCCGGGCGCCGTCACGCGGCTCCTTCGGGACCTCTGGCGGAACTTCTACTCCGACCACGAGGCAATCGGCGAGGTCTACCACTACTACGACGTCGCCCAGCGGGCCGCGGACCAGGTCGCCCATGACCGCAGCGGCGGTGCGCGCGGGGCGGACGCGGCCGGCGGACGACAGCGGGGTGCCTGGGACGACGCCATGAGGGCCCAGGCCCGCGACGCGATAGGCGCCTATCCGATGCGGGTCGAGCCGCGATACGACCACGTCGGGCGCGACTCCCGAGTCCGAAGCGAGCACCCCCTGTCTCCCGAGTTCTTTGCCGGTGTCTGGTCGATGAGTTATCCCAACGAAGAGGAACCGGACTGGGAACAGGACTACTGAGATGGGGAGCGGTCCGCGGCTTCCCCGGGAGTACGCCCTCACGCGCGCCCTCCGGCTCCTTGAGGCCCTCGACGGCCGGGCGGTCCTCTGCGGCTCCCTCCGCCGCGGCCGGGACGAGGTGGGCGACATCGACCTGGTGCTCTCCGGAGTCTCCCTGTCGGAGGCCCTCTCCCGCGTCGCGGCCCTCGGCGTTCCGGTTCCGGCGCGCCCCCCGGCGGCCGCGGAGTCCCGCGGCCCGCGAACGGGGTTCCACGTCCCGACCTGGGGCATCGGGGTCGACCTCTGGGAGCCGGACCCGGTCGGCGGGCTCGGGGCCTGCGTCCTCCATGCCACGGGGTCCGGACCCCACAACACCCTGATGCGGCGCTGGGCCCGGGTGGTCCACGGCCGCTCCCTCACCTGGTCCGGCGTCGTCGACCTGGCCACGGGGGCGCGCCTGGCTCCCCCCGGGGACCCCGCCTCCGAGGACTCGACTCGGGCCCTCGTTCCCGGCTGGCCCCTCCTGCCTCCCGAGGAGCGCGAACTCGACCCGTTCGACCCGCCGGCCTGGCTCCGTCCGCTCCTGGCGGAGATGAACGAGCGCGAGGCCCGACGGTCCCCGGCCTCGTCTGAGGAGTGACCTCCCGCCTCTGGCCATGGCTTCCGTGGCCGGGCGCTCGGGCCTCCCTCAGACGCGCCGGCGGCCTCTTGGACGGTTCATGAGCGGCACGGCTGGCCACTCGGTCCAGGAGCCCGCGTCCCCGTTCGGGACCGGATTATAACTCCAGTGTCGCACGGTCCAGTGACCGAGCGCGCCGGCGCCGGGAGGCTCCTCGTCCGCCCAGAGGAACTGCTCGAGGAGGACCGGCGGTGAGAGCGGCTGCGCCGCCGACACGGCCGCCGACACCAGCGTCCTCCGCTCGATTCGGAGTCGCACGACCGGCGGGTCCCCGCGCTCGAACTCCGCGTCCCAAGCGACGCCGCAGCCGGGAAGCATCCGCTCCGCCCACTCCCAGGTCAGGTCCCTTAGGGTCTCATGGATGACCTCGGGACCGGTCATCCGGAGCAGCCCGGGGACGAGCACTCCACCGTCGAGAACCCCACGTAGGCCGGACCGCCGCAGCGGGGGCAGGCATGGGGAAAGCGCCCGGCGACAAGGGGGGGACCCGACGGCATGAACTCCCGCGTGTGTGTGGGAGGCGTGGGCCATTGAAACGTCGGCAGGACGCTGATGCGAAGTCGCGACGGATTAACGTCCATGGGGGCCGCCCCGCTCGGAACCAGGGGATGAGTGACCCGAGCGAGCCAGTCGACCCAGGGCATGGGCTCCACGGCGCTGCGGTCGGCCGGCTCGGTTCCGGCCGGGAACGTGTACGAGCGGAGCCGCCACGGACTCTTGACGACGACGGGGCCGAAGACGGCGCCGAAGCCGTGGCTGATGTCGGTCCACTCGACGCTCATGACGTAGTGGACGCCCGGTCGCTGCAGGGCAGTCGCAACGTCCGAGAACTTGTCGAAGTCCTGTGCTGCCGTGCTGAAGGGGACCGCACACAGGCTCAGACCGGCGTCGTAGTAGTAATGGAGGCCGCACTGGTCGGGGGCCGGAACGCAGGCGCTGTGCAAATGGCTGCTGAGGTCCACCAGTTCGTCGCTCTGGTGACGCGTTGACCCGTACTCGTCGTATCCCCATGCGGTCACGGGACGGGGGTTGGGGCTTACCATGCTTGCATCGTATCACAGCCGCAAAACGCGGCCGGCAGCATTGATGCCGCAACTTGTTGCGGTATGATGTTGCCATGCAAACCCTAAGTTCCGCCGAGCGCTACGTCGTGATGTGCTTCCCCGAGGGCAGGGCGGCGGCCACCGTCGACCGGGTCGTGGGGCGGGCCGCCGCGGTCCTGGTCGTGCACCGCCGCTCGGGCAGCCTCGGCCTCCGTCACGAATCGTGGCGCGCGGTCCGTCGCTTCCTCATGGGAGAGGGGGAGCGGGTCGTGGCCCACGGGCGACGGACCCCGATGCCTGTCGCCCTGATTAGACGTGAGGCGAGCCCCTGGCCGCCGCCGCTTCCTAAGTTGAAGGGTGCCGAAGACCCCGCTGACCCGCCTGTATGAGATGCCCCGCACAGCGGGTGCCGTGGCTCCCGCCTTCCGAACCGCGTTGGACGCGGCGCGTCGGCATCGGGCCGACTTCTCGGCCGATGAGTTCGCGGAGTGGTACGCCGACGCCGGCGGCCGGTCGTCCGAGGCCGGGAACATTGGCCAGGGCCTGAAGAGGTACGTGGCGCCCGCGGGGCAGAAGCCGGACGCGCTGCACCCCCTCATCGTCACCCGACAGGGAACCCGCGGTCGCGGCGGGAACAAGTCGCTCTTTCGGTATGCCTTCAACGGTGAGAGCGTCCCGCGGAAGACGCCCCTGCCGCAGGAGCCCGGTGACGAGGGGAACGACGACGACCTCACTCCCGGCGAGTTCTCCTCCGAGCCGTGGGAGCCGGACGCGGACGACCCGACGGACGGCGGGGAGCACCAACCGGACGAGCAGCGGCCGCGGGCGCTTCCGGGCAACGACAAGATAAACAACGAGCCGGCCGGAGACGCGGACCAAGACGCCGGTGACGAGCCGAAGCCGGACGACGATGATGATGACTATGACGACGAGGAACCCGACGAGCCGGACGACGAACCGACGGACGCGGAGACCCAGTGGCTGCCGCAACCCGACCAGGACGGCAACTACGCCGAGAGTTCGATGTTCAAGTGCGCGGCCAAGGGCATGGGTCCGGAAAATCCCGTCTGGACGGAGATATCGAGGACGAACAACGACGTGGAGGCGCATCGCGTCGTTCGCAACAGGTTTCCAATTCAACTCCAACGACCGGCCATGGCCATCGCCAAGGCCATCTTCCAGAACCTAAACAAGGACTGGGACAACGGCAAGGCGGAGACGCTCATTCGCACATGGGCAGGTCTCTTGGAGATGTACGGGCTCGGCGAGGGACCGGAGCGAGCAGAGCCGCTAAAGAAGCTAGTGGCGAAATGGGGTGAGGAGCCCTTCATCTACGCTGACCAACACTGGCCCAACGGCGGCGTCCAGTTCAAGCAAGACTACAATCGAGACCGACTCGTCGCAAACGTCAAGGGCGACGGTTGGTTCGAATGGACCAGCCGTCCCGGAGTCTTTCACAATTCGGAAGCGACTTGGGTGAAAATTGACAAGCCGAGTGTGGGTCGGGGAGAGCGCCATCGCCTCTACAACCAGCACATGAACGACTCCAACTACTGTCCTGAATGCGGATACTACGGTAACGAGCACCTTCCCGAGGAGTGTCCCAACTGCAGTCCTGACGTTTGGGAGAGGCTCTACGGCGAACCCGAGGACGAGGGCAACGAGGGACTGGGAGAGGGCTTCTCTCTCCTCGAGGACTCGCCGGACGACGATGAGGTCCCGTCTCCCGAGAAGCGGGGCCGAATCTCCGTGGGTCGCGTCCTGCCGAACTACGGCCTCGATGAGTTCGTCGATGGAATGGACGAGCAACTCGGCATGTACACAGGCATCAGCGAGCCCGTTGACTTCGCTCAACGCGACGGCGAGAAGCGGGCCACCAAGCGCGGGTCGGGTCGCTGATTACTAGAAGAGAGAGCGGTACAGGTCGCGAGTGGCTCCCTCGCCGCTGCACTTCGGCTTAAAGTCACGAAGCAGTCCGCCCCAACCGACGGCGTAGGCGCAACGTGTGTAGAGCCCCAGGCGCTCTGGATAGCCAGCGAGGACCTCCGTGATGCACTCGTGCGGCTGCGTGTACCAGCAGTCCATCACGTGTGTTCCGTCCGGGTGCTTGATGCGTCCCGCGCCGAACGCGTTGTCTGCCGCCGTGAAGCCTCCGATGACGCCCCCTGGCATTCCTCGATTCAGACGCGTCACGGCGTTGGCCACGAATGCCTCACAGTCTTCCCGGGTCGGGAAGACCAAGTCAAGGTCCCCGTTTCTCGACGGCTTCTCGAGGAACGCGGCTGGCAACCAGCACGCCGAGCCTGTGAGCCAGACGGGGCCGCAGATGACCTTCGGTTTATGACACTCCCGTAACAGCGACGTCAGGCTGTCGTCACAGAGCCGAACCCTGGGAGTTCGCACGACCCGTTCCAACATCTGAACCGCCTCACTGAGAGGCGGCAACTGCTTCGGTGACGGTCGAATCGGTTGGGTCATTCTCAGTCTTCCTTTCCCTTGTTCGCGAGTTTCATGAAGTTTATCAGTTGCGGAAACGGTAGCGCGCGGACGATGGGTCGGGCCGGGTGGCCGGCCAGGCGCTGCACCATCGCCACCGCGGCGGCCGGGTTACAGGTGTGAACGAAAATCTCCCGCGGCGGCGTCGCCATCGTCATGATGTGGTCGACCACGGCCATACCGGTGGCGACCTTGGTGGGAGCGCCCGGAACACTCATGATGTCGTCCTCGCTCAGGTCGTGGTCGAGGAACACCTGGTCGATGTCGCTCGGGTCCTGCAGGTCGCGAATGGCGTCCGCGGCCGTGAAGCACGCGTGCACGTTTAGTTCCTGGTCGACGGGTGTGTTCGCCATGAAGGCCTTATGTCGAGCGAGCATGTCGTCAAGGAAGAGCACAGTGGTGGCCATGTTCAACATCATACCACGTAAAAATTGATGTACCAACCGCAACTTATTGTCATATAATGGTAGTTGCCAATATGATGGTAATTGAAAAGATGAAAGACGCGACCTATGACGCCGTTTGCGCCGTGGGCGCCGAGTTCGTGAAGGAACTCGTGCTCCTGCTGAAGTCCTTGGAACTCGGCATGGACAACGCTCCCGCCATCGTCGCGGTGGCCGCCGCCGGCATCACCAAGGGCTTCAACATCGACCCGGAGCAATTCGCTCAGATGGTGGCGAAGGCGCAGCACATGTGGCGCCTCGACGGCGACGGCAGCGTGAACTTCGACCCGCCGCACCTGCGGCCGGACTACGTGGCGCCGGCCCCGGCCCTCGTCAGCGCTGGAAACTGAATCGTGACCGATGCTGCCGACGACGTCGTCAAGGTCGACTGGGGGGACGGCGTCAGCGCCCTCGACCGCGTGATGCGAACCATCACAATGGCTGCAGACGGTGCCATCAAGGAACTCATCAATCGTGGATATGACCGCGCGGCCGACCACATTACGATTGAGCAGCACTCCGAGGACACGTTTCCCGTGTGGATTAGATGCCGGGGTCGACGCGTCTACGAAATCAACATCGCGAACGTCGATGGGGTCGTAGCCGTTCGCGGCAGTTGGCTGAGGCTTGGGCGATGGGCCCGCTGGAGAATGCGCGTGCAGGGCCGGGATGCCTGAACTTCCAGAGGTAGACGCCATCACCGGTGTGGTTCGGAAATACGCCGTGGGTGACGTCATTCGAAGGGTTCAGGTGCTGCGGGGTCCTCACTACTTCAGTGACTCGCCGGGACTCCACGTCACCCAGTGGCCCGTCGACTCGGTTTATCGCATCGGTAAGCAAGTTGTAATGCAGTCGTCGTGGGGCGGGTTCGAGGACAACGTCAGTTACGTCGTCACCCATAACGCGATGACGGGATACTTCGATTGGGAACACGAGCCGTGGACCTTCGACTACGTCGAAGGCAAGCGTTCGTCGACCCCGTCGGACGTTCGTGTCCTTCTCACGTTTGAGAGCGGTCGAGTACTTCGATTCCATGACGTTCGACTGTTCGGTCGGATGGACTACAGCGAGAGCCTTCCTTCCGGCGTCGGTCCTGAACTCATGAGAACTCCGAACATGATGCCGGGGCTTCGAGTAATCACGCTTCGACAGTTCGCGACGCTGCTGGAGTCGAACTGGCCCGTGAAGTCACTGCTGATGCAGCAGTCATTCGTCGCGGGCCTCGGCAACATCTACGCCAATGAGGGCTGTCACCTCGCGGGACTGGACCCTCGAACCCGAGCCTGCGAGGTCCGGCCCCACCTTGTTCCGGTGCTGCTGGAGGCCCTACGGTGTGTCGTGTCCCACTCCATCCCGACCGTGAGGTATGACTGGCTGAACGTATACCGGCGCACTCGATGTGGGACGTGTGACCGTCAGGTCACGCGAATAAACCTCAAGGGACGAGCCACTTTCATTTGCGAAGGATGTCAATCATGAAAAAAGAAGCGCGTATTCATCTCAACAGGCATGCTCCGCTTCATCGACCGTCCGCAGTCCTCGGTTTCACGCTTGAAGAGGGTGACGAGTTGCGGGAGACCGATGTCTATGACAGCACCTCGGGAAACTGGGAGTCCTGCCCCTGTCCGGGTAATAAAGTCGGCGCTGGCATGGTGACTGTCTGGGTCCGCCCGGAGCAGTAGAGGCCGTGCGAACCGATGCCTGGTGGGTCTGTCACTGCGGCGTTCCCGTCTCTAGGGTCGGGAAGAAGGCCTTCGGCGACAAGTGGCGAGAGCACCTCAGGGTTTGCACAGGCCCTTCGGGCTGCTCTATTCAGCAGGTTCCCCAGCGCCGTGACCAGCACTGAGTTCTCGCCGCTAAATCTCTTTCAGGAGCGCTATCGAGGGGAGCCCTGGCGGGTGCTTTGCTGCTGCATCTGCTTGAACCTCTGCACGGGCACCGCGTTTGAGGCGGTTCACGAGGACCTCTTCGCGCTATGGCCGACTCCGGAGCGAATGGCACTCGCGAGCCCAGACCTCGAGGTCCTGCTCAGCCAACTCGGATTACAGAATAGACGGGCTCGCTCCCTTCGCAGTATGTCAGCGGCCTATCCACTCTGGGATAGAGTGGACCCGACAGTTCTACCGGGAATAGGTGAGTACGGCGCCCACTCCTACCTCATATTCATCCGAGGACAACTGGATGTCCTTCCCAAGGATAAAGAGTTGAGAAAGTTCCTCGAATGGATGAAGAGCAGAAGTTAAACCCGCTGGAGACCGTTGCTGCGGAGATGACGCAGCACTCCGGTATGACTGAGGATGAGATGAGAGTCGCCTTGACCGGCGTCCTTAATCACCTCCAGCGTCGAGCCCAGATAGCCCTAAGAGCACACCCTGACTCAGACGACGCGACGCGTATGGCCAATGAATACCGAGCGGTGTCTGAGGTCGTGAACGTCTTCGGAACGCAACTCATAGCGTTCGAGGACATCGAGCGTCATGCCGCAGGAATCCCGAACTAGGCTCGAGCAGCACAGGGAGTCCTTTACCCTCGCGGGTGGCGTCGGCGAACTGCTGCGGGTCGATGACCTCCACGACGACGAGTTAGCGATTATTAACCGCACGTTCTTCGAACGAATCCGGGAGATTGCGCCGGACGACCTCAGCGGCATCTACGCCGCGTACCTCCAGACGCTACATGAGTGGGGCGTCATGTGCCCCCATCCACGTGAGTTGCGGTTGTATGATGGATGGCGGAAGAGCGACGTCCCCCTTCCCTCCACCGAGTCCCGGTGGTACGAGTGCGGCCTCTGTCGGGCCGCGGTCATCAACGCGTGAGGAGTTGCCGTGGCTGAGCGAACCTTCATCATTCAACGTTACAGCGGCGAGAACTGGTCCATGGTCATGGGTGAGTTGCCGTTCCTCGTTACCGGACCGAATTTCAAGAGCATCGTCGTGCCGGGCTCCTTGGCCCAACACCTTGAGTATCGCTTCATTCAACCGTTCGTTCTGCTCCTCCGTGACCTCGAGGACATCGGTGACCCGTTGCTGCAGCGTGAGGCGGCCGCTGAGTTCCTCCTAACGGAGGGGTTCGTACAGGCCCTTTGGTCCGTGGACCCGACGACGGTCTGCTCACCTGAGTTGCGATGGAAGGTGGCGAACGACCAACTCGCTCGGGAGATTCCCCGCGCTTGGCCCATCGCTCGCTCGGTCGTTGAACTGCTTTCAGGCATGTCGGCTCCGGAGTATCGCCGCTCGTACGTCTCAGAGGACGGCCTTCGGCTCGAGGCCATGGAGCCATAGAGCCTGCTGCCGTACCTTCTCATCTTCCTCTGTGCAACCGTCCTCGAGGTCGGTTGGGTCGCGTCGGTTCGACTGGTCGGTCAACGGAACGCGGCGGTGCTCGTGCTGTCCGCGATGCTGATGCAGGGCATCGCTTACTACTCCATGCTAATCCTAGTCCATGACAGTTTTACCATGTGGTCAGGAGTGCTCGGGGCCGGTGTGGGAGCGCTTGTCGGGTTGCGGATTCCCGAGCGCTGGCTAAGCCACGAGCGAAACTAATGTTGTTTTTCGTCGTCCAGCGACATATAATAGTCCTGTAACCCGATGTTGCTCTCAGTCACATATACGCTGTCGACCAATTGCCGGTCGTGGTCCCCCATGGGGATTACCGACAAGCACGGCGAACAGCGCCTTGTGAACGCCTTCACGGCGTGACTTAGAGAGCCCGGGAGACCAACACATCTTTCCATCCCGGGCAACACCGGGATAGGATGGTCCTGTAACCCTTTGATGAGGAGGACGATGTGCTGGAGAAGAAGTGGAAGGCCCTGACGGGCGCTGAGGTTGACCTGAAGCGGGTCGTCGAGGAGGAACTCGCGCTCTATCCCGGTGCCGAACTCCACGTCGGCTCTGACAGCCAGCAGGTGGGTCAGAACACCGAGTACGTCACCGTGGCGGTCATCCATCGCCCGGGAAAGGGCGGTCGGGTCTTCTTCTGCCGTGAGCGCATTCCACGAGTAAAGGAGTTGCGTGAGCGACTATGGAAGGAGGTCTGGCGGTCGACGGAACTCGCGATGGAACTCACCGCGACGCCGGACATCGGAACGGCTCCTGAGGTGGTTGTGGCGGCCATCCACATCGACGCCAACGTCGACCCCCGGCACAAGTCCTCGAAGTACGTGGAGGAACTCGTGGGGCTCGTCATGGGCCAGGGCTTCAACGCCATGGTCAAGCCGGAGTCATGGGCAGCGAGCCACGCGGCTGACCACGCGGTGAAGGGAAAGAACGAGGCCTCTCACAGGAAGCCGCACTCGCAGCCACGAAGGAACACTGGAAGGTAAGAGCCGAACGGGTCGGCTTCCGCTCTCGAAAAGCGGCTACCCCTAAGACGGGTCGGGTTCAATCCCTGTATCTTCCGCGTCTCTCTGAAAACTGAATAGATGACATGCATCGCGGTCCAGAGAAGGACCGCAAACTTGGTGGTACTGGTGTAGCGGCCCTGCACACCTCACTGTGACTGAGAAGGTACCGGTTCGACCCCGGTGTATCACCCCAAGCGGACGACGAGACAGGCCTACGGGTCGACCTCAAACGTCGACTGATGCCGGTTCGAATCCGGCCGTCCGCACGATTGCCCTCGAAGTTCAGTCTGGTAGAACACACGCTTGGTAAGCGCGAGGATGCCGGTTCAATGCCGGTCGAGGGCTCCATGGGTCATTGGCGTAACGGACAAGCGTACTCGGCTTTTACCCGAGCGGTGGGGGTTCAACTCCCTCATGACCCACCATTTCATGCCCACGTAGTTCAACGGAAGAATGTCCGTTTCGTAATCGGACGACGCCGGCTCAACTCCGGCCGTGGGCTCCAAAAGTGATACGACCCGTCATGAGACGGCCGGGGTCAACTTCACCGTTGCGGTCTTTACCCTTGGGACCGCACCATTGAGGAGTGGTGTAATTGGTAACACAGTACCCTCTGAAGGTAACAGATTGTGGGTTCAAATCCTACCTCCTCAACTAATTACCCTGTGCCAACCTGTGAACATTGCAGCAACGAGCATGATGGGTCTTATGCGACTGGAAGATTCTGTGCTGAATTTTGTTACAGACAGTTCGTCACGGCCAAGGGGAATGCAAAACTGTCCCAGAAATGGGACTCGATTCATGCTTCATACGATTCGAATCCGAACCGTTGTAAAGAATGCGATGAAGCATTGTCTTTTAGACGACGAAACAAACCCTTCTGCAGCAAGAAATGCTCATCGAAGCACAGTAACAAAGGGAAATTCTGGGCTAAACCGAAACAGTGTCGACGCTGCAGTAATCCAGCAACAAAAGGCAGCGTACTCTGTGAAAGGTGCAGGGATTCTCATTTGAAGAGGACGAGCCCAGACAAAAAGTTCATCGTGGCTAAAAAGGGTGGAAAACCACCACGAAATGCCTTGCTGATGATTCGCGAATATCGATGCGAAGGCGAAGGCTGCGGACTGACTGGTATGTGGCTCGGAAAACCACTCACACTCCACTTTGACCACATAAACGGTGATAGACGAGACCACCGCTTGGGAAACATTCGCTGGCTCTGCCCAAACTGTCATAGTCAGACAGAAACGTACGCAGGGAGAAACATTGCTTCCGCAAGATTGAAACGCTTTTCAGGTGTACAGGCACAGACCCACGACTTTGAATCGACGGCGTCAGAGGGTTCGACTCCTTCCACCTGAACCAATTTTTTTGCTGACGTGGTATAGTGGCAATTACTTCTGCCTTGTAAGCAGCACAACCTCGGTTCGAGTCCGAGCGTCAGCTTAGTTCTGTACTCCTAGCGTCACTGGTGAATTGCATTAGTCTGTTAAACTAAGAGAGGTGGGTTCGATTCCCACGGAGTACGCCAAGTTTATGTCGTCGAGACGAAAGCCAAGCGAGTGACGTTGCGTGCTTGGAACTCTTTCCTCCGTCCCTAGTACGAAGTACAAGGAGCGGGATGGGTCCTGGTGCGAGTCCGGGCGGCGACACCTTTCATCTTTGGGCCATTAGTGATAACGGGAGCACACCGCACTTGCAATGCGGAGGCAGGAGTTCGACACTCCTACGGTCCACTTTACGAAATGCTTCATTAGTTCAATGGTAGAACTCGCGGCCGATAACCGCAAGACGGAGGGTCGGTACCTCTATGAAGCACGACTGCGGTCAACGACTCGATACCTGCCGAAACGCAGGGACCCACGAGCAACGTGCCGGAACCATCTGGAATACCGGTGGCCGCAATCACTATGCCCCCATGGCGTAACGGTAGCGTATCGTTCTTACAAATCGAAGGCCCAGGCTCGACTCCTGGTGGGGGTACTGTCCATGTCTCTGTAGCACAGACGGTGAGTGCGACCGGTTGAAACCCGGAAGACGGTGATTCGATTCCACCCAGAGACGCCATGCACCCGTCGCCCAATGGATAGGGCACATGATTACGAATCATGACAAGTGGAGGTTCGAGTCCTCTCGGGTGCACCATGTGTCTATAGCCCAACGGATAGGGCAGCAGTTTCCGAAGTTGCAGATACAGGTTCGATTCCTGTTAGACACACCAATCGAGATGTAGCCTATTGGAAGGCCCACGCTTTGGGAGCGTGCTCACGCTGGTTCGAATCCAGTCATCTCGACCAGTTTGCCGGCCTAGCCCAACGGTAGTAGGCACCTCATTTAAACTGAGTCCAGTGAGGGTTCGAGTCCCTCGGTCGGCACTGCATACGTCGTGTGAGATGGTCTCGGCCGCGGCTCCAACCCGTTGGCGAAGGGGTTCGATTCCTCTACGGCGTGCCAATGTTTGCCGACGTTCCCAGCGGTGAGGCAGCACGTTTAGAGCGTGATTAGTTGTAGGTTCGAATCCTATCGTCGGTACCAGGTTTCGAGTTGTAGTTCAGTAGGTAGAACGCACCGTTCGGGACGGTGAGGTCGCTCGTTCGAATCGAGTCAACTCGACAAACGCCGCCGTAGCCCAATGGCAGAGGCAATGGTTTGAGAGGCCATCCAGTGACGGTTCGAGTCCGTTCGTCGGCACAACGTGTGGTATGATTGCTTCAGCAACTGCTCCTGTAGTTTAACGGCAAAACCCCGGCCTTATACTCCGGTCGCGCTGGATTAGCGCAAGTTCTCGGTTCGAATCCGAGCGGGAGCACCGTGACCCCGTATCCCCTCGACCTCCTAAGTCGGTGAAAGGGTAACCGGACACATGCAGGTTCAATTCCTGTCGGGGTCGCTTTTTTTGCAGGGACAAGCACCGGGCGCTGGTCGGGCTCATAATCCGACGCCGAGAGGCACAGTGGGTTCGATTCCCATCCCCTGCTACCAATGGGAGTGTAGACGGTTAAGGAGACCGCCCCGGCTGTAACCCGGGAGCCCCAACGGGCCAGCCAGGTTCGATACCCGGCACTCTCACTAGGATACGAAAGCGGCGATTCGCGCCGGTAGGCTTGCAGGCCTGCGAGGTTCCCGCTGCAGGGAAGGGACTTTCGTATCCATTGCCTTGGGTCTCTGGCGAAATCGCGTATCGTACCTCCCTCTTAAGGAGCGAGTTCTGGGTTCGAATCCCAGGAGACCCACCATCACCTGCTTCGTAAGTCCGCTGGCGCGGACAGGCGATTGTCTATCGTCTCAAGATGGGTTCAATTCCCATACGAAGCGCTCAGGGAGAAGACGCGGTTCAATTCCGCGGCACTGGAGGTGACTCCGGTGTGAGTGTGACGGCTACGCACGCTCCCGCTCTATGGCGCATTCGGTCAATGGTAGGCCGCCCGGTTCTCAGCCGGATAACATGAGTTCGATTCTCATATGCGCTACTTAGTCGTAGAACTACCCGCGTAGTCGCGTGCGGGGGGCAGGGGAGGTTACGGCGCGTTCAGGGCGCCAAGAACAGAACCTCCGTAGTCGGTTGGGCACTGAACCGCAATCGGCGAACGGACACTTTTCGCGGGCTTGGCCGATTGGTTAGGCGCTGGATTTCCACTCCAGTCAGAGGGTTTCGATTACCCTAGTCCGCTCCAATTCCGAAGTGGTATGATGCATGCCATGAAACTGCCGCTAATGCTTGCTACGTTGGGGGCCCTCGTCGCCCCCGTCCACGCCGACGGAATGTCGTCGGGTGTAACGAACCGGGGGGACTGCCCTCACGTTAAGAAGAGCGTCGTCGTTCACCGGCGAAAGCGAGTTGCTCCGCCGACGAAGCCATCGACGCCGGTGAGTCCTCCCGTGCGTTTGGCCTGTAGTTGTCCTCCCGGTCTCCAAGGCCCTCCGGGACCGAAGGGACCTCCGGGTGAGACCGAGGTCGTTATCCGGGTCGTACACGAAGTCATTCGTGAGCAGGCTCCAAGCATCATGCTTCGCCTCGGTGTGATGGGCCAGGCGTATGGACCTCACGGTGACTGGGCATGGGGGCCGGCACTGCAACTGGCCGTTCCACTCGACCATCGTGACCGAAACGAACTCGTAATCGACGCCGGCCTGGCCGACATCGCTAACGGTGCCTCGTGGAGTCCGGGTCGGGAACCGGGACTCATGCTCCACGTCGGATACGCCCACTACCTCAGGTCCGTCCCCTGGCTGGGCGTTACCGGCGGCGTGGTTTACACGGCGATTAACGGCTCACCGCAGAACGGTCAGGTCGAGGGGCGTTACCTCTCGGGAGACATCGGGCTGGTGGCCCGGAAGTCCCTCGGTCGGTCACTCAGCCTTCGAGTTGAGGTCGGACCGACGGTCGGTGGACTCAGGGACACCCACGACCCCAATGACACGCAACTCGGAATCGGAGCGCAAGGCGCGGCTTTCCTGGGAGTAAGGTTCTAAGACATGAAATCAATCCTTCTCTCCCTTCTCATTTGCCTGGCGGCATGCGCTAGCCTCGACCGCAGTGACAACCCCCAGGCCGCGCCGCCCGCTGACGCTGAATCCAGTCCGGTCGGTTCTGATGCGAGCATGCCTCCTCCGCCGCCCCCTCCTCCCATCGATGCCTCGATTCCCGAGGACGCTCCCGAGCAGCCGGACGCGGGGTGCCACACCGGCTGTACCTGCGACAGCGACTGCTCCCACGGAGAGTACTGCGTGAGCGGGACCTGCGAGCGGAAGTGCGGTTGCATGGAGGACTGCCCGTCGGGGTACTCCTGTGACCGCGGCTACTGCGAACTCAAGTAGCCGTTGACGGTCTCCGGCCCGGCTCCCACGTGAAGACCGTGTGGGATGAGAAAAACCGGGTTAACTCTGCGGGTGGCGTAAGGTACGCCGCGACGTTGCCAACGTAGCACCAGCCGGTTCGATTCCGGTCGCCCGCTCCGCTCTCGATTCAGTTCGCCGTTTCGATGCTCTCGGCCTCACCCAGGACGCAACCGAAACTCGCCGCGAAGTGCTCCATCGACGAGTATCGAACTCCCTCGGCCTCGAACGTCCCGTCCTCCTTCTCCCAGACGATGAAGGAGGGAGAACCACAGAACGGTCCGGTGGAGTGCAACTCGAACATGTACTCCCGACCGCTGGGAGTGGAGAGCAACACGCGGTACTTCTTTCCGACTGCGGTTGAAATCAGGACCGGCATTCCCTCATCATACCGCAACACTTTTGGCGTCGTCGTTCAACGGACAACAAGGACCGCGGCCTTTCACCCCGCAGATGCAGGGTTCGACTCCCTCCGACGCCACCACCAGCAGCATCACCATCACGCACGGCACCTGGCGGCCAGGCTAACGGTTGCAACCCGTTAAGGACTCGGTTCGACCCCGAGGCTCGTGCTCCATGCCTCCGTCGCCCAACGGACAGGGTCCCGCTCTTCTAAAGCGGCAGTGGGGGTTCGAGTCCTCCCGGAGGCGCCACTTAACTACGATGCGTTACCAAGAGAAGTCCTGGAGTTGCGGAGCGGCCTCGCTGGCGAACGCCTGCCGGGCCCTCGGTAAGCGGGTCTCGGAGCGTCGCATGCGGGCCCTCTGCGGAACGAACGAGAACGGGACCGACGAGGCGGAGTTGATTCAGGCGGCGCGGGCCCTCGGCCTCACCGCTACGGAGTTCAAGGGAGCCGACAAGGGGGCCGCCTGGGCCTACGTCAGAGCACAACTCCTAGAGGGTCGGCCCTCCCTCCTCTGCGTCGAGCAGTGGCAGCACTGGATTGCAGCGGTCGGCATCGTCGGTGACAAGGTCATCGTGATTGACCCCGCGAACACGGTCAGGAACATCGCTGAGAACGGTGTCTGGACGATGAACCGCAACGAACTCGGAAAGACCTGGCGGTCCAGGGACCCCCAGGAGCCCTTCTATGTGCTTACCGTAGGAAAGTGACTACCTCATAGGGGCAGCGTTTCCATCACCTCTCAGACAAAACGAGAGTGGCTACAGAGCAAGCCAGCGAGGCCCGGGCGGCCTGGCCTGTTTCATAAGCAGGACCGCAGCGGTTCGACTCCGCTCGTTGGCACGAAGACTCGGATGGTAAACCCACGCGGCGTGGGGCGCGCCCGCTAAGCGACGCAAGGCGAAAGTCAGGGGTTCGATTCCTCTACCATCCGCAAACCAATAGAACAGCCGCGATGCACAAAAAGGCGTCCTCACGCGTCCTCTACTTAACTACTTAAAACATACTAACTCCCAAGAGATAGACGAACCAATACCGGCCCGGTCCAAAAGACCGGGCCGTTGCTGTCCATATGGACTATAGACGCGGGTGAGGCTACGTACCCCGCATGCCCACTACTGAGAACGAAGTGAAGACCGAGACTGTGAACCCCCTTGAGACGAGAGTCCGTGAACTCGAGGCGGAACTGAAGTCCGTGAGGGACAAGCACGACTACCAGGAGCGCCGAGCCGACGAGGCCGAGAGGAAACTGAAGGCCAAGCCGACGGCAAAGGGAGTCACCGAGGACAACGTGGTCATCCTCGATGGGAAGGTCCATCCCATCGTGAACACCTATCGCGCCGACAACACAAACGCTGACGTCAAGCGCGGCTACGTCCCCGAGAACGAGACCCTCGTTCACATCGGGGTTCAGCACGCCGGCTTCACCAGACGGAAGTAAGATACCGGGGTGACCCGGGTCCATCTTCCGTTATACGGCCAACTCAAAGAACACGTCTCCTTCAGTGAACTTCGGCTCTTCAACGAGTGCAACTGGAAGTGGTTCCTCAGGAAGGTCGCCGCTGTCGTGGCGGACGACGACCGCTCGTTCCAGATGGATTTCGGCAAAGCGGTCCACGCAGGTATGGAACTTCTATACTCCAGTGGACCGAAGGCCGGCGACGCTGTCGAGGCGAGCCTCTTAGCCTCGAAAATCTACGATGAGGCCCTGGTCCAGTACGGCCTGGGTTCCGTTCCTGAGTTGCATCCCTCCGACCTCAAGGAGGCTCTTAGGATTAGGGACCTGCTCCCGAAGATATTCGCGGACGCTCTGCTCTGCCCCGACCTTCAGGACATCCGTCCGCTGAGGTCTGAGTTACAGTTGATGGAGCCCATTCAGCGGACGGATGGGCTCGAGGTGAAGTTTAAGGGCTTCATCGACATCATCTACGTCAAGAAACTGAAGACGAAGTCGGTCATCTACATCGCTGACTTCAAGACCTGTCAGTGGGGATGGCAGGCCGGGAAGTTCGATGACATCGAGGTCATCTCACAGATACTTCTCTACAAGCACTTCTTCTGCAAGTTGACCGGGGCCGACCCAAGGAACGTGACGGTGGCCTTCATCCTCCTCAAGAAGAGACCCAAGAGGCTCTCAAAGAAGGGCGAGGAGCCGGTGGTCTATGACCTGAGCGTCGACGTCTGCAAGGTCGGTGGCGGTCCCAAGGCAACGAACAGGGCCTTGGACTACCTGCAGACCTCAGTCACCGCGATGCACTCGTACAGTTACGAGCAGAACTTTAACGTCTGTAAGCGTGTCTGGACGGACCAGGAGACAGGAGAGGAACGGAAAGCAGTCTGCCAGTACCTGGGCACTGACGACTGTCCGGGGTCTGCGGAGGTTCGGTCGGTTACTTAGGACGTGGCTCTCATCTACTGTTTAGTTGACCCTCGTGACGGTGCGATTCGTTACATTGGACAGACGTACAACGAGGCTCGTCGACGCAAGGAATACGGTGGATACCGTCGTGCTGGCGGCGGACACGTTTGGAACTGGTTGCGTTCCGTCAAGGATGGCGGATTGCAACCGACGTTCGTCCCTGTCGAGTACATCGATGACGCAACCGATGACATCCTTGACGATGCTGAGATAGGTTGGCACTCGCTTTTCGCGGAACACGGTTACGACCTGACCAATGACATTCGAGCACTCGGTCGGTCGAATGGGAAACGTCGTGGAGCCGCCATCAAGGCAGCAAAGTCTGGTTCTGGCTGGGACAAAACGACCAAGAACTATGCTCGTGGAGAGCGCAATCCAAGGACGGGTAAACCCGGTACCATGCTTGGCAAGACGCTTTCGCTGACTGCACTCGTGAAGATACGTAAGAGGGTTCGGTGTGTCGAGGACGGACTCACATTCTCTCACGGACAAACCGCAGGTGAGTTCTATGGAATCCACCCTGCCTCCGTGAAGTGGTCTGCTCGTCATCGAAGACGGACCAAGACCGAAAACGGTCAATGGATACACTTCGAGTACGTTGAGGACGGTGCAGAATGAGTGAGCGGAGGAAACTATTGTGGCTGGCCGACCATGCCCTGATACCGAGCGGCGTCGGGATACAGGTCAAATATGCGATGGAAGGTCTCATCAAGACTGGGAAGTATCAGGTCTTCCAACTCGGCGGAGCCATCAAGCATCACGACTATCGTCTTCAGTGCGTGGCCCCTGAGGTTTACGGCGACGGTACATGGCTCATCCAACCGGTCGACGGGCACGGAAACAAGGAGATACTGCGGAAACACCTTGCGGAGTACAAGCCTGATGCGTTAGTCCTCACGACCGACCCGCGCTTCTTCTACTGGGTTTGGGAGATGGAGGACGAGATTCGAGCCGTCTGTCCCATCGTCTATTGGCACGTCTGGGACAACGACCCCATCCCCGAGTTCAACCGACCAATCTACGAAGCGACCGACCACATCATTTCTCTTAGTCTGAAGACCCACGGCATCATGCAGGGCCTCGGTCTCCCAGCCGAACGCTTCAGTTACGTTCCGCATGCAGAACCGAGTGAGTTGTTCAAGCCGTTGCCCGATGATGAGGTGATTCAGGCTAGGCAGAAGAGTTTCGGTCCGTTCGCGGACAGGGAGTTCATCGTGATGTGGAACAACCGGAATGCCCGCCGAAAGATGACCGGTGATGTGATTGAGAGTTTCGCCAGGCTGACCAAGAAGGTCGGCCGACACAAGTGCGCTCTCCTCATGCACACGGCGGCCGGTGACCAGGAGGGCCAGGACGTTCATTCCGTCGTGAGGAAACTCGGCGTGGAGGACCTCCTCATCATGTCAGAGGCGCGGGTCACACCGGAGCAGTTGAACGTGATGTACAACTGCGCGGACGTCGTGCTCAACATCTCGTCTAACGAGGGGTTCGGTTTGGGAACGCTTGAGGCCCTGTACGCTGGCACTCCCATCGTGGTAAACATGACGGGCGGCCTGCAGTTTCAGGCCGGCGACTGGTGGTGTGACCTCGAGGACTTCAGTGACCAGGACAAACTCACGAAGGTCGCTCGCTCTCGCCGGTCCAGTCACCGCTGGTGGGGTGAACCGGTCTTTCCGGCGGCTCGTAACCTCGTGGGCTCGCAGCAGGTCCCGTACATCTACGACGACCGCGTCAACGACCAACAGGTCGCCGATGCCCTTGAGAAGGTCTTCAAGTTGGGTCGAAAGGGCCGGAAGAAACTGGGTCTCGAGGCTCGAGAGTGGGCCCTCAAGGCCTTCGGTATGCAATCAATGATTGAGGGATGGGACAGGGCCCTGACATCGGCCATCGACCGGCACGCTGATGTCCGTGGTAAAATGGGTCAGGTCCGTGTCGCTGCTCTCTAAAGGAAATCCATGAAATACACGCTCGAACCCAAGAACAAACTCCTCGTGATTAAGCCGCTTGAGAGCGACAGCAAGATAGGAGCCCTGTTCATTCCGTCGACCGCTAACCACGGCGCCTATCGCCAGGCCGTCATCGTGGCGGTTGCCGATGACGTGGAGCCGGCCCTCAAACTCAATCCCGGTGATAGGGTCATCTACGATACCATCGGTCAGATTGATGTGCGGGTCGGAAACCAGGGCTTCTCGCTCGTTTCATCGAAGAACGTGCAGTCGGTCATCCACCAAACGCACGGGGACGAGTAAATGGCCGTCCTCGTGACCGGCGCCGCCGGCTTCATAGGCTCCAACCTCGTCGATGAGTTGATGACCCAAGGCTTTCAGGTTCTCGCTCTTGATGACCTCTCCGAGGGCAGGATGGAGAACCTTGAGCGCTGGCGCGGCCACAAGAACTTCCAGTTCATTCGTGGGTCGATACTGGATTACGATACAGTCCGTCGTGCCGCCGATAACACGGCCTGCGTCTTCCATTTGGCAGCGGATTCTCGAATTCAGACAGGAATCGCAGACCCTCGTCACTCGATTGAAACGAACGTCGTGGGAACGGCCAACGTGGCCGAGGCGGCCCGACAGGGTGGTTGTCCGCGCATCGTTTACTCAGCCAGTTCCTCGGCCTACGGTCGTAAGAACGAGCCACCGATGGTCGAGGACATGCCGACAGACTGTCTCAACCCGTACTCGATGTCGAAGAAGGCGGGCGAGGACGTCATGGACGTCTATAATCGCCTCTATGGAATCAGCACCGTCAGCCTCCGGTACTTCAACGTTTACGGTCCCCGTCATCAGGAGGAGGGCCGGTACGCCACCGTCATCGCCATTTTCCGACGGCAGTTGCGAATGGGGCAGATGATGACCGTAGTCGGCGACGGTACCCAGCGCCGGGACTTCACCTTCGTCGGGGACGTGGTCCGGGCCAACATGCTCGCCATGATGAACCGAGAGGCGACCGGCGTCTTCAACATCGGAACCGGTACAAACTTTAGCGTGAATGAACTTGCCGCGCTCATCGATGGCGACAAGTACGGGACCAACTGGATGAACAAGGTCGAGTACGTCCCTCCTCGTCTGGGCGAGGCCAGCGTCACGCTGGCAGATAACACCAAGGCCTGGAACGTCCTCGGCTGGAAGCCGCAAGTGTCACTCGAGCAGGGCCTCGATGTCATCGATGTGTATGAGAAGAAGATGGGTGCCGGCTCCAGTCGCATCATCCTGGCGGGGCGCTGATGGCGAAGAGGAAACGGCTTCTTTTCACGGGTCCCGTTCTCACAGCCTCAGGCTACGGTGTGCATGCCCGTCAACTCCTGGCCGGTCTGGTGGAATCGGACCAGTATGACGTCTACGTTGAGAGCCTGAAGTGGGGTGAGACCCCCTTCCTCACCGACCCGAGCCTCGAATGGATTCGACAACTAGTCGCTAAGCAGGCGCCGGCGCAGCCGGACGTGCACGTCCACGTCACCATTCCCAACGAGTTCAAGCGCCGCGCGCCGCTGGAGATTGGCGTCACCGCCGGCATCGAGGTCGACCGCGTCTCCCCGCAGTGGCTCCTGAAGTGCAACTCCGAGGTCGATGTAGTCGTCGTCCCCAGTGAGCACTCGAGGGTCGCCTTCGGAGTGCAGTACCAGGGCTCGAACGGTCAGCAACTCAAACTTGAGAAGCCAATCCTCGTGATTCCTGAGGGAGTGGACACCGCTTGGTTCAAGCCGGCGCGAGCAGAGTCTGAACTCTTGAATCGAGTCGAAGTGCCGGATAGGAACTTCGTCTTCACGGGACTCGGGTTGGACAAGCCCCAAGGCCGTGACCGAAAGAACGTCACTCGCTTGATTGAGTACTTCTGCAAGGCCTTCAGCGGAAGCAAGGGCATCGGTCTAATCCTGAAGACCTCCGTCGTCAACGGCTCCTCGCTCGACTATGAAATCTGTAAGAAGCGAATAAAGGAAATCAAGACGTCGGCTGGGTTTCCTGACGCACCGGTCTTCCTTGTCCATGGACGGGTCTCTGAGACCGAGATGGCCGGGATTTACAACGACCCTCGGGTGCTCGCCGCGGTTAGCCTGACGCACGGTGAGGGCTACGGACTTCCGTTGATTGAGGCAGCCGCCTGCGACCTCCCTGTCATCGCGACCGACTGGTCGGGTCACCTAGACTTTCTTACCCACCCCGATGGACGTAAACTCTTCGTTCCTGTGGAATATGACCTGACCGAGGTCTGGCAGGAGTGTACCTGGGACGGCGTCATCGAGCCGGGAACCCGCTGGGCGGTTGCCCGTGAGGCCGACGCAATCACCAAACTGCAGAAGATGGCGCTCTCCTCCGAGACTCCCCGTAAGTGGGCCCAGGAACTCGGCCAATCTATTCGTGAGCGCTTGAACCTAAAGGCCACCCAGGACCTCTTCAACGCTGTCGTGGCGCAGGCCTGTCGGGAAATCGACAGCGCTAGGCCGTCCCAAGACCGGGATGCCTTCGTCGCTGCGCTGCGGTCACAGGTCTCCGCCAGGGGCCTCAGCCTCGTCTATACGATGCCCATGTCAGCGGGTGACGTGTTCCTTAGCACCGGTGTCGTGAGTGCCCTCCGACGTCGCCATCCAGGCCACCGGGTCTACTTCGCCACCCAGGGTCGATACTTCGACATCATCAAGGACCTAAGGCTTTCAGACGGAACGCTGTTGGTGGATGAGTTGCTGGAGTACCAACCCTGGATGCAGGAGGTAGCGGTCCTCGAGGACGTCTTCGATGAGGTCTACACCCCGAACCTAGCCGTACAGATGCTTTGGTCGAACTGGGTCCACAAGGGCAATGGTCGACACCTCCTGGACGAGTTCGCGGTCCAATGCGGGGTGAACGCCCTGGAGCCGGTCCTCCCGGACATGGAGCCAATCGATGTCCTGAGCGTGGGAGACACGTGGGTCGCCGTCCACTCCGGAGGACAGAAGTCCGCCCGCGGCTACGCCCACTGGCCGGAACTGGTCAAGAACATCAGGTCCGCCGGACTAAAAGTCGTCCAAGTCGGCGCTTCCGATGACCTCTCCGTGGGGGAGGTTGACTTAGACGTCCGGGGGAAGACCGACCACCGGCATTTGGGGATTTATCTCTCGAACTGCGCTGCATTCGTGGGAATCGACAGTTACCCGATGCACGTTGCCGCGGCCTGTGGGACCAACGTCGTAGCCCTCTTCGGAAGTTCCTACGCGACCACGACCGGCCCGCGCAAGTCCGGGCGAGGTAAACTCAGGGTCATGGAGACCCCCGACCGGAACGGCTGTGACCGGGCCTGCTACAAGGACGTCTGCAAGGTTGACGCGGGGAATCCCTGCATCAACAACATCAAGCCGATATACGTCTATCTCGACCTGATGAAGTCACTCGGTATCACCGACGCACCGTTCTACACGGAGCATCACCCTAGGATTGGCGGCTACATTCATTTGATGAACCCGAAGAGGAACGGGTACCCATTCGTTCAAAGCATCAATAGCATGCTTGGGTTCTGTGCGGAGGTCATCGTCGTCGACGGCGGCTCCACCGACGGAACCAAGGAGGAACTCGAGGCGATGTCCCTGGCTGACCCGCAACTGAAGGTCATCACCCGTGAGTGGGACCCCGAGGAGCCCGGGATGGACGGGATGCAGAAGGCCTTCGGTCGAGCCATGGTCTCCCCTGACTGCGAGTTCCTCTGGCAGCAGGACGCCGACGAGGTCGTGCACCCTGACGATTGGCCGAAGATTGTGCAACTCTGCAAGCGGTTCCCCGCCGACGTGGACGTCATGCACCTCCCCGTGATTGAACTCTGGGGCGACGACCGTCACGTTCGCACCGACCGGCACAGTTGGAAGTGGCGGCTCTCCCGGAACAACCTCCGGGTGACGCACGGCATCAACACCCAGGCTCGGCAGTTGGACCCCAAGACGGGTCGGGTCTTCTCGAAGCCCGGCCAATCGGACGGCTGCGAGTACATCGACATCGTGACCGGTAACCACCTGTCGCATCGCGGCTTCTACAACCAGGAACTCGAGCGCCTGCGACGGGAGGACCCCGAGGAATACGGTCGACAGATGAATCGGGTCTTCGCGACACTGCCCAGCGTCTGGCACTACAGTTGGGCCGACCTACCGCGGAAGGTGCGGAACTTTCGAGACTTCTGGAACGCTCAGTGGTCAGTCCTCTACCAACAACCCGTCGAGGCCCGCTTCGCGGACGTGGTGTCGGAGGAGGACGTCCAACGAAAGGCCAAGGAGTTATTGGAGCGCGGCGGGGAGCATAGCCCCGCTCCAACGTTCCTAATTGACCGTGAACCACCTGCAAGCATGAAGGAAAGACAATGAGTAGTCACTGGGAACAAGGAAAGATTGACAGAGCACTTCGAGGCGAAACTCAGAAGCGAATCCAGAAGACTGAGAAGAGACCGGGTCCGGTCAAGCGGGCCTTCAGTCGAATCAAGCGAATGTTCTTCTCCTTGTTCTTCCGTGTTCGATGGGTTCTCCTCGACCGCAAGCGGACGTATGCGCGGATGCGTCAGTTGACCGGCGTCGACGAACCGAAGCGGAAGCGTGAGCCAATACACATCGCGGTCGGCCCCACTATCACGCCCGCCGACATGCACGAGCCTGCGCCGGCTCTGAGCCAGAGACGCTGGAAGGACAACTGACCGTTGTCCCTGATTGCAGACATCTTCGTTACGATACGGGGTGGAAGAGAGGACCTCACTGCTCGTTCCCTGCGTTCACTTCGGGAGAACACGACGCACGGTCAGTATCGCCTTACACTCTGCTTCGACGGGACGTCTCGGGGGGAGCGACACGACCTGGAGACGGCCTTCAATCCGGCCTATTCCCTCTCCTCAGACTTGAATGAGGGTCTCGGTCCGACCATCAATCGAGCCGTGGCTCACATCAAGTCCGTCAATGATTGGTACTCCGACCCGAAGGCATCGAACATGGCGCTTGTGGCCCCGTACCTCTGCATGGTCCAGGACGACGTCCAATACTCGAAGGACTGGCTACCCGTCCTTGCGTCACGATTCAGGGCCTACGGCATGCAGTACAAGTTGGGGTTCGCCTCGGGCATTGAGTGCGTCGAGCATCCGGTTCGTCAGTCCCTGATGCATGACGGAAGCATCGTTCTCAAGGACTGGCTTCGCGCTACGATGATGCTCTCGACCCGGGAGTACTGGGAGAGCATGATGCCGATTCCCCGTTTCGACCCGGAGACGGGTCAGGTACGGGCCAAGCCGAACGACGGCATGGGCAGCGGGGTGGATTGGTGGGTCATTCGTGACCACGAGAACTCCGTTTGTAGGACCGGACGCACGAACCTCGTGTTGCCGGGGCTCTGCCAGCACATGGGATATGCTCAAAGCACATGGTTGAAGCGGGAGATGCCGGAGAGCGACAGCGACAAGGAGAAGATTGGATGAGGAGGCTCATCACTGTCTCCTACACCTCTCTGAACGCCTCGGGGGGTGTGCCGGCCTTCAACCGAGCCCTACACTCGGCCTTTCCTGACCGGGAGTGTAAGCACTTCTGCTGGGAGGACTTTCCATGGCATCCGGAGGTCGACGCCCAGGGAGAGACCGAGTGGGGCAAGGCCCGTCGCTTGAACGAGTACCTGGTCCGCTCCCGGCTCATCGGCACGGACGACGTCGTGGTGGCCGACGGCTTCTGGGCGGCCGGCCTCGAACATCTCCCGAAGGCGATTAGCGTGGCGCACGGCATCTGGTCGCACCTCACCCTTGAGGACGTCCAGGCCGGGAAGCAGCCGGACATGCCGTATCACCATGCGGCCCAAGTGGAGTTCCGTCGACGCTGGTGTGGCCTCGGCAAACGCATGACGGCAGTCTCTGATTTCATCGCCAATGAGATGAAGCGGCAGTGGGGGTTCGAGGTCGACCGGGTCATCAACAACGGCGTTGACACGGAACTTTGGAAGCCGATGACAAATCGCCTCCCTCGGGCACGCCCTCTCGTCCTCCACGGAGTTAACGACGCTTCTAATCTCAACAAGGGCGGTGACCACGTGGTTCTGCTCGCAAAGGAACTCGATGCAGACGTCCTCTCATTCGATGATGGAGTAGACAGATATCGATTCGCTGGGAAAGATTTCACTAGACCTGAAGCACTCGCTCAGGCAGACATTTTCGTCCATCCCTCCGGTTACGAGGGAAATTCCATGATGGTGGCTGAGGCCTTGGCTTGCGGTGTCCCTGTCATCGGCTATGACGTCGGCTACCTCTGGTCCATCAAGGACTGCTACGGCTCCGTCATCGATAGGACCAAGCGGTCACCGGAGTTTACGCTTGCGGCCGCTCGAGACCTGCTCTCTAACGAACCGCTGCAGACCAGGCTTCGTGGTCAGGGTCGTGACCTGGCAACCAGAGACCTCAGCATCGTTTGCTTCCGGGACAGTTGGCGGGAGTACATTGATTTTGTTGAAGGGAGGCGTCGTGATAAGGGTTCGCGTTGACGACTATCCTAGGACTTCTAAACACGAGCCCCAGCACACGCGGTCGACCTTTCGGGACTTCCACCGTGTTCTGAGTGAGGGCATCGGAGGCAAGCGGTATCTCCTTGGGGTGGTGCCAGGCCAGTGTGACCCAGACGACCTCCTGCTCATACGAAATGAGTTGGATGTGGTCGTCGGCATGCACGGGACGGACCACGATGAGGAGCGGTTGACTAGGAACGGCGGCAACCAGTTCGAACCCTATTTGACAGCCAATCAAATCTCTCAGGCTCTTGATGAGCATCGAAAGGCCTTAGGGTCTGCCCTCGGTCAGTGGGCGACCGTCTACATGCCACCGCGAAACGTCATCGACGAACGTACTGTCACAGCGGCCTTAGCGTGCGGCTTTCACTACTTCACATCCGGACCCGAAACGTCCGCTGACGTTCGAGAACGCCATCCGTTGATGTTCATCCACAGTGAGAAGCCACACGAGTACGGGCGCTCGGATGAGATGTTCGCGGCTCGCAGCCACCTTACATTGGCCGAGCGGGCCGCCGAAGGCCGCGACATCACGCTGTGTCTTCACTGGACGTGGGAAACGAACGTGGGACTGGGCCAACTTCGGAGGTTCCTAAATCAGATACCCAAGGCCCTCTTCGCGGACTTCGACGGATGACCGACGTCTGCCTCGTCATACCGCCGTCCATCTTCCTGCTGGACGAGCGGGTCTTCGCATCGCTGGGCATCCTAAAGGTCGCTTCATCGCTCGAGGCCGCCGGTCATCGGGTCGAAGTCCTCGACCTCTCCGGCATCGCCAACTACGAGGAGGTGGCGGCCCTGCACGCCCGAGGGTCCCGTTCCACGGTCTTCGGAATCACCACGACGACACCCCAGATGCCGGCGACCACCAAGGTCCTAGCCGCCATTCGCAAGGTCCGGGCGGACGCTCGGGTCATCATCGGCGGGCCCCATCCCACCCTCATTGCCGCTGCCCGACGTATGGAGGCAAAGCGGGGGACGGTGGCGCGTGGGCATGCGGCCTTCGACGTCCTGATGGGCATGTTCGACGCAGTGGTCTCAGGGGACGGGGAGTTGGCCATCCACGAGGCATTGACGACCGATGGCTTCATCGACGCCGATGACCCGAAGGGTCCGCTCTTCCTGACCAATGCAACGCTGGAGGAGACCGCCTGGCCGGCCCGGCATCTCATTGACCTTGGCTCATATCACTACGACGTGCATGGGTACAACGCGACGAGTCTCATTGCACAGTTGGGATGCCCATTTAAATGTTCGTTCTGTGGTGGCCGAAACTCCAGCATGCTTCGACGCATCCGTACTCGCTCCACGGAGAGCATCGTCGATGAACTTGAGCACCTACATCGAACGTACGGTTATCGCGGCTTCATGTTCTATGACGATGAATTGAACGTCAACAAAGACATAATCCAACTCATGGACGGCATCTCTAACCTGCAGGAACGTCTAGGAGTGGATTTCCGGCTCCGCGGCTTCGTTAAATCTGAACTCTTCACTCCCGAGCAGGCACAGAGCATGTATCGGGCTGGATTTCGGCAACTTCTCACGGGTTTCGAGAGCGGTTCGGAACGCATCCTGTTAAACATTAACAAGAAGGCCACCAGGGACGAGAACACTCGTTGCGTTGACACCGCACGGGCCGCCGGTCTCAAGGTTAAGGCCCTGATGTCGGTCGGACACGCCGGGGAGAGCCTGGAGACCGTCGAGGCCACTCGGGACTGGCTTCTCGAGGTCCAGCCTGAGGACTTCGATTGCACCGTCATCACGACGTACCCGGGCACCCCCTACTACGACGAGGCCGTGAACACGTCACCCAACGTCTGGACCTACACAGCCAAGAACGGGGACCGACTGCACGCCCGGGAGTTGGACTACAACACGACGGCGGACTACTATAAGGGCGCCCCCGACGGCGGCTACGCGGCCTACGTCTTCACCGACCACATCACGTCGGACGACCTCGTTCGGGCTCGCGACGACCTTGAGCGTGAGGTCCGGGCGAAGTTGAGCATTCCGTTCAATCAATCTGCAGTATCAGTGAACTTTGAGCACTCCATGGGACAGGGCCCGGCCCTCCCACCGAGCATCCTCCGGACATCGGATGGAAGCGTCAAGAGGGTGGTGAGGCTCAGTGTCGTCCGCTAGCGGCAAGGTCCTCGTCATCTCCACTCGAGAGGGCAGTGACTTCTCGATGGACCTGGTCTACGCGGGGCTCTGTCGGCGCTTTGGGTTCGACCGGGTAGTTGATTATCCGGCCCACGCCAAGCACCGCCGGGGTCGGCCCGTCCTAACGGGAGACCCAGAGCGGGACTACGGCCTCGAGCGGGGGTCCCTTTGCTACGTCTCCGGCTGCGAGGCCACCCCGGCCCACTCCCTTCAGGAGGTCGCCTCCATGGCGCTCGCCGGCGAGTTCGACTACGTCTTTCTCGACGAGACGGACGAGGCGTTCGTCCGCTTCATCTCCGTCTTCGCGACCGGTCATCGTCGTACTAGGGTCGTGGTTGTCGCGGGGCATGACCGATTTCGCGGGGACCCGGCCGCGGTCCAGATGCGCTTCGGCCAACGCCTGGCAGCCATGTTCATCGACGATTGGCTGCCCCAGTACGACGGCCTCCCACGCACGCACCTGATGAACCTCTCCATCAACTTCGACCACCTCTGGACGTCGGACCGGCGGGACGAGTTCCTTGCGGACAAGCGGTATGACGTCTGTTTCGTGGGATACAACAGCCATCCGGTTCGGAAGTTGGTCGTCGACCACGTTCGGATGCGATGGGGTCACCTGAACAACCACATCGTCCTCGAGGAGCGTCCGGACACGTTCTCAGACTTCGTTCGTCACGACCGGCTTTTCGAAACCATGGCGCGGTCCCGGGTCTGCCTCAACCTCCCCGGAGCCTCGACCGGCGGCCGGGCCCTTCGCTTCTATGAGACGCCTTACGTCGGTTCGTTCATGCTCTCTGCCCGTTTTCCAGCAAAACTCATAGACCCTCCCGAGGAGGACCGCCATTGCGCCTTCTTCGATTCCCTGGCCGAGTTGGACCGCAACATCGGTTGGGCCTTGGAAGAGGAGTTGACCCGTGAGATGATGGCCGCTGAGTGCCATGACCTCTTCCTGAGGAAGCATTCGGTTGACGCGCGAATGGACTACGTCTTCAACATCCTTGAAGGGTGATAGGATGGACCACACGTGAGGGTCCTTTACGCGAAATGCTTCGGGCTGGGAAACGCTGTGATGAGCGTTCCAGCCATCAAGGCATTGGCCTCTGTCGCTAGGGGTCCGATTGACGTGCTCGTGGGTAGCACCCCCGACGACGGCGGGGCCCTCGAGGTCATGTTAGAACTGCAGAAGTACTATGACTGCGTCGGTGATGTCTTCGTCGACCGGGCCGGACTTGACGTCGTTTACGACGTAGCGGTGTTAGCCATTCCCTTCGACGGCCGCTGGTCGAACGGGACCCACTTTCGCGCTCAGTCCGTCGTGGACGCTCGGCCCAGGCCCGGTGACCCGAACGTCCTCGGCCTCAACTCATGGAAGAAACATGAGATTGAGTACCAGATGGACAACGCTCGTGGGCTCGGATATAGCGGTCGCACCATGTCATCGTGCTTCACCCTCTCTCCCTGGAAATGTGATGAGGACCTGGTCTATGTCGGCCTCGGCTTCAAGCGGGACCCGTCGGGGTTTTGGTCTAAGAAGCACTGGGGTAACGGTCGCTTCATTGGCTTCATGGAGTCTCTGAAGGAACTCAGGCCCCAGACGCGCTTCATCACCACCTGCGGCTCCGTGGACATGCCGGTGGTGACCGACGTGCATCGTGGTTTCCCGGAACTGAAAGCCGTCTTCGCTTCTATTAGGATGTCGTTCCCCGACGTGGCTCGGGCCGGCAGTTTCTTCGGAAACGACACAGGCATGGCCCATGTGGCGGCCTCGTTCGGTCGGCCGACGTACATGATGACGGCCTTTGAGGGCTCGGAGATAAAGAATCCCCCGGCCTGTCCGAGGTCGAAGTGCAACCCGTTTCACACCGTCGCCATGGACCCCAAGGCCGTGGCGGCTGACTTCGCTGACTTCGTATGGGGGAAACAGTAGATGCTCGACCAGTTGGGAAAGATGCTCCTGGCGTTCATAGAGATGGCCACGCGTCCGGGGTTGGCGGAGGATACCCACGGAAACCTCTCGTGTCGTGACGTCAATCTCGACGATTGCATCCTCATCAAGCCCTCCGGAATTCCATATATCCAGATTGAGCGGCCCGACGTTCGTCGGGTCCGGCTCTCCGACGGGTCGACGTTTCGGGAGGACGGATGCATTCCGTCCGTCGACACCCCTCATCACCTCAGTATCTATCGACGTTATCCTGACGTCAGTTCAATCTGTCACACTCACTCTCCGTATGCCACGGCCTGGGCCATCACAGGAAACACGATGCACGTTTGCTGCACGGAGCACGCGGACTACTTCGGACACAGAATACGCTGTCTACCGTTTGCCTCGTTGGACGTCTGGGGGGACCGGGTCTCTCTCTTGCCGGGGGAGCAGGCTGTCCTATTGGGACAGCACGGGGTCCTGGTCCTCTGTCGGGACCCCGACCCGAGGAAGGCCGTCGCCCTTGCCGCGGCCGTAGAAAGCATTGCCAAGAAGTATACCCTTGCGTCCTCGCTGTCAGACGTGCTATCAATCATGGACCACGACGAGGTCGAGAAGTGGCATGACCGGTACACGAATAGGTACGGCCAATGAGCAAGTGGGTCCACGTCGCCAGCGACCACAACGGCAACGCCGCCCGGGCTTGGGTTCTAGACGTGCTTAAGACCATCCCGGACGTCACGTCGGTGACGGACCACGGACCGACCGAGGCCGACGGAAAAGTCGACTATCCAGACTATTCAGAGAGGGTCTGCTTCGGCATCGATTTCTCCTCCAACCCCCTGACTTACGGCATCCTCATCTGCGGCACCGGCACCGGCATGTGCATCACGGCCAATAAGCACTGGGGCATTCGAGCCGGGCTGGCGACGGACCGGGCCACCGCGTTGTTGATGCGTCAGCATAATGACTGCAACGTCCTGGTCATGGGGCAGTGGCGTAACTCCCTTAGTGAGATGGAGGAGATGGTGCGAACGTTCCTTGCAACGCCGTTCGGTGAGGGTCGTCATGCCGCTCGCGTGGATAAGGTTTGGCGGCTGGAGCGTCGTCCGTGAGACTCACCGTCATCGGCGACGCCATCGAGGACGAGGTCGTTGACCTCGAGGTCCTGCATGAGGGAGCCGAGGGCCAACCCACGTATCGAGAGGTTCGTCGACGTCTCATGGCCGGTGGGGCCGCGAACGTTGCTAAGCACTGCGCTCGTCTCGGGGCCCATGTTTACCTCGTTCACAGCGGAAAGCCGGAGACGTTCAAGGACGACCTCACGCTGCGAGAGTCGCTGCAAATCATGCAAAACTACGAGGTCGGTCAGGGGTCGGGTCCCCGTGCCGTCATTCGCAAGACGCGGTATTATTGCGGTGACAGGAAGGTGTTGAAGGTCAACCATCCACCCGAGTGCGAGACGCAGGGGCCCGATGTCACCAGTCAAATGTTGCTCTATGGACACACTGATGCCGTGCTTGCCTGTGACAACGGTCACGGCTTCTTTAACCAAGAGAATGCCCAAGAATTGGTCCGCCTGTGTGACCGCCGAAGCATTCCTTTGTTTGTAGACTGTCAGGCATCCAGCGGGAGTCCATGCTTCGAGCGATGGTTTGGAGCCAACTCTGTCTTCGTTAACAAGGATGAGGCGGAGCACCTCGGGGCGGCGTGCTCTCGGTTTGAGAACGTTCACTATAAGTGCGGTTTTGCCGGTTCACGCCTCGTCAACCGGAGTACCCCTCCATATGTTCGCGAAGTATGCGGCGGATACTCGGTCAAGGTCGTTGATGCAGTCGGGGCCGGCGACGCCTACATGGCCGCCTGGGCTGTCCATGGAAACCTGAACCTCGCTAACGCCTGGGCGGCCCTCTCCTGTAAGCGAAGGGGAACCGAGTTGCCGGAACTCTCTGAGATTGGAGAAATAGATGCGTCTCTTGCTCGATACGGCGAACCTTGATGACGTCAAGCGCTTTGCACAGAATGATGCCATAGCCGGCGTTACCACTAACCCGTCCCTTGTCGCGAGGGAGCAACGGGCCAACTACTTCTCACTCCTGCGTTCAATCGCTGACGTATTGGGACCGTCTCCGCATCTGAGTGTCGAGGTCATTACCCTTGACCCGGACATAATGTTAAAGCAGGCGGACAGCCTCCATGAACTCATTCCTTGTGCGGCAATCAAGGTCCCAGTCCTCCCTGAAACGCTTCGGGTCATCACTCGTTTGCATGACATGAAGATAGCCGTGAATGCGACCGCCTGCTTCACAGCGCTTCAGGCAAAGATTGCTGAGGATGCGGGTGCGGACTTCGTCTCGTTTTTCTTCAATCGAATGATAGATGCAAAAAGCGGGCAGAGTAATCCACGTGAGCACGCTCTCGCTGAGATTTCGACATACAAGCATCGCTTCTGTAGACAGGCCAAGGTCATTTGCGGTAGCATCAGAGAGCCGCTCGACATTCAGGACTGCTGGGCAAACGGTGCAGACTTCGTGACGGCATCGGCCAAGGTTATCGACCGCGCCGTCACACACGTGAAGACGACCGAGAGCGTGCAGCAGTTTCAGAAGGACATCGAAGCATGGCTCGCATAAGCAAGAGGACGCTGGCAGAGCGTCATATCCAGGCCCGCGGATGGGGCCGAGAGCATTGGATTGAGAACCTTCCAGAGTATTGCGGGAAGATACTCGTGATTGACCCGGGAAAGCGCGGCTCATTTCACTTCCATCAAAACAAGATGGAAACGATGCTGGTTATTAAGGGAGCAATGCGGCTCAGGCTGCTCGACACCGACACGGCAGAGGAGTACTTTCAGGTGCTTATAGAGAACGAAAGCATTCTGCTTAAGCCAGGCCAACCCCATCAGATAATCAACGATTACAGTGACGAGGAGTTGGTGGTCATCGAGTTCAGCACCATCCATGAGGAGACCGACAGTAAACGCATTCAGAAGGGGGACTGAGGAATGCGTTTCAATATGGTGGGAGCCTTTCTTCGCAACTTCCCGTTTGGGACGGAAATCGCCTTCGCGAAGGGCCTCGAGCGCCGCGGCCACACGGTCCATCGCATCGACCCGGGATATCCGAACCAGGTCTGGGACGATGACGCCGACGCCACGATAGTCTTCAAGTGGATTGACCTCGGTCTGAAAGACGTCTACGAGCGGCTCGAACGCTGTGCCGGTCTGAAGGTCGTCTACCAGCCCGACGACGCCAGGTTTCCACACATCAAGGAGATGATAAGGGGGATGCGTGGCTTCTGTACGCACCTGCTGTCGTTCGATGACTACGGCGCGGAATACGCGTTGACCGTCGGATACCTCGATGCGGAGACGCTGCGAGTGACCGCCGATGATGAACTGTACTGTCCCGACTCGAATGTGGAGCGGGACATCGACGTTTCGTTCGTGGGTAGCCTGACCGCTGGCCCGAACCACGCCTCCCGCATGGAGATGTGTCGCCTGGTACAGGCCTGGGCGAACGCTAACGGTAAGACCACGTGGTTCGGGGAGACGTACTTCAGCGTTCCCGGCTACCCCTCTCCACTCGACATCTACAGGCGCTCCAAGGTCGTTCTTAATCATGCGACGGACGTTGGTCAGCCGTTCGGATGGGGGCACGGTTTTCAGTGCAGACACTTTGAGGTGGGGATGGCCGGAGTGTTCCTGCTCTCGAACATGGTGTATGGGGAACGGTTTGAACTGCTCCATACCCAGTATGGAAACGAGACCCAGTTAATCAACAAGTTGGAAACATACCTCGGCACCGGTGGAGGGGTTCTCTTTGACCGAGAGGTCCTCGCAGGCTTCCATCGCAATAACATTCTTCGTGAACACATGCCGGAGCATCGCGCTGACCAGATAGTGAGTTTCGTCAAGAGGAACACGTGAGGAACATCGCAGACACTGGGGTTGGTTGTAAACTGAATCTCGGTTGCGGGGACGACGTGCGAGAGGGACACGTTAACGTCGACTTTAGGCAGACCCATCCGAACGTCATCATCGCCGACCTCTCCAGGTTTCCCTGGCCGTTCGCTGATGCTTGCGCCTCACAGGTCCTGATGCTGGACTTTCTTGAGCATTTCCCATGGGCCCAGACGGCGCAGATACTACTTGAGTGCTATCGGGTGCTTGAGCCGAGTGGGGTCGTGGTGGTCCAGGTCCCGGACGCCCTTCATACGACCCGGGCCCTGACGCAACGGGGGCACTACCGCTGCAACCGATGTGGCGCGGGGTTCCATGACGGCGAGGTCACGGGCACACGACCTGGGTGCCCTGGGTGTGGACAGACCAGGGACGAGGTCTCCGAGGTCGCCATGCGAAGGTTCTACGGCGGTCAGGACTACCCGGGAAACTGGCATCAGACCTGTTTCACGGAGCAGATGTTGAGGTCGAAGGCCAAGGCCGCAGGCCTGGAGCAAATCGAGCGTGGAACACACGACGCTAAGGCCGGCGACGACGAACATTACTGGGCGAACTGGACGCTGCACATGACGTTCAGGAAGGGTGACTTGTGGTAGAAGACCGCTCCCGAAACCTCCGCGTCGCCTTCGTCGGTCAGTCCCGCTCCCCTAACGACATGCCTGAGGGGTATTGGCCAACGTTCTTGAAGTTCCATATGGAACTCCCGTATTACTTTGCCATGAACGCTCCGATGGACGTGACCGTCACCACGACGGAGCCGGTCACGCACGAGTTCGAGAGCAATCTAGGCTCACTTCGCTGCATCACTGAGGATGAGTTCTGTGACAATCCGCAGACCGGGATGAACTACGACGTCGTCGTGCACTGGCGGAAGTGGTTCGAGTCCCTGTACTGCATGGGCGGACGGAACGTCATCCTCTCCCAGGACCACTCGTACTCCCGTGACTGGTTGGAGACGGCCAAGGACGCCTATGTCGATGGCCTACTCGACGGCGTCCTGGTCTTCCCGACTTGGCATCGACGCAACACGGAACGCGAACTGACCGGGGTCCTGCCCTCCAGCCGCCTCTACGAGGGTCTGACCTTCGGCGTGGACACCTCTGTCTATTACCCCATGGAGAAGGACCCCTTCCATCTCCTGTGGGCCTCCGACCCCGGCAGGGGCCTCGATGACTTCATCAACCCGTTCCTAAGGCTCTGGCAGCGCGACCGCCGGTTCCGCCTGACGGTGACCTATCCGGACTACGTGAGGCCCGAGGCAGTCGCTCGGTTCTCAAGTTTTCTATCGCATCCGGCCGTTAGCCATCGGCCGAGACTACGCAACGGCCCTGAACTCTGGAACCTCTTCAACTCGGCCGGCTTCCTGCCGTATTCCTCCAATTTTCCAGAGCCGTCGAGCCGTTGCCATCGCCAGGCCATGGCCGCCGGCTGCTGCGTGCTCTATCCCCCGAACATGGGAACGCCGTCCGAGACCATCGAGAGCGGTTTGACGGGAGTAATCGAGAGTCCTCGGCTCTGGTCTGACGTGATACCTACGCTTGTGAAAACCGGACAGTGGGAGGAACTCGGGCATAACGCTCGCGTGTTCGCTCACTCCGAGAGGTGGGCGGTCCAGGCCCAGCGTTTCTACGACTTCTTCTCCAGGGGACTCCAGCAGTGATTGACATCCAAGCCGAGGACTTCGTCCAGGCATTCGACATGACCCAGGCCACGGTCGGCCAGGTCGGTTACGGCTTCATTGGAAACGCAGTCGTTGAGTTGTTTCGACCGCACTGTCAAGTTGCGGTTTACGACAAGGCCGGCTACGGGGGCAAGGAGCGTCCACCCAATGTCACGCTTTGCGAGGACCTCGACGGCGTCGTGGCTAACGCTGAGGTCGTCTTCGTGGCCGTTCCGACCCCGATGAAGCCGTCGGGTGAGTGTCACACGGGCATCGTCGAAGCGGTGCTTCAAGACATCCAGAACTCCGCCGTTCGCATCGGTCGGGATGTGATGTCGTTCATCGTGGTCATCAAGAGCACGATGCCACCGGGCTTCACGGCGCGGATGCAGGAGAGGTACGCGCTCCGCATCCTCTTCTCTCCCGAGTTCCTGACGGAGGCGAACGCGGTCCAGGACTTTAAGAAGGCCAATCGCGTGATTCTCGGCGGTGAGGTAGAGGACGCTCGGGTCGTCTTCAAGTACTTCGAGGGAGTGTGGCCGGACCGCCAGCCGAACACTTGGATAAACGGCGAGGGAGGCCACCCAGACGGACCGGTACAGGTCATTCAATGCGACAGCACCGAGGCCGAGATGGTCAAGTTGTCGACTAACGTTCACCTGACGGCAAGGGTAATGGTCTCCAACGAACTCTATCAAATCTGTCAGAAACTGGGAATCGACTACGACACCGTGCGACTGCTCACGCAACTTGACCGTCGCATCGGTCTCAGCCACATGAATGTGCCGGGTCCGGACGGTTCCCTGGGGTTCGGAGGCCATTGCTTCTGGAAAGACACACAGAGCCTTAAGTTCATTACGGAAAATCTGGGGACTCTCGGTCTATCTGGTCGCTCTATCTTTCACACTCTCGTTGAGAGAAATCTTGAAATTCGTGAAGACCGTGACTGGGAAAAGCAACCCGGCAGGGCGGTCATCAATGAGTGAGCGGTTTACGATTAACCTCGATGAACTCGAGTTCAACGGAGAGGCTGGGCTGCTGACCAACGTTCGTGGCCGCTGCATCGTGGCCAACGGCTGCTTCGACATCATCCATCCCGGTCATCTCTCTCTCCTCGCTAGCCTCGACACGCTGGCCTACCAGATGAAGTTGCGGCCCATCGTGGCCATGAACTCGGACGCTTCAGTTCGACGATTGAAGGGCGACGCCCGACCGATAGTCCCCCAGGAGAGCCGGTCCCTCCTCATCAACTCCCTGAAGTGGCCCCTGACGGTGGTCCTCTTTGACGAGGACACACCGCAACGGTTGATGGACGTGTTGCAGCCGGCCGCCGTTCTCAAGGGCTCCGAGTACCCGAAGGAAGCCGTGATACGATGGAGGGACAGCCAGGTCGTCACGGTGGACATGGTCCCCGGGTGGTCGACCTCAAGGATAGTCGGCGATACGAGGTAAGTTGAAGAGGGTTCTGGTCATCGGGGACGTCATCAAGGACGTCTACACCGACTGCGTTTTTAGAAAGATGTGTCCGGACGCGCCGACGGTCCCCGCGGCTCTCGTCGACCGAACTTCCTTCCGGCCCGGGGGTGCAGCGAACGTTGCCCTGAACATCGCCCAATTGGCACCCGGCGTCCACGTCGACCTAATCGGCGTCGTCGACGTGGACCTAAAGCGAACCATCGGAGCCATTTCTGAACAGATGGTTGCAATGGATTGGGCGGTCCTCGGGAGCCCCCTCGAGAAAAACCGTGTCTCCGTTGACGGTGAACTTCGGTTGCGTCTCGACGACCAGGGAAAACTAAACCCCTGGTACGGCAGCCACATCGCCCTCAACCTGAGGGACTACCTCGGCTACGTCACTCCAGACCTCATAGTCTTGTCTGAGTACGCCGGAGGGACGGTGGATGACCAATCCCTGGACCTTCTGCTTGAGCATCGCTCGAGGCTCCTGGTGGACACTAAGCGGACGGACCTATCGGTCTTCGCCGTGGGGGGCCAGTCCACCCTGCTTTGCAAACTGAACCATGAGGAGTGGATGAACGTCGTCAAGACCGATTCGACCCCTGAAGGCCACTTCAAGTACCTCGTCGTGACGGAGGGTCGAGCCGGGTCCGTCCTCCGTCGAATGGAGCGGTTGCTCGCGTCCCAGACAGGGGTCACCGTTGCCCGACACATCACCCATACGCTTCGAGTCTCGGCCGTCATGGCCGAGACGGTTGACGTCTGTGGCTGCGGGGACACGTACCTAGCCGGCATGGTCGCATCGCTCCTGGACAACGCGGACCCGTACACCGCCATGCAGTTCGGTGCCGCCGCCGCGGCCACCGTCGTCACGAAGCCTCGGGTCGCTGTGGCGGACCGCGCACTCACCCTGCAGATACTTGGAAGGACTCACGAAGATGAAACTCTCTAACGAAGCCCTGGTGTCAATCATTGAGGCATTGCGTCTCGGTCTCACCGAAGGCGTGGACGTCTCCGAGTTGCTGAAGCGGCTCGACCTCGAACCAAACTCAGAGAACAGGCTCACACCAATAAAACCAGTGAATGAGGTTTTCACGCTGAAAACGGAGTGACCGTGGCTCGCTTTGATTACGAGTGTCAGAAGTGTAAGAGGGTCGTTGAGATTGAGCGGTCGGTCCATGACGAGTCTGACGTTCTTTGCTGCGAGCCCGACTGCGGTGCGATACCGATGCTTCAACTGATTAGCAGGTCTACCTTCCACTTGAAGGGCCTCGGCTGGGCAGCCGAGGGATACTCGAAGAACGGAGTTGATTGATGATTCTGCTCGCTTGCTCCGTCGCATTGAACGTCGGCCTGGCTTTTCTCCTAGTTCGAATCGGTCGTCGACTACTGCAGTTCGATGAGGCCCTAGCGATTCTCACCGAGCCGATGCAGGACTACGCGGAGTACCTGAAGAAAGTGATGGACGCAGAGGGCGTGCTTCATGACAGTCCTGAGATTGTAGCCTTCCATAAGGCGAATCGAAACGCACTGAAACTGATTGAGGGAGTCATCCAGGAGTCCTTCGCCGATAGGCCCAAGAAGCCGCGGCTGTCTAAGCTTCCCCGACCAGTCGTGAGGTGACGCAATGCCAATGTACTTCGGCCCCGAGGTCGACGCCAAGATATCGGAATACGTCAAGGAGACTGACGTCCCCACGAAGAACAAGATTTTCGAAGACAGCATCCGACCGGCGCTGCTCAAACTAATCGAGAGTCAACTCTACATGTACGGGTTCTATAAGATTGATGACCCGGACATGCTCAAGAACGAGTGCCTGTCAAACCTATACGAGATTCTTCCCAAGTTCGACCCAAACAAGGGCAAGAAGGCCTTCTCGTACTTCAATGTCGTCGTCAAGAACTGGTTCATCTGGAAGATTCGCGACAAGAACAAGCGGCTAAGGCAGCAGTCTGAGAACTTCTACGGCATCGACCACGACGTCGTCCGCAACGACCCATCGCTGATATCCGCCTCACACGAGGATAACATCGTAGATGCGGAGTTCCTGCTCTCTCTTCATCGGGACATGGACAAGTGGCGACCGCTCCTTCAGAAGGACCAGGAACGAAAGGTCCTGGATGCCATTCGGTTTCTCCTTCAGAATCCAGACCTGGTGACTATCTTTAACAAGAAGGCCGTCTTCTTTTACATTCGTGAAATCACGGGGTTGACCATGAAGCAGGTCAACCATAACATGAATAGATTGAGGGCCTTATACTCGGAGTTCCGAGAGAGGTTCCACAGTGGGGAAGAAGAGTGAAAAGGACTTGCTTGCAGAGAAGGTCGCCAAGGTCCTCGCCGATGCAGGCGACGACCGCGACCGAATCTCAAAGTTTCTCGACGACCTAATCAACTCGGTCTCGGGAACCGAGGTCATTGGCATCGCGGAGTACGTCTCTAAGATTGCTGACGCTCTGACACGGCAAAACCAACTCCGCGTGGCCGCCCTCAAGGTGGAGCAGAAGGCCGGCGCGGCTGTATCTGATGATGACTCCGATGACATCGCTGGCGAGATTGGTCTGCCGTTCGAGCAGGAACTCGATGAGAGTTCGAACTGATGGTGGACCGCTCCCGCGTCGATAGGTTGCAGAAGATTGCCATCGAGATGGACGAGATTGTCCGTGAGATAGGTCCGAAATGGATTAAGTTGGCTCACCTTCGTAAGGAGAGCCAATCGATAATGGAGGAGTTGAGGGACGATGCCGAAAAGTTTTGATTGGTATCGTCGGCCCGAACTCATCATCGCGGACCTGGTGCAGCGCGCCGGTCGCGGCGAACTCGAGGGTCGTCGGCAGTATTATCGTGCCGTCGTACTCGCGGTGGACCTTGAGGGAGGACTGCTTCAGAACAAGGGCGGCTCCGGTTCAATCACTGTGAAGCGCTCCGACGGGTCCTCCCAGACGTATAGCGCCGCTCCAGGGCTCGAGAACCCACGCGGTTCCGTGAAGGCCCGGATTCTAACTGATGGGTTCGACCGCCTCATCACGGACGATGAGACTCGGGTCTTCTGGCCCATGTTTCCCACCGACCAGTTGGGCGTTCCCGTGGCTCCCGGTGAACACGTCTACGTGACCTTCGAAGGGAAGGGGACTGAGCACGGCCTCTGGCTCTCGCGGGTGTCTGGACAGGACTCCGCAGGCAGTTTTCAAGGCGTCGATTCGTACACGGCCCCCTCTGCGCAACAGAGCGCGATGGACAACTTCGAACCGAATGACCCAGAGTACCAGCGAACGGACGCGTCGGCCGGCATGGCCCCAGGGGTGAGTGCCATGCGGTTCTTCGACGGCGGAGACGACTAATGGGACAGGACATGGTCTACGAGGTCGTTCCGAGGCTGCAACGTCGAGTGGGTGACGCGGTCCTGGCCAACCAGAACAATGCGACTATTCTTCTCGGTCGTGACCGCCCGGGAGGCGTCGACAGCGGCTACGGCAGCGGTCCTGGAGCGGGGGCCGTTCATGCGATTGCGGGACGAGCGAACGCCGATGACCCCTCCATCGCTGACGATTCCGTCACGCTTTATCTGTCTGCGAAGTCAGACCCGGACGACAACTCAGGAACGACCTCCGTGGGAACCGCGGTTAAGGGCGTGCCCACGGCCGTCCTGCGGGCTGACTGCGTCCGCATCGTGCCGCGCCGCGACTTCAAACTCTCAGTCGGCTCAGCATACCTCATCATGCAGAGCGACGGTACGGTCGTGATTGAGGGAAACGTTTCACTCGGAGTGGGTGCCGCCCAGCGGCTCATCCGCGGCGACCTCTTCAACCTAGCGTTCGCGGCCCACACCCACGTGTCCGCGGCCCCAGGAAACCCGACTTCGCCACCGACAGCCCCCCTTCCGGACTCCCTCTTCAGTTCTAAAGTCCTGGTCTTCTAAGGCAGTAGAGCCGCCTCGGCTTTGCTGAGGCGCCGCTACCTATAGCCTGATGAGTTACGGAGTTTCCTTTCCGCTCGCCTATGCGACCGGTTCGGTCGGTTACCTAGAGCCAACAAACGACATCGTTTCGGCCCTTCAGTCGAACGTCCGTTGCCTCCTCCTCACCAACTGGGGAGAGCGCGTCATGCACGCGGACATGGGTGGCAACTTCCGCGGCTTTCTGTTCGAACCGATGACGAACACCCTGCGCGCCGCCGTCGCCGCTCGGGTCAAGCAGCAACTATCCAAGTGGCTGCCGTTCCTTACCCTGACAGGCCTCACCGTCACGTTCTCCTCTGAGGACGCCTCGATTTCCGACCCTGGGTTTCGCGTCGAGATGGCAATGTCGTACGGCAACGTGCCCGTCAACCTCTCCCTGCTCTATCCGCCCTCCTGAGGTCACCGATGGCAAGCACTCCCGCACCGCCGAACGTCTATAAGCAGCGCATCGTCAGCCTCCTCAACCGTGACTTCCGCTCGTTCAAGCGGGACCTCCTCACGTACAGTTCGGCCTATGCCACGGCGTCCTTCTCGGACTACAACGAGTCCTCGCCAGGCATGTCCTTTCTGGAGATGGGTGCGTACATCGGCGACGGTCTGAGTTACATGCTCGACCAGGCGTTCAATGAGGGCACCGACGCCGCGACGCAGATGAAGAACGTCCAGGCCAACGCTAAGATGCGCGGCTATCGACCGCTCGGCAAGCGTCCCTCGGTCGGTCAACTTGCCTGGGCCGTCGAGGTTCCGGCCACCGTCGACAACACGGGGGCCGTGGTTCCCGACGACAGTTACACGCCGGCGCTTCTCAAGGGCTCACAAGCCATATCCCAGAATGGAACGCCGTTCGAGACCCTTGCTGACGTCTACTTCACCGCTTCACTCGGGAGAATGGTGACCGGTTCGGCCTTTGACCCGACCACCGGTGTGCCGACCTCGTTCGCAATTCAATGCACAGTGGACGTGGTGGCCGGCAAGACCGTCACTGACTCCGTTGCAGTCACCGACTTTCAGCAGTTCCGGCGCATCGACCTCGGACAGACGGACGTCATTGAGGTGATTGACGTCTTCGACAGCCAGGGCAACGAGTGGTACGAGGTCGACTACCTCGCGCAGGACTGGGTCTTCGTCGCTGAGACGAACACCAACGATGACTCCGACACCGTTCCGTACGTAATGAAACTCCAGACGGCGCCGTATCGCTTCGTCATCGACCGCGACATCACGACGGGCGTCTCCACGTTGGTGTTTGGGTCCGGAGACGGTCTGAACTTCGACGATGAGTTGGTCCCGAACGTGGGGTCATATGCCTTGCCGCTGGCTGGGAGACAGACCTATAGCACCTTCTCCATAGACCCCCAGAACTTCCTGCGAACGAGAAGCCTGGGGCTCTCACCGCACAACACGACCCTGACGATAAACTACCGCGTCGGCGGCGGCTCGGCCACCAACGTCCCCGCTCGTTCCGTGCGTCAGGCCTCGAACGCCGTCCTGTCGTTCCCGAGTACGAACCTGAACACCACCACACTCGGTGCAGTAGAGGGTTCAATCGGGTGCCTCAACCTCGCGTCCATGACGGGCGGCGGTGAGTCCGAGACCATTCGAGAAATCAAGGCCAATGCCGCGGCCTTCTTCGCTGCCCAGAACAGAATCGTGACCCGCGAGGACATCATCGCGCGAGCCTACTCGATTCCGGCCCCGTTCGGCATGCCGGCCCGTGTCTATGCAAAGCCGAGCCTGAGCGGCCGGTATGCGTTCGACCTGCACATGCTCTCGTACGACAGCACCGGAAACCTGGTCGTGGCCACGCCGACCCTGAAGTCGAACATGGCCACCTACCTCAGTAAGTTCAAAATGCTGACGGACGGAATCAACATCCTTGACGCGGACATCCTAGACCTGCGGGTCTACTTCGGCGTGACGGTCACGGCGGGCTCGAACGCCTCCCAGGTGCTCTTGAACTGCACGAACGCCTTGACCAGTTACTTCGCTCAGGGAAACCTCCAGATAGGTCAGCCGATTGTCGTGTCTAACGTCGTCGCCGTCCTCGACGGCCAGACCGGCGTCCAGGCGGTGACCGACGTCTCGTTCACGAACGTCTACGGCATCACCGATGGGCTCCAGTACTCGGACGACCGCTTTAACATCTCCCAAAACCTGCAGAACGGCATGCTGGTCTGTCCCCCTGAGGCGACCTTCCAGGTCAAGTTTCCCACGAAGGACATAGTCGGGAGCGCTTCGTGATTTACAGAATTTATCCAACGGCCGACACGTTCCTAACGGACAACTACGTCTACCCGAACTACACCCCGATGACCGGCGCGAACGTGGGTGCCGCTCCTGAGTTGCAGGTCTTCAAGCGAGCGGGGGTTTCGGGCGCGGTCGGTTCAATCGGTTCATCGAGCCTCGGTCGAATCCTGATGCAGTTCGACCTAACCCAGTTTTGTTCATTGACCGGTTCCGGCGACCTCCCCTCGAACGGCACGTTCACGCTGCAACTGAACCACAAGACGACCGGCGGCCGCCGTCCCACGAGTTTTGACCTCGTCGTGAGTCCGGTCCAGGCTCCATGGGACGAGGGCTCGGGCCAGGACGTTGAGCAACTCCAAGACGCAGGCTGGGCGAACTGGACGATGCGTGATTCCCAGAACTACTGGGGCACGCCGGGCGGCGACTTCTGGACCGACATCACCGCCTCCCAGCACTTCGATACGGGCCTTGAAGACCTCAGCGTCGATGTCACCTCGATGGTTGGAGACTGGCTGGGGAGCGAGTTCGCCAACTACGGCTTCGGGATTATGCTTACCTCGTCCATTGAGTCGAACTCGGTGTACATCGACTACTACAAGAAGGTCTTCTATGCGCGTGAAACGCAATACCAGGACCGCGCCCCATATCTCGAGTATCGAGCCAATGACTTCACTCATGACGACCGTGTGAACGCGCAGTGGGGCCAACCGGTCACCCTGTACCTGTATAACGTCATCGGCGGCGTCTTTGCAGACATCCCGCAGCCGATTCTGATGTCCGTCTCGGACGCCTCTGGAACCCTAACGAGCGTCACCGCAAGCCGCGGACTCGTTCCCGGGGTGTATAGCGCCTCCTTCGTGTTGCCCACTGGCTCCTATAGCGGCTCTGTCTTCTATGACTTATGGGGTAGCGGTTCGTACGCCTATTCCACTGGAACGTTCTCCCTCGTGGGTGGACTGCCCATCAACTCGATTCAACGCCCGCAACTCACGGCTCGGGTCCGGAACCTCCAAGACGAGTACTCCTGTGAGGACTCGCCTGTCTTGGAGGTGTTCTTTCGGAAGCGTCCATTGACGGTCCAGGTCGTGCAGACGGCCTCGCTCAGTCCAACTCCGTACATCGTGGAGCACGGCTACTGGGCCATTGAGAACGACAGCACCGGCCAACGGGTGATTCCGTTCGGGACCGGTTCGCTCCAAGAGACGCGCCTCTCGTACGGGGCTGACGGCAACCAGTTTCGGCTCTTCATGTCAAACCTGCACGCAGGCAACGCCTACCGGGTCCTCTTCCTCGTGAACGACAACGGGGCCCAGCAGGTCATTGACAATCAGATTCTCTTCAAAGTCGTGTGAGTTAAGTGACCGACATCTTTCAACTCTTTGATGGCACGATGGGCGCGGGTGCGGCCGCGTCCGTCTCTAATCAAAGCGCCGGTTCGTTCTCAAGTGTCACGACCGATAACGACCTCATCTCGACGCTGGCCTCCGGCAGCGACGCGGTGTCCCTGCTCGTCGATTACTCAGACTTCGCGAACTTCGTCACGTTCAACTCAGCCCAGAGTTACGTGACCGTGACGGCCGACCAGGTCGTCAATGAGTATCCGATGGGCGGCTCCGCCAACGACCTGCAGGTCTTCATCAACTCGCTGGACGGGTACCAACAGTACTTTCTGACGAATTGGCCGTCATGGGCCGGTCACCTGCGGCTGAACCCCGCCGTCTCCGCGTCGTACGTCAGCATCTCTGACAACGGAGTCCAGGACGGCGTGGCCCGAACGGCCATGCTCAGTCCCGGTACCGGGTCAATCACCGTCCAGGCGTGGATTGATGTGCCGGTCCTGACCGGGAGCAGCGACGTGCAGGTGGTCTTTCAGAAGGCCGCTCCCGGTGGGACTGACGGCTATACCGCCTTCGTCTCCGGCTCAGCGGTCTACTTCCAGGTCTCGTCCGGCTCTACGCTGGCGACGGTCTCGGGTTCCCTATCGCTGATGCCGTCGTTCTTCTCGGCCGTCCTCGACCGCGGCTCTGCGACGGGTTCACTCTCGATGTACGTCGGTACCTCGGGCACGTACCCGGTCCGCACCGACTTCACGTCGGTGCTCCTCGGGTCTCGCTTCGACCTCGCGTCCGGCTCGTTCTACATCGGCTCCGGCTCAGTGGTGAGTAAGGTCGTGCGACCGTTCACGGGCTCGTTGGACGACGTCAGCGCATGGTTCATTCCGCGGGCCTGCCAGGACATCACCGGCTCGTACAACAGGAGAACGTTCGCGCAGTACGGACTAACGGGGCTTTGGCGTTTCAATGACGCATCACCGAGTACACCGTCCGTCATCGGCGGAGTAATTCACGATTCGTCCGGTAACAGGCTGGACGGCCGAGTCCAGATGTACTTCTCGGGTTCCAGGGGCTCGGGGTCGCTGACCAACGATTCGGTCGACCCAATTCTCTCGTTGGATGACCCGACCGTCGTGAGTTACGTCGTGAACGCGCAGGTCACCGGCGCTCTCTACGACCGAAATAACCAGAGTTTAATCTTCAACCTCTTTCCGGACGCGTTCTCGAGCGTCGACCCCGCGTCACAAGCGGTGTTCGAGAGTTTTACGTTGATTCTGGCACGGCACTACGACCGGCTCAAACTCTACATTACGCAACTGCCGAACCTTCGTCGGGTGAACTACGACGAGTTCGACCAGGCACCGGACGAACTGCTGGACCAGGTCGGCGACTTCATGGGTTGGAACCTCCAGGGCAGTTTCGTGACGACTGACGCCCTGAAGTACTTCCTCGGTCGAAACGTGACCCTTGGGCCCGAGGGCAACGCTCCGCTCGACACTCAACTCTTCGACATCAAGGCCCAGTTCTGGCGTCGAGTGCTGCAGAACCTGGTGTATCTGTACAAGACGAAGGGAACCCGAGAGGGCGTTGAGGCCCTGATGCGGGCCTATGGCGTCGATGATAACTTCGTTCGTCTGAAGGAGTACTCGAATCGAAACGAGCAGCAACTCGTTCTCAATCGAGTAGAAGCCGAGAAAAGCGTGTTCGCGCTTCAGGTCTCCGGGTCCGTGGCCGTCTCAGCGGCGGCGTTAAACTCCTCGCTTACGTCCGACCGCGGCGACTTCTCAATCGAGGCCCGCGTGCGGTTTCCTCTCCCGGATGATGACCTGATGCCGCCGACGCAACTGTCGGGGGTCATTGCGTCGCTCTCCTCTGGCTCATCGGCGGTCTCCGTCTGGTACAGCAAGCCCCTGGCCACGTCGCTCACCGGAAACATCTACGTCTCGAGTTCCGCGGGAGTTCTGCAACTCACGTCGGCGTCCGTGTTCGACGATAACTTCTACAACCTGAGCGTGGTTCGCGAACACGTCACCGGTACGATGACCCTCGACGCCCGGCGGTACTCGAACGGTGACTTGGTCTTCGTGACCAGTTCCGTGGCCGTGAGCGGGTCCGGAGCCTACCCCGGTTTCGTTCCGTACACGGGCTTCGCCGTCGGCTCCACGAACACGAACGGTGAGTTTTGGGTACAGGAGACCCGTGCTTGGTCATCCCATCTTCTGGCGGATGAGGTCGATGCGCATGCGCAACACTTTGAGAGTTACGGGCGCGACGAGAGCCATAGGAACGACGACCTTCGAGTACACTGGCGGCTCGCCGACGGAGCATACGTCACCGCGACCGGAGCACTCACCGTTCTAGACTCGACTCCGTACGGCGTCAACGGCTCAGGCACGAACTTCGTCCCTAACACCCAGCCGTTCACGAAGTTCCTCGTCGACTACGCGTATATTCCGAGCGTCGATTGGAACGGGCAGAAGGTCAGAATCTTCTCTGGCTCGACAATCGACCCGCAGGACGCCTGGCACGACGACCGGTTCGTGGCCCTCGAGTTCAACATGTACGACGCTCTAGACGAGGACATCTCTCATCTAATGACCTCGTATCAGGAGTTGAATAACGTGCTCGGTCTTCCGGTGAATCGGTATCGGGAGGAGTACGAGGGCCTGCAGCAGATGCGGGAGACGTACTTCAAACGGCTCCAAGGCCAACTCAACTTTAGAGTATTTGTGGACATGCTGGACTTCTTCGACACGTCATTCGTCACGATTGTGCAGAGGATGCTGCCGGCCCGGGCCCTCTTCAAGGGTGATGAGTTGGTCGTAGAGAGCCACATGCTCGAGCGGCCCAAGTACCAGTATCAACTTCGACCCGTCCATGAGGGTCTGATTGACATCTCTGGGTCCATTTCGGTGACGGACCTCTATGATATCTACTGCTCACGATGATGTGGCCATGGGGGCCTAGGTAAAGAAACACAGATGGCAGACAACACCATACTCAACCTCGGAACGGGCGGCGACACCCTTCGCACTGAGGACGTCGGCGGCGGCGTCAAGGTTCCCGTTTCGAAGATTCACACGGGAGCCTCGGACGTGGACGGCGGTCCCGTCACGACCGCTAATCCGTTTCCCGTGCAAGTCGTCTCCGGCTCCCAGACAAGCCTGTTGCAGGGAGGCGTGCTCGCGGGACCCGCGAATCCGATTTCGACGCAGACAGTGTCCGGTTCCCTAGTCAGTCTGCTACAGGGTGGGCTCGCCGTCTCGGCCGGCAACGCCGTTCCGGTGCAGGTCGAGAATCCGGTGAGCATCACGGCGAACGGAAGCACCGTTTCGTGGACCGCACAGTTACCGGTCATTGAACCATGCGGCCAGGTCGTCTCCGGTTCAACGGTCTCGACGGTCAACTACGCCTTCGGTGACTTCAGTACGTCGGGCTCCGCCAATCAACTCGTGGGACAGCAGGGAACAGGCGCAGGCAAGCGCATTCGCGTGCTTTCGGCCGTCCTCTCCTCGGCGAACGCCGTGAACGTACGCTTCACGACGGCGAACCCAAACGGTTCGACCGGCAGCATCAGCGGTCAGTTCTTCGTGGCGGCATCGGGCGGCTTCGTCCTGCCCTTCAACCCCCACGGTTGGTTCCAAACGAACGTCAGCGAGAGCCTGAACGTCGCCACGACGGGTGGCACCGACGTCGGAATCGGAATTACCTGGGTCCTTGCGGGGCAGTAAGGAGTAAGCGATGCCCCTCTCCAGCGTCACCCGGGACGCCCTCGGCGGCTGGTACTTTCCGTCGGGCTCGACCGAGTGGGCGACCCTGCTCGCCGGGTCCGGCCTCGGGCTGCCGGTCTCCGTCTGGTCGCTCCAGGAGAGGTCCGGCGGCGTCTTCGGCGACAGCGTGCAGGGGAACGGGAACAACGACCTCGTCGTCGGTACCTCGACGGCGGAGTACGTCCCTGGATGGTCTCGCATCGGCATCATTCCCAGCTTCAGCAACACCACCAATCCGAACCTGAATATCGCGGTCAGCAGCTCACTGCTCCTCACGGTCGTGAGGCCGAGGGCCCTCCAGACTGCCTCTACCGGGACCGTCGTTGGCCTCGGGGTCAATACCTCGTATCGGGCCATTGCCTTTACCGGCGAGGTCGGCGTACAGCCGGGTCACACCGGTTCCTGGATGTACGCCACCATCGACGGCTCGGCCCAGCCCACCGGGTCTCTGCCTGTCACGTCGGGCCAGGTCTATCTCGTCGCTCTGCGTGTCAACCTGACGGCCGGCTCGACCGGACTCGTCACCGAGTACGAGACGATAACCCAGACGCCGTACACGGTCCCTCCGAACACGGGCGCCGGAATACTCTGGGGAGCGGCGTTGACGAATACCGCGAACGTCGACTTCCTCTACGGCGCCCTCTGGCAGGGCCCCACGGCGGAGATGACGGACACGCAGGTCCAGTCGCTCTTCAACCTGATGAAGTACGGGACGGTGGCCCGCGGCGTCACCCAGGACACGACCTCGGGCTGGCGCGCCCCGCGGGACCCCACCGAGTGGGCCCTGCTGCTCACCGGCTCCGGCGTTCCCGTCCCGAGCGCGGCCTACAACATGACCGAGACGAGCAGTCCGACGGCGGACAACGTGGGCCAGGACATGTTCTACAGCGACCACCTGACCGCCGGCACCGTCGGCGTCGGCGGGACGTTCCCCGGTTGGTCGCGACCGGGATTCCAGACGTACGACGGCGGCGCGTACGGTGTGCAGACCGCGAACACCCTGACGGGCGCCTCCCGGGCCGTCCTCATGTACTACGGCATCAGCGGCTCCGCCGAGCTGCTCAACATGCTCAACTACATGGGCAACGGCCTCGACGTCTCCCTCGTCTCGGGGAGCATCTACGCCGTCGGCGGAAACCGAGTGGGGACCGGCGTGCGGGGGTCCGTCCCCGCGGCGTTGCCCAGCGTTCGGCCCTTCCTCTACGTCGTCAACGACACGGCCGGCACCAACAAGTACTACTCGACCGTCGAGAGCGTGGTCGGCTCGGCCGGCATCGTCGACGCGAACACCATCACCCTCGGCTCGAACGTCAGTTCCCAGCCGGCCCCCTCCGGCACGCTCCTCTACGCCGCCGTCTGGACCGGCAGTTACGCGGAGATGACGGACACCCAGGCGGCGACCCTGCTGCGGCTGGCGCAGTTCGGCACGCTGTCGAGCGGGTCGGCGGTGGCGCGCAATCTCCTCATGCTCATGGGTTACGGGAGTTGATGGATGGCGCTCGGCGGCATCATCATTTACATCCAGAACCTGCAGGACGCGACGCCTCCTGCGCCTCCCGTAGTCCCGTCTCGGCTCTTTAATCGCAGAAATTGGCTCTATCGTCCGAGACGCGGAATGATGGTGTCTGGGCGTCAGCCAGCGAGTGTGCCGACCGGCATGTTCATTGGCTCCGCCGCAGTCACGCGGACACGATGCACGCCGCTGAAGAAAACGTTCGTGATTACGACCACAGACAGCCTAGACATCGGTGGCGACGTGATGACCTCGGCCGTCGGTCCGAGCGGTTGCATCTCAAGGTCCGGTCCCTAACAATGAGACTCAGTAAGACCGTCTTCACATCATCGATTTACCTTGATGGAGCAATTTCCACGGGACGTCGATACGAGGTCGCGAAGTACAACGCTAAACTCCTCGGCCTATCTGCGAATTCGATTGGAATTCCTCCGGGTCCATCGACCGTGGTCGTCGATGCCGTGTCGACAGGCACGCTGACGAGCCCCTCGTGGACCCATGCGTCGGTCGGCTTCAACCAAGCGTTCGTTGGGATGTCGCTCTCGGCCAGTTTCTACGAGGCGAAGGAACTCAACTACTACTTCTCCGGTACCGAGGTCCTGGAGCAGACCCCTGCTCCAGTGAGCGCCCAACTCTATTACTCGAAGCAGACCAAACTTCAGACAATCATCATCAAGCACACGGCGTCGTTCCTTGACACAGTTGTTCCGGTCGGCTCCCAGTTTTCCGGCGTCTTCAACACGTACACTCCAAGAAGTTTTTTTCCAGGAACCGGAACGCTCTGTTATCCGAATACGAACCCGAACTTCGGGTTGCCCGATGTCATCGGACCCACGAAGTTCTTCCTTAACGTGCCGCAGTCAGGCAAACTGGTCGACATTAAGGTCTGGATTGAGTTCGTTCAGGCGAGTGCTTCGGGGCTTATCGGAAACTCTCCGCTCGCTAACGTGGCCATCTCGCTTCGCAGTCCGAACGTGAGTTGGAACGGCGCTCTCGGTTTTGGCCACGCGCATCCCATTCTGAACAATTCGACGCTCATAAACCAAATCGGTAATTTAAACGGGGTTGTCTTTCCTAACGCTGAACTCTATGCGAATTCGTTTCTGCTGTGGGAGGGAAGGAACCAGACCCCCTCGGCTCCCTTCGGTCTTATAAACTGGCCGGGCGGCGGCCGCGTCTCAGACCTTCCGACATGGGATTACGACCGCGGAATGCGCGTCGTCTTCTCCGATGGAGGGATTAACAATCCGCGACGACTAACTCTTGATGTCTCCACTTCAGGAAACTTCGTTGGTTCGCCGAACTCATCCGGAAGCACTGTGACCGGCAGCGCGTGGGGCGCCGGTGTCCCCTGGACGTCTGATGTGACCGCCGTATCCGCTAGTCACACCGCCTCGGGCTCACCGCCACCCGGCTGGCTGACGGGACCGGGCGGAGTCGCGAGCGTCAATGAGTGGCCGACGACGGGAGTCAATTACGGTGCGAACTACCTGCAACCGGTGTACCCGCTTCTTGACCCCATTCTCGTGAAAAAGAGAATGACGGGAGTAGGATTCTCGTATGATGACACCGGAAATTACGCAAATCCCCAGGTTTCCATGGCTCAAATTCCGACGCCGTCGGCGTGGCTGGGTGCTCGCCCCGGGCTAAGGGGTTCAGAAATTAGCGGCACTTGGGTGTTGATGTTTTCCGAGATTGGCTATGCATGGTACGATGGAAATTGGGCCGCCACAGGAACGATTTTCTTCCGTCAGGCTCGCCTCGAGATTACGTACGAGACACCGCAGTGGACGGCCCCGGCACGCGTTAGACGCACCAGTGCCGGAGCCCAAGCGATTGGAGAAACGTCGTATAAGTACGAAATCTCTGGGACTGACACGATTTGCTGTAATTTTTTTGACTTGCAATACGAATATCCGTTTAATCCGATTGGCGGCTACTTTACCAGTAAGACCGTGACGGAGGTCTGGGTGAATCCGCCGCCGCTGGCTCAGGTCGGGCGAACGTTCGGGGTCACATACAACACTGGGTCTACAGGCGCCGGCGCGAACTGGGCCTTGCTCTATCGCTTGAGCGGCACGCTTGCGGGAATCTCCGGGTCCGTTCCAGGATGGCTTACGAACGCCGACCCGTCCGGCATGCCTAGCATTCCAGTGTCGTCCGCCTCCCTGGCTCCGCCGTCGAACTCATCGAGCATCGACTCGAGCCTGGTCGCAAGCGCTGCCACTTTCATCTCCCCTCCGAAGACCCTCGATGGCGCTCGAAGCCTGTCCCTGGTCGCGCAGGACATCAATCCCACCAAGTCGCTGCCCCAGTTGGCCGTCGACTTCGTCTCCGGAACGACCGGGGGCTGAGATTGTCTTCCGATGCAACTAATTGATTGAATGGGGTTCCTGGATAAGAAGAGCCGGGTGATTGACGTCGCGCTCACCGAGCGCGGACGGGAACTCTATGCCCTTGGGCAACTCGATTTCGCTTACTTCGGGCTCTTTGATGACGGCATCGATTACGACCCCTGGACCACCGGCAGTTTCTCTGACACTGACATTCAAGAGCAAATCGAGGCATTTCCGATGCTCGAGGCCCCGCTCGTGCGGGACGTCCGAGGCGCCACGGCTCCCCTCGAGCCCATCGACCACCTCTTCACAGCCGCGGCCGGGTACACCGAGATACCGTACATGGACAACCCCCTGGACGGCTCCACAGTGAGTCTACAGGCCGACCAGCGGGGGAGTGCCGGCACATACCGGAGGACCGGCACGAGCCTCGCTCAGATAAGCATGCACATCAACGGCGAGGTCGAGGCAGGGAACCCCGGTTACCTCGTTCGCGTCTACGCCAGCGGCTCCACCGGCATCCAGGCGCTCGACCTTCGATGGGACCTGACCGGTCGTCGCTCCTATGACCCTTTCATCGCGGTCGTCGTTGACGATGAGAGGTCCGTCGACGTCGCCACCGTCGCGAATCCGAGTTCACGCCGAGCCTTCGTTTCACCGAGAATCAAGCGATGATTACGAAGTTGCCGGCCGGCGTTCCCGGTGTTCCCTCCGCGACGGCTTTGAAGACCGCCGTTGGAGCGCTCGCGTCGAACGCCGTCGCGGAGGTCTCGGCGATTCGCAATGCGTTCACGACGAGGGTCTCGCCCGTCCTGACGGTGGGCTCGGGCTCGGTCTCCACGTTTTTGGGAGCGCTTTCGGTTCGGGTCAGCAGCACGCTCGCCACGAACATTATCAACTCGACGGCCGACATGGGCGTCGCCTCCTCACCCGTCGGCAGTATCGTTTCCCCGCCCGCGCCTGAACTCGATTTCGTGCGCATCGGTAACGGACAGAAGCGCGGTCGAGGCACCCTCGATTCGTTCTATGCGAAGGTCGTGGTCTCACTGACCCAGGCCGACGCCGCCGAGGCCTCGTACGTTCGCATCCTGCGAGCCAGCAACGGAGTCTTGTCGAGCGCGCCGTCTCCCGGCTTCTCGGCGATGATTGACGCGATGCCGGCCACGGTGTCTCGCAAGAACACTGACTGCGTTGCGCAGACGGCCTTTCGTGCCGCTGCCGTCGGCGTCGGTAATAGACTGACAACGGCGGTTCACGACGATGTATTCACGGGGACACGCGTCGTAGTCGCCTCCGCTAGCCTCCGCCCGCTTCCCACCCCGGTGAATACGAATAGGACGACGAGCAGTCCGGCCGGCCTGGTCACGCTGGCGAACGCCGACCGAAGCGTTCTCGAGAACGTCACTTTCTATGTGAACCAGCGCTCATCGACCATTCCGGGCCAGTTGCAACTCCCGCTTCAGGTAGTCAGCAAGCAGGGCATGAACGTCCTACAGGGGTCCGGCGTCTCGTCGGCCTCACCGATTGTGCAGGCCTCCAACGCAGCGGGCTTCGCTGAGGTCGCTCGTCTCACGGTGGCCAATCGCCCGACCGTCGGCGGCTACGTGGAACTCGAGTGGACCGACGGGGCGGTGACATACGGCTCCAGTTACAGTTACTACGCCGTCGTTGGCAACTCGCTCGGTCTCGAGGGGCCGCGCTCCCGCATCATCAAGGCGGACGTGATTCGCGTCGTGCCTCCCAAGGCGCCCGTGACCCTGTTCTCCGTCATCTCGGATGAGCCGAGGTTCTCACTGGTCTGCTCGGGTTCGTTCCTCGACCACATCGAGGTGTTTCGTCGGGGCGGAAAGCCGCCCCAGACCGTCCCCCTTCTGAACACCGCGCAGGCGGCCTTTGATGAGGGTCCGCCAGTCACGACGGACTCAGGGTATTACCACATCGGTGACGTCGGCTTGGGAATCGACCGCTCGGCTGTGTACGTCGACACGGACGTCCTCGCCGGTCAGGCCTACGACTATCGCATCTTCACCGTCGATTCGTTCGGGTTCAAGTCATCGACCCCGTTCTCATGCTCAATCACCCTGCCGGACTACGGCTCCCGTGCCCCCTTGGCCCTGCCGGCGATTACCGCGGAGCAGTCACAGGGAGGCGAGGCCGTGACAGTGACGCTCGCCGCAGACGACGACCGTGTGACGTCCTTCATTGTCTCGCGAATCGAATGTAAGACGCATGAGGAAGCCTTTCGGTCACCGACCACGCCCTCGTACTTCACCCTAGGAACCCCAAGGAGCGCCAAGCGCTTTCGTTCACGCAGCGGTCCGTCCCTCGACCGAAACTCGTCGAAGGCCTGGACCGGAGTTCTTACGGCCGTCTCGGGAGCGGCACAGTTCGTCGACCAAGCCGTGACATTCGACCGCGTCTATCAGTACGCTGTGAAGTCCGTCGACGTCCGCGGCAACACGACAACGTCCGTGCTCTCCGCGCCGGTGATGGTCGCCGTTAAGCCGGTCTCCGACAGCCCCGTCGCTGTGACCGCCGCAGTCGTCCTCGAACCGACGACCGGTGCACCGACGGCCGTGACCGTTGCATGGGGCGCGGGCACGAACGACTTCTCGCCGAATGACCTAATCGGAGACCAGGACGTGTTGGCGTCCACGGCCCAACGCTCCGTCTATCAGGTGGAGCGCCGTGCCATCGGCGCCAGCAAGTGGGAGGTCATGCCGGCGACGACCGACCTGAGTTTCTCTGACCCTGTTTCGACCGCGCCAGCGCCTAAGTTTCGGCCGCCGTACGCCGCCGTTAACCTCGAGTACGACTACCGCGTCATCGCGATGCAGAGTGGAGCGTACCTGAGCACCTATACCGACCCGGTTCGAATCGTTGTGGCACCCGGAATCACTGCGCCTCCAATTCTGTATGTGAGGTCCACGCCGAGTTCGGTTCGACCGGTTGTACTCGCAGTCTCTTGGAGGTATGACGGTCAGTTCGTCGACCAATGGGAGATTCAGCGTGCCGTTACGAACAAAATCTACGGCTCTAAAATATTCTCCATGGCGTCAGCCGATGCCCAGTCCCTTGACTACCAGTGGTTTGCCACCGTTCCTCGTGAAGCGAGCCAGGGAGTGGGGGTGAGCGCCGAAGCGGTCCCGTTGCCAACGACCGTTGTTCCGGGAAACAGGTTCGTTCTTGACCCCTGGGTGTCGCTCGCGAACTCATACTTCTATCGAGTGCGCGCTCTCGACGCGAACGGAAACCCGTCCGCGTGGACGTACGGCGGAATCCAACTCACGGACTCTCCGTTCGATAGGAAGTTCATGAGTTCCCTCACGGCGGCTCAGAAGTCCTCGATGGCCACCGACCCCCGACCTGTCTCCGACTGGAAGGAAGCATGACCACTTTCATCGGAAAGGGGTCTGCCACCGACTCACAAGTCACGACTTCAGCGGGAACGGTCGGTTCAACCTTTGGAAACCGTCCGCCGGCCGGCCCGGTCTTCACGGCCACGGCGACCTCCGAGAACGTCACCCAGCAACTCGCAGACGTTCTCAAGGGCCTCGGTGACAACGGCTCGGACCTCGTCGTAAACGCGTACCTCTCCTCGTGCACGTTCGTGGCGCAGGCCCTGAACATCGATTGGAACGTGAACAGCGGAGCGACCGTTGGCCAGACCGCAGACCTCATGCGGGCCGCGGTCGTCACACGCTTTCAGGAAGCCGCCCCCATCATCGCCGCTGCAGCGAGCCAGGGATACGTGTTGCCGGCCGACCCAACGCCGACGTTCAATGCCATCAACGCGACGCGGGCCCTCTTCGCTCAGTTGACGATTAGTGACGACGTGTCCACTCAACTCAGCGAGGCGGCCATTGGCCTCAGCCAGGTCGTGGCGGCCTATCAGGCCGGAACGATAACGTTCAATCGGAGCCAACCGGCCGCACAATTATCTTCGTTTGAGGTCTCAGTCGATGGAATGACTTCGCCGTCCGGTGACGCGCTCGCCGACGTACTGGGATACCAGCCCGATGCTAACATCGTGAAGCAGCAGGCCGCCCTGTCGTCACTCGCCGGACTCGACTTCAGTAAGCGCCAGCCGTACCTGCTCTTTACCGCCGATGTCATCACGAACGGAAAGAGACAGAATGGAACAATCGTTGCCTGGCAGGTGATGCATGACGCGTCTGCCTACAGCGTCGTTCGCACCGACGTCTTCGGTCAGGTCACGTACCCCGCGATTACGCTGGCCAATGCGGACGTCCAGGCCTCGACGGCCCAGTTGCTAACCGACAACAACTTTCAACAGGTCCTCTCGTATTACGACTGGATTACGCCGTCGAACGTCTATGCGTTCGTCGATAGCGGCACGATGCCGAACACGCTCTACTCGTATACCGTAACGGGCCTGCAAGCGATTGCACCCTCGTCCCCGTTCCTGTTCAACGTTCCCATGAGCGCTCTCTACTTGTCCGCCGCCCAGGCGGCCCAGGTCCAGGCCCTGATAGCGGCCGACCTGACGGAGTTCGCTGACTCGGGTTCAATCAATTCCGTTAGTCCGTATCCGGCCCTCGCCCAGGCGGTGTATGGCGATTCCAGTCTGGGTTGGATTCTGGCGGGAGTAAACGTGCAGGCCAGCCAGACCCGCGGCGACGACTACGACGCGACCCTCCTGTTGACGTACATGGGTGCCCAGGCCACGGACATAATCCAAGAGGCCGCGGCCGGCCGCCTGTTCGTCCCGAACGACATCAACTCCGTCCATGCGAACGTCGATGCCGCGATTTCCTCGTATGGGGTCTCCCAGACGCTCTTGGCGGTCTTGGATGCGACCGGCATGACGCTGTTCATTTCGGGTAAGGACGACCCATTGGGTTCGCAGCCGACCGTTGAGGCACTCGCGGACGCCACTGGCGGCCTCGCTAAGGTGCTGTCAGCCATCGACCCGCAGACGGCCACATTGGACCCACAGGTCTTGGCTGCGGCCCTATCCGTTCCCACCACTGATTCCGCCGCTAAGTCCTATACTTTCCAGGAGGTTTCGTCCGGCGCGCCCACGGCCGTTCACACGTTCCAGTTCGGTGTGAACGCCGGGTCTTCGCCTCCAGTCGCGGTCGCTCCCTCTCTCTCTTCTGTTCTTGGAACGCAGACCATCGACCTTACGACCTACATTGGCATTTCCTCTCTGATGCAGTTGCTGAGGACCGTGTACGACTTCTATCCGGGGTCATTGACTTAAGATGCCGCGCAAGTTCATACTGGGACTCGGGGCGCTCGCGCCGGCGGCCCTATCGGCCAACGTCGGTGGTGTGCAAGCCACGATTCTCACCGGTTCCATCCTCAATGGAATCACGAGCGTCCTCTCGACGAACAACTCCCAGATAGTCACGCAACTCGGCTCGAGCGCCGGCAATCAAACGCAAAATGCAGTCTCCTCCGAGAGCAGCACGACTGCCTATCACTCGACCCTGTTCGAGGACTTCGGTGTGGAGGCGACGCCGACTTACAACTTCTATACGCCTGACGAACAGACCAATGCCCAGGCGAACCCCTCTGCGAGTCTCGCGGACCTTCCGCGTTACGTCACGGTGACATGGAACCCGACGCCGGTCCAACGCATCCTCACGCCGGCCGTGAAGGGAGTCCGCAGTTACGGGGGCCACGGTCCGGTGCTGCCCGCCATTCCCATCTCGACCGCGAAGAGGTCCGTGAGCAACGGCTACGTGTCCCCGGGAGCGGTGCAGGCGCTGCTCGTTCCACCCGTTCAGGCACCCACACCGCCGACTTTCAGTGAGGACCTCTTCCTCGCCGACCCGACCGCAGGTGGCCTCAGCGCGGCCGCGGCGATAGACAGCGGCTCACTCTACCACACGCCGGCGGTCACTCCACCGTCCCTACGCATCCGGGTCAACTTCGTCGACCCGTCCATCGCCGGTGCCCTCAATTCGAATCGAATCGCCGTTGCGACCGACCAGGTCCACCTAACCTCCCTCGGTTCACTCTCGAAACTCATGGGAGGCCTCGAGGTCATCTCTGAGTTCAATCAGGACGTTCCCCTTAGGAACCCGATTCCGAAGTTTCCGACGCCGACCCAGACCCCGGGGCTGGCCTACGTCGGTTACGTCCTCGAGAGGTATACCCTAGACGTCAGCGGCTCCATGACGCTAACCAAGACCGTGGACCTCGACGACGCGACCGACGACAACTACGTCGATAGAGAGGTCACCTACGGTGCGAACTACACGTATCGGATTCGCACCGTGGTCCAGTGGACCCACGCGGCCAACGTGGACTTTCCGGGCTCCTCAAGCCTCGTGTTGCTCCCGGCGTTCGACACCTCGGCCGGCTCCAACGGCCAGCAGTCATCGTTCTACGCGGGTCAGTGGTCCGACTGGTCACGGGTCCAGGTGCTTGATACCTCAACTCCGTCCTATCCAGACGAGTTTACCGTTCGTCCGGTCTCACCGCTCGGACAGGTTCACGTCTCTTGGAAGATGCCCGCGGACCCACAGCAGGACCTCTCCTCCCTGTATCTCCTACGGGCAACTCTTGTCCGCGGTCGGCTCTCCGATTGGGTCCAGGTCGGCCAGTTCGTGCCCGGAAACGGGCTCTACGTCGATTCCCACGTGGCTCCCTTCGAGGAGAGCCACACGAGTTACGTGTACTCGATGTACTCGGTGAGTTACCACGGTGCCTTCTCGACCCTCTGTGAGAAAGTACAGGTCCGACTGACCGACCGATACAAGTACATCGGGGAGGAGCCGCTCGTCCTGCTCGGACCGGCCGGGGACGACCCGTTCGACCCGGCCTCCGGAGCGGCCCCTCCGCCCGTGACTGAACTTGTTGCGGCCTCCCGAGCGGTCTTTTACGTCCGCGGAGCCAGCAGCACCCTTCCGCTCTTTGGAAGGACGTATACCGTTGAGATTCAATCGCTCTCGACAGGGGAGCGGGCCGAGGTGACCCTCGAGGTCGACACGACGGACGTAGACCAAGTCCCCGCCCCGTCGACTCCGACTCCGGTCGTGGCCGTCGGGCGTTCGCCCTCCACCTAAGTACACTGACCAGACAGGGAGACACTGTGGGATACAACGACAACACTACCGACTTCTTCATCGATTCCTGCCTCACGGACCAGGGTCGACAACTGCTGGCACGCAACGACGGCAGTTTCTCAATCTCGAGGTTTCGCCTCGGTGACGACGAGGTGGACTATCGAAACTGGAACGAGTTGACCGGCTCGGACAACAAGGACCAGAAGATTCTCGATACCCCTGTCTTCGAGGCCTTCGCCAACGAAACAATCGCTCTGCGAAACCCGCTCGTGACGATTCGAAACGCCTCCCTTCAGTTCCTTCCCAGCATGGTAGCGAACCCGAGCCAGGCGGCCCTGAAGGACCGAACGGACGCGACCGGCGGCGGCGTGGCCGTCACGGTCTCGCAGCAGACCACGCAGTCCCAGGCGGTCATTCCGGCCGAACTCGTAGATTTCAGTTACATCGTGCAGGCCGACAACGACCTGATTTACGTGGCCGACGAGAGCCCCGTGGCCATCACGGCCTTCGGTGCGGCGCGGTACATCGTTCCAGCGGCGTCCGGCCAGTCCACCGCGGCCAACGGCTCCCAGTGCGTCTTCACCCTTCGCGTACAGACCCTGAACTCGAGCATCTTCGACATCCTGGCGGGCGCCTCGACGCCCCAGCCGCGGACCATCAATACGACGGTCACCGTGACCGGCCAGCAGAGCGGACTCAGCGCACAGATTCCGGTCAGCATCCTTGAGTTCGTGAGTTAAGGCATGAAGGCTCGGACCTGCGAGACTTGTGGAACGGAGTATCCGGAGGGGGCCGGACTACACACCTGTTCCATGGAGTGCGGCATGGGACACCATGTTATTTACGCGAATCATTATGTTTTGACGAGAGTATTCGGGCTTGACCTCTCGCCAGGCAGTCTCAACGTTGCAGTTGAGGAAGTTGTCTAAGCCTAGGAGATTATTACAATTTCGTTTAAAACCTTCAATCTGCAAGACGACTTCAGTCCGCTGAGCACCGCGGTAAACGAGACGATTATCATCACAGGGTCAATCATCTCGAACATCCTGGACGTCAAGTACTACCAAAACATCGCCTCGGGCTCAGTCGGCGTAGACCAGGGCGGGTACTTCGAGACCGTCTATGACAGTGCCCCGAGTTCGTCCCTCTCGACGGCGCTCCTCGACATAACGTACGGCCAGGCGACCGGCTCGAAATACAACGTTCAGGCGACCGTTACGTCGAGCCTCGTCGAGAAGGTGAAGATTTATCGCCAGTTCGCGGCGGTCCTCCTCGGCAGTCCGGACGCGACCTTCACGATTAACTCGACCACTCGACAGGAGGCCGTCTTCATCGCCATGAAGCGGAACCTGGCCAAGGACGAACTCAAGAAGGGAACGGTGGCCCTGACGATTAACTCGTCGGCGCCGTCCCAGTACACCGCCTCCGATGCCGGAGCGGCGGCGACCTTCAAGCAGTCCCTCGGCGGCGACTACGCGCCCCTCAAGTACAACGGCACGGGCTCGGAGGTGGGGCAGGTCTGGTACAACGCTGGCATCATCGTCCTGCATCCCGACTCGACCTGGGGGGCCGTCCCGGTCTGGTCGGGGACCGTGACGCTGATTAACGCCCAGTCGTCGGGCTGCATCAACAACGTCGTTGACGGCGTCCGCACGCACCTCGAGAACCTGCAACTCAACAACCAAACGAACCTCCAATCGTCGATTTACTTCTGTCGGGCCTTCAACAGCGAGTTCAACTACTCGTCGAACCCGACCTTCGTGGACTCGACCGGCCTCATTCTGGTAACCTCAGGCAGCAACATCCTCACGACCCGCACGTACGTCACGACCATCGGCCTGTACGATGAGAACGACAACCTGCTCGCGACCGGCAAGGTAAACAAGCCTGTCTTGAAGTCGCCCGAGACTGAAGCGATTTTCCGACTTCGTTTGGACTACTAGTCGTACTCACTTCAAAGCACTTATCCCGTTGCTGTCGAGGTCTCTCCCTAAGTGCCAGCGTTTAAGAAGTTCGGACCGGGCGACCAACTCGATAGCGTGATGGTCCTTGAGCCGAGTTACGCGCTCGCCTCGGGAACGAACGGCTGGCACGGCTCTCCGGACGGCTCCGGCTCCATATCGCTCTACGGCGGGACCCGTCGAAGTTCGACCGGTGTGGTAAAGCGAATCGAGTACCAGTCGCTGAATCCCATCGCGGAACAGGTCGGCAACCCGATTCTGCAGATGCCCACAACGGCGTCAATCCAGTTCGTTTACATGACGAGCGACGAGATTGACCTGAACTATCAGGTGACCGCGACCCGGTGGGGCGCCGAGCACTGGGGTACCGTCGGCCGGCTCTATCAAGACTACTACCAGATTGACCCGGACTACGTGACCGGGTCGTACGACTACTACTGCCTGTACTTCAATCAGTTCTCACAGAACATCGTCAACTTCCCGTCGCCGTACGCCGCGGGGCTGCCGCTGACGGGTTCATTCACGGTTGAGGGCTGGGTTAAGCCGTTCATCACGGCCAGTAACTCCCAGGACTTCACGATTGCCTCGATGAATCGGGTCTTCTGGTTCGGCATCACCGGCTCGACCGGCCAACTCGTGATGTCGTCCTCCTACGGCGCCCTCACCTCGTCGTATGGCCCGGCCGCGCGCCGGTGGTCCCACGTCGCCTGCAGTTTCAATGCAACGACCGGCACCGGCTCGTTCCTGATTAACCTCAACGATGCCGGGCAGTTCAAGCAAACGACGTTCTCCGCCAGCCTCGGTGGCTTTCAGCCGGTCTTTAGCCTCGGTGCGAAGGCCTCGGGTTCGACCGAGGTCGCGTCGACCTCGGTCGGACAACTGTATCGGGTCTTCCATGGCTTCATGGGGGAACACCGGCTCTGGTATCAGGCCCGTACGGTGGCGCAACTCTCTGCCTCATGGAACGTTCAACTGACCGCGTCCAGTCCTGTCCTCACGGGTTCAGTGATAAGGACCGGCTTCACCGAGGGCCCGCTTGCCACGTTCCCGACGGACACGAACTCGAACTCACCGCGAAACGGCTCCGGCACCGTTGACTGGGCCTCCCTTGAGCAACTCTCCGCCAACGCGGCCGCCGGTCGCCTTCCCTGGGGCTACCTGGTCTCATTCGATGACCGAATTGCCCCGGTCTGGCAGCCGAACGACAACGTCTCGTTCCGTCCCTATAAGAACCTCAACGGTCCACCGGACTCCAGTCCGAACCTGGTTCAGGCCCTCTCCCTCACGGGTTCAGGGCTCACGGGCCTGGGATGCGCGCCTGTGCAGCGGATGCTGGTCATCGACGTGCCGCAGGCGTTCTATGGCAGGCAACTTCAACCGAACAGCGTGTCCGTCACCGATTGGACGTACTCCTCGAGTTCCTACGGGCTGGTGCGGACCCTGGTCGACGACGGCCGCGGCAACCTCTATCTCTCCGGGTCGGCCTGTTCCTCCTCCCTTGCGAGCAAGGAGGACTACGCCGGTGTGCAGTGGAACAAGGTCGGCAACGTGTTCTACGGCGAAGGTCTCATCGTCATCAAGGACCAGTCGCTTCTGGACTTCGGCCGGCTTGACGGAGTCTCTAACGACCCCAGCAACGTGTTGCAGGTCGGCTTCATGGGACAGACCCGGACTCCGGTGAAGACCCTGATGTGTCGGCTCGACCACGGCGAGTTCAACGCCTCGAATAACCCCACGTTCTATACGACCGGCTCGGCCGGGGAGCGCATCGCCCGGCATCCGAGCGGCTCCGTCTACGTCTCCACCGTTGGCATCTATAACTCAGACCGTGAGTTGGTCGCCGTCGCGCGCCTGGCCGACCCCGTGCGCAAGCGGACCCGAGACCGGATAAACATTCGGTTGCGCGTCGATTTCTAGGCGTACTCAGGATAGAATTCTAGGCCACGTAAACATCATCCCGTTCATCAGGATGTCCGTCACCCCGTGCCTACCTTGTGCATGGAGCATATCTCATGCTGATTTGCGGATGGGACATCTCCACGTCAGCCATCGGTGTCTGCGTCTGTGACCGGGACGGAACGTTCATGGAGCACGACCTCATTCTTCCCAAGGGTGAGACCCACCACGAGAAGCACCGCGACGCGGCCACCAGGGTCCAGCAGTGGTTGGCGGCCTTCGGCATCAAGGAGTGCGTCCACGTCGTGGAGCAACACCTCGGCGGCTTCTCGGGCGGCTTCTCGTCGGCCCAGACAAAAATGGCCCTGGCGTCGATGAACGCCGTCATCAGTTACGTCCTCGGCCTCCACTCGAAGGTCATTCACATCCTCCCCGTCACGACAAAGGCCATCATGAGGCTCGTGAAGCAGGACGGCGAGGACAAGAAGGACGCGGTGGTCCGCATGTTTCGGGCCGCCGTGCCGTCCTTTCCCTATCGGGAGACCAAGGCAGGAAACTGGGTCAAGGGAACCGATGACATCGCCGACGCCTGGCTGCTTGCCTCGGCCGGAGGTCGTATAATCCGGGGTGAGGCCTCGCTTCCAAGTGGACGTAAGAAGAAAACTGCAAGCGATAAGCCGAAGGCTCGGCGAGCCAAGGGTAAACGCGAAGCGGAAGGGTGAGTACGGCTTCCTGTGTCCGGGTCGGCCGGGCTCCGGTGGCTGCCCGTCTGCGCGTGAGGACAAGGTCAAACTCTTCGTCAATCCGGAGAGCGACCGCTTCAACTGCTGGGTCTGCGGCTTCCATGGCGGTAGCCTGGCGCCGCTCATGGTTCGTCGCTCCCCGGAGTTGTATGAGTACCTGGGCGAGCGGCCCGACGACCCCAAGGACCGCTTCCGCGTTCCGGAGGCCAAGGAGCGCTGCCAGTCCCTCCCGTCCGGTTTCACTCCGATTCGTCTGAGAGGGGCGATTGGCGAGGCCCCATACCTCCATTACCTTCGGCGCCGGGGTGTCACCGACGAGGACGTGGTGCTCTACCGAATGGGTTATGTGCCCTCCGGTCAGGAGGGCGGTCGGGTGGTGGTGCCGACGTTCGATTGCAACGGTGCGGTCTGCTTCTGGTCAGCGCGGACGATACATCCGAGCGTTCGACCGAGTTACCGGCTGCCGCATGCCTCGAAGGACGTGGTGAGCAACGAGCACATGGTCGATTGGTCAAAACCTGTCTATCTGGTCGAGGGAGTCTTCGATGAGGTCGCGATTGGGCCACAGGCCATCGCGCTCTATGGGAAGTTCATGATGCCGCAGTTGGCTCTGCGACTTGTTGAGAAGAGGCCGCCGATGGTTAACGTGTGCTTGGACGACGACGCTGACCGCGAGGCCTTCAGCCTCATGCAGCGATTGGTTGGGTACGACGTGCCCTGCGCGATGGTGCGACTGGACTCCAAGGACCCAGCGACGGCTGGGGGCGCGGCGGTTGAGCGCGCGGCGTCTGAGGCCTCCCGGGTGACGGGCTCAATCGGTCTCGTGGGGATGCGTCTATGACTTCAGACCGACCCGTTGACGCGAAGGGGTACACTGGATGCGCATAGCCCATGTCTCGGACTTACACTTAAGGAACAGCAAGTATCGCTCGGAGTACGCAGTGGCCCTACACCGGCTCCAGCGACAACTCGCTGACCTGCAGCCGGACCTCATCGTCAACACCGGTGACACGGTCCACAGCAAACTCGCGGTCTCCCCGGAACTCTTCGATGACGTTGCGAAGCACATGCAGGAGATGACCCGAGTTGCCCCGTATTGGCTCATCCTCGGAAATCACGACCTAAACCTGAAGAACAAGAGCAGGATGGACGCGATATCACCCGTCGTGAACGCGCTCCAGGGTTCGACCGCGAACCAATTGAAACTTCTCGAACCGGGAATGCATCGGGCCCCGGGAGGCCTCAATCACGGTTTCATCCTTTGGAACTATTGCATCAAGGGTCACGACGCCGCGGCCATCGACCCGCATCCGGACGACATCAACATCGGTCTATACCACGGTTCAATCTCCGGCTGCGTGACTGACATCGGCTTCACCATGGAGGACGGAGAGGCCGAGGTCTCCAAGTTTGACGCCATGGACTACGTGCTGTTGGGTGACATCCACAAGCGTCAGTCGTTCCGGGGAGGTCGGATGCAGTATCCGGGTTCACTCATTCAGCAGAACTACGGGGAGGAACTCGTGAAGGGGTTCCTCCTCTGGGACATCAAGTCAAAGACCGAGTTCACGTGTGACTTCCATCCGGTCGAGGCCCCGGGCCGGTTCCATACGATTCAGGTTCCGGCCTCCCTGGACCTGAGCACCCACGTCGTTCCCGCGGGTTCCCGCCTGCGGGTCCTCGTTGAGGGGGACCTGACCCCCTCGAAGCGGCTTCAACTGGAGCGTGACGTTCGAGAGCGGTACCAACCCCTTGAGGTCATCGTACCGGACGCCTCCGCCGAGCGAACCCAGGAGCCGACCGACATCGATAGGTTGATTGCCGACCGTCGCGCCGTCGCGACGGAGTACCTCGAGGAACACGGCTTCACGGACGTGGCCAACGAGGCCCTCAGGCTCTTCACGGAACACGAGCAAAGCATCGAAGAGGAGGCCAGTGCCCCGGCCTACGGTACGACTTGGAGCCTGAAGCGGGTGGCCTGGGACAACGTGTTGAACTACGGCGAAGGCAACTCGATTGACCTAACGAACCTCAAGGGGGTCGTCGGCATCTTCGCCCCCAACGCGGCCGGAAAGTCGTCGATATTCGACGTGATACTACAGGCCCTGTTCGATAAGGTGACCAAGGACGTCCCCAAGAACATCGACGTCGTGAACGACAACAAGGACCGCGCTACCATGGAGGTCGAGTTCGAGGCCGGCGGCACGCCCTATTCGATTCGTCGTGAAATCGAACGAATTAGTTTCGGTCAACGAACGATGAGTGAGACCAAGCAGTGGGGCAAGACCACTCTCGACTTCACTTCCGTTGACGACGACCTGAACGGCACTTCCAGGCCTGAGACCGAGCGTCACGTTAGGTACCTGATAGGAACGTTCGAGGACTTCTGCCTCACGACGATGGTCAGTCAGAACCCGATATTCGCCCTGCCCGGAGGCGGTGACGTCGTCAACTGCAAGGAGACCGACCGACGCAAGATACTGTTTCGATTTCTGCAGTTAGATGTCTACGAGCGGGTCCTGAGCCGCGTGAAAGACGAACTGAAGACCCTGATGGGCCGTCTGAGCGGTCTCGACCCTGTGAAGTTGCAGATGGAGTTGCTGGCTCTAATCGAGGAGAAGAAGGGACGCGAGCGGGAGGTCCCCGGGTTCGAGCGAACAATCGCTCGACTTGAGACAGACCTCAAGGAAGCGGCCGCGGCGTTAGAGCGCACCGACATCAAGCACACAATCGCTGCGATTAAGGATAAAAAGCGATACGGGGCCGAACTCACGAAGGCCCAGACCCTACTCGCCGAGGCGGAGACCGAACTCCTTGCGAAGCGTCACGGGCTTGAGGGCCTGCGCGCTTCGCTGGCGCACCTCGGCGAACGCCCACCTGAGCCTGAAATCACCCTCGCGGACCTGACTGCGGAACTCGAACGGGTGCGAGAGCGTCGGGAGACGACGAAGCGTCGTCGGTCCCTACGGCTCGCGGAGATGTCCACGGGCCAAGAGGCGCTGCGGACCCTGGATGACATCCCGTGCGAGGGAAAGTTCCCCAGTTGCCGGTACATCGTCGATGCCACCGAGTTTGAGAAGATTGAATCCGAGGTCCAGGCGGCCATCGAGAACCTAACTGCGGACATGGCGGTCGATGAGAATCGAGCGAATGGGCTCACTCAATTGAGGGTCATTCACGAGTTAGTTCAACGCTGGGACAGGGACCATAACCGGATTCAACTGTCGATAGTTGAGGCGACGGCCGAACTGACCACCAAGGACTCAGTTCGCGCGACGTTGACCAATGAAGTTCATCGTTTACAGGCACTCCTCAAGGAGGCCGAGGACATCCTCAGAGGCTCATCGAATGAGCAAGCGAGCGCGGCCCGTGACCTCCATGTCTCTCTCTCTTCAGAACTCAAGAGCGTGAAGCAGACTCACGCCGACGCCTTGAAGAGCATCGGTGGATTGGAGGTCCATCTGATGAAGTTGCAGGGAGACGTTGACTCCCTAGAGGGTCTACGGGAGACCGTAAGGGTCCATGAGGCGGTGGTTCAACTCTGTGGAAAGAACGGTCTTCCCTACCGCATCCTCGCCATGGTGCTGCCGGTCATCAACGCAGAGATTGCAAAGATATTGACCGGCGTCGTGGGCTTCAACGTGTTCTTTGAGGACGACCCTGAGGAGCAGACCGTGCGTCTATACCTTCGGTATGGCGATTACAAGAGCCGTCCGTTGTCCCTATGCGGCGGCGCTGAGCGCTTCATCGCTGCCCTCGCGATTCGAGTGGCCCTTCTCAGCGTCTCATCCATTCCGAAGACTGACATTCTCATTATCGATGAGGGATTCGGGAAACTTGACCCGGAAAACCTCGAGGCTCTACACCGGATGTTTGAATACCTAAGGCAGGCGTTCGGCACTATCTTTGTGGTCTCCCATGTGGATTTCATGAAGGACATCGTCGACCACTCGATTGAGATTACGAGTCAGGACGGATACGCACACGTGGAGGTCACATGAAACTGTTCATTAAGGATTCAAGCGGGAACGAGAGCCTGACGGCGACAACCGTCGTGTTCACGATGTTAGTGGTTCTGCTGAAGGTCCTCCTTAACGGAGCGTCCATCACGATTGCGAGCCATTCGTATTCCTTCGGAACCATCGATGCGTTGACCATCGGAGCCCTACTCGCTCCGACCCTGGGAGCGTATACCGCGCGTCGCTGGAACTCATCCGACCCGGTGGTCCCGGTTGCGACTGGCGATTCCGCTGGTTCTAAGCCGAATGACGGTGCCGCGTGATTGCTGTCATCGCGAAGGCGTTCTCCAATGTCTGGATTGGGCTCAAGAGGTACGCGACGCCGCTGCTCGCGCTTGCAGTCGTTCTCGTTCTGTTGTACGGGGGATATAAGTGGGGGGCGCGTTCTGCCAACTCCGAAGTCGCGACGCTAACCGAGAAACTCGCTGAGAGCGAGAAGACCGTCGAGTTGAAGCAGGGCCTATACGCCACGACGCTCGTTCAGGCTAATGACCTCCAGTCCCTTTTAACGGGTAAGGATGCACAGGTTCAGGCCCTGCAGAAGCAACTGACCGATAGCCAGGCCCAACTCCTCACCACACAACAGTTGGTCGTCCAATGGAAGTCCGCCTACCAGGGAGCCTTGAAAGCGACTCAGACGAACGGGGGAGCCACTCCGACCCCCGTGGACGGAGCGGTCGAGGTCCCCGTGGCCCTCGGGCGAACTCGAGTGGACTTCACCGGCGGCCTGGGCCCGATTTCGGCGACTGGCTATACCCTCACGAATCCTCCCGAGGCCTATCTCAGCCTGATTCAAACCCGACCGCTGAAATTGACCGTTTCAGTGGCCAGGGAGAGGGACGGAACCTGGACCTCGTATGTGACGTCCTCCGAGCCGAACATCGGTGTTAACGTGTCTCTCGGTGGAGTCGACCCGGGAGTGCTCGCCCCGTCGTGGTACGAGCGTATTTGGGTTGACGGTGGAATTGACTTCCTCGGCGGCAAGCGTGCCTCGTTGGGCCTCTCCTATCGCATGGACCGCTGGGCCCTAGGCGCGGGCTGCTCACTCGAGACAGGATGGTCGGCCGGCTGCGGTTTGACGGCGGGGTTCAGGCTGTTCAAGTGAAGCAACGTAAGAGCCGAGGGGTGGTCACGCCGGTCACCCTGAATGACCTGTATCGGGAGCGCGGGGAGTTCACCGCCAAACTCATAATCGACCCACGTGAGAGCGGGAAGATTGACACCGTCGACGTCCACGTTTGGAACTCGGACGGCCGGCCAATGGACTTCACGGCTAAGCGCTGGGGAACCAAACTGACTGTCACTTTCAAGATTGATGAGAAAACCTCAGACGGCGTCGGCGTCATTGACATGCTGCTTCGAGGGAAACAGTGGGTCGAGTCCCGGGAGCGTCTGTCGTTTTGGATTGTTACATGACCGAGGAAGAGAAACAGGCGCTTCGGGTGCCGATGTGGTGCCCCGTCTGCGACTACGTCATGAAGAACGGACCGGGCGGAGACAACAAAACCTATTTCAAATGGGGATGTTGCAGACACTGCCACGTTGAGTTCATTGAGGACCGGGAGTCACGTTGGAAGTCCGGCTGGCGTCCGTCCGCCGAGGACGTGGCTGGGTTTATCAAGAAGTTGTACGGCCGGGGCTGACTGAGGTCGGGTCCCTACTTATCCCGAACGGGAGAAGAGGACCATGCCGAAGCCAAAGGACGCAGAGGGATTTGATGTAGCCGGAGAGCGCTATCGCCAACACGAGGACCCCCGGGCGTCCCTCGCCCAGGCAATGGCAGACTACAGCACCTCCGTTCCCAGTCGAAACTTCACTCATCGAGTGAACGGCAACAGCGTGACGCTGTACTGCCATGCCCACGAGCAGGCTCTGGGTGACCCCGGTAAGCGGGCCCTCTGCTTGGATGCTGCTGCCAAGGCCATGGACAACTACGTCAAGGGCCTCAAGAAGCATTACCGCGAGTGCGGTGCGGGCACCCTTGCCATCGATGAGGTGAAGCACTCCCGGGGACACACGCTCCAAAAAACCGGTCTGAACGACCGTTGGGAGTTGGTCTATCGGCGGACGTATGAGGTTTCGGACCTCGTCGAGGTCCCTGAGGACTGATTCATGCGCAAGGCCTCCGTCAAGGAGGAGATTATCAAGTGCGGACTGGACCCGGCGTACTTCATCAACAAGTACGTTAAGATTAGGCATCCCGTTCGCGGTCTCATTCCGTTTAAACTATTTGAGTACCAGGGCAAGACCCTCGAGTTCTTCAGAAAGAAGCGCTTCAACGTCGTTCTGAAGCCTCGGCAGATGGGCTTCACCGAACTCACGGCCGCGTTCATCACGTGGCTGATGCTCTTTCACCCGAACCAGTCGATTCTGGCCCTCGCGACCAAGTCCGACACCGCGAAGCAAATCGTTCGCCGGTGTCGAGTGGCCCTGAAGTCGCTTCCGAGGTGGCTCCTAATCGCTGACATCACGACCGACAACAAGACCGGTCTTGAGTTGGCCAATGGGTCGTTCGTGAAGGCCGTCAGCAAGTCGGCCGACGCCGGTCGTTCGGAGGCGCTGTCGCTCCTGGTCGTTGACGAGGCGGCGCACATCGAGGGCTTCGATGACATCTGGACCGGCATCAAGCCGACCATCTCCGCCGGCGGTCGAATCATCATGCTCTCGACGCCGAAGGGCGTTGGCAACGTGTACCACCAGACCTACACCGAGGCCTTGGAGGGCAGGAACGACTTCAACCCGATTCGGGTTGACTGGTGGGAGCATCCCGAGCACGTCGAGGAACTCACCCTTGACCCGAAGACCAACAAGTACACCTCGAAGTGGTTCAAGCGGGAGACCAAGGGCTTCTCCCAGCGACAGATTGCGCAGGAGTACGAGTGCGAGTTCCTGGGTTCGGGTGACACGTTCTTCGCGCCTGAGGACATCGCCCGCATCATGCAGACCCAGGTCGAACAGTCCATGGACGAAGGCCTGCATGTCTACGCTGAGCCCCTGCCGGGACGCAAGTACATCCTCGGGATTGACTCCGCGACCGGCCGCGCCTTCGATTGCGGCGGCGTCCAGGTCATCGACATTGAGTCCATGGACCAAGTGGCCGAGTTGAACGTCCACCAACTGCCCAATGACTTCGCCCAGGCCCTGATGGCGCTGGGCTACAGGTACAACACCGGACTCCTGGTTGTGGAGAACAACGCCGTCGGAATGGCGGTCATCGAGCACATCAAACTCGCGGGCTACCCGAACTTCTTCTACTGCAAGAAGGGGACCAAGGCCGGCGACAAGTTGGGGGAGTCAGGCAACGCCGCCGAGGGGTCGATGCCCAAGGACTTCATTCACGGCGTAATGACCCTCGGACCGAACCGCTCCTTCATGCTTAGCAAACTTGAGGAGTTCATTCGGACCGGCATCGTTCGCGTCCGTAGTCCCCGCTTTCGAGCGGAGATGGAGACGTTCGTATGGAACGGTGACCGGGCGGAGGCCCGGAGCGGTAAACGCGACGACCTCATCATGGCCATGGCCCTGGCCGTCTGGGTCCGTGACAACATCTACGGCGGGGTCTATAACACCCCGGGCCTAGCTGCGGCCATGATGAACGCCATGAAGATTAACCGGACCCAGAACACCCAGGTCCAAGGGGCATCCAAGAACCCAGACCACGTTCCGGTGCGGTCCATGGGCACCTTCAACATCAGCACCTCGGCCAGACCACATGTGGTTCCGCTGCCGAGCGGTCGAGGCTACATAGACCTCATGGCTGAGATGGGCATGTACGTTCCGAGGAGGCGCTGATGGCCGGTGAAGAGACAGTCTGGCGCAGGCTAACGCGGCTGTTCCGCAGCGGGCCCATCGTCCGCCATAAGATTGCGAACGGCGAACGCCTCCAGGAGCCGCAGGGCACGGCCCGGGCCTTCAAGAAGGAACTGAGTTCGCTCTACGTCCGAGCCCTGGCCTCCTACGCCAACTACGAGCGGCTCTCGAGATACTGCGTCACAGGAGACACTCTTGTTGCAGTGAACCTCGAGGAGGGGAACATCCGCATCGATGAACTCGTTCAAAGAGTTGCAAACGGCGAGGACATTCGGGTCTTTTCGTATGACAACTCACGTGATGAGTTAGTTGCGACTCCCATCGAAAGGGCGGTATGCAACGGTGAACGGGAAGTCTGTGAAGTTGAACTAGACGATGGAAGCGTCATTCGCTGCACCCCTGACCATCGTTTCATGCTGCGCGACGGAACGTATCGTGAGGCCAAGGACCTCACACCGAGCACAGCACTCATGCCGTTCCACCGCAAGGAGTGGGGCGGCAAGCGCGGCGAGTACCGGTACGTCTACTCGTACTCCCGCGGATGGGTTCCAGAGCACGTCATTGTCGCCGAGAGCGTCACCGGTGAGCGGTACGTCCGCGAGGGCGGCATCCACATCCACCACAAGAACTTCAAGCACCGTGACAACAGAGCGGACAATCTTCAACCGCTGCCGGCCGCCGACCACCTGGCGCTTCACGCCCGTATCAACAACAAGCGCTTCGAGGACCCAACGGAACGGGAGAAGCAGGCGGAGCACGCGCGACGTCGATGGGCCACCGGAGGTGACCTCAGGACGTCACAGGAGAATGGCTCCATTGTGTCTGAGCGAGGTCGGGAGGCGCACCGTGCCTGGATGGTGGACTTCAATAAGAAGAACAAACCGGGGACAGGCAATGCAGGACGGACCGACCAGGTCGGTCTCGATAACGCCAACGCAGACAAGTCACTGACCTATCAGACCATCTGTGACGCGTATCGTCCCAACATGGAACTATCGACGCTCTGCTCTCAGGTCGGAGCGTCTCGATACAAGGTCCTCAAGCGTCTAAAATGGGCCGGCTTCCAATCATTCGACGACTTCGAAGAGAACTACACCAACCACAAAGTCGTCGCGGTGCGCATGACTGGAGCAGTCGAAAAGGTCTACGACCTCACCGTCGCACCCCATCATAACTTCGCTATCTCATCGCAGAGTGGAAAAAGTTTAATAATAATCCACAACAGCGATTACAACGAAATGGAGTATACACCCGAGTTGCACTCGGCCCTTGACATCTACTCCGACGAGGCCACAGTCAAGAACGACGACGGCAACGTAGTGGAGGTCACGTCCAGGAACGCAGAGATAAAGGAGGTCCTCGAGACCCTGTTCTTCGACATCCTGAACCTCAACTTCAATGCCTGGTCGTGGATGCGGCATTTCTGTAAATTTGGCGATTTCGTCCTCTTCGTGGACGCTGACGAGGAGCACGGCATCCTCAACCTGGTGCCGATTCCCATCAATGAAATCGAGCGTGAGGAGGGCTTCGACGCCAAGGACCCGCTGGCGGTCCGCTTCCGCTGGCTCACCCGCGGCAACACTATTCTGGAGAACTGGCAGGTCGTGCACTTCCGTCTCCTCGGAAACGATGCCTACCTGCCATACGGGTCGTCCGTCCTCGAGCCGGCCCGTCGCATCTGGCGGCAGTTGATTCTCATCGAGGACGCGATGCTCGTCTACCGCGTCGTTCGCTCCCCCGAGCGGCGCGTGTTCCACATCGAGGTCGCGAACACGCCACCGGACCAGATTGATGCCTTCATCGAACAGGTGAAGACCCAACTCAAGCGCAACACAATCGTCGATAACGAGACCGGCCGCGTCGACCTCCGGTACAATCCGCTGTCTGTGGAGGAGGACTACTTTCTGCCGAAGCGCGGCGACGTTCAGTCCCAGATAGACACCCTGGCCGGCGGACAGTTTCCAGTACGCCGAGATACCCTTATTCCATTGCTCGATGGACGGCTCATCACCATCGAGCAGTTGGCCGCCGAGTACGACGACGGTAAGGAGAACTGGGTTCACTCAGTCAAATCCGGGTCGAACGCTTTCGTTCCGGGCAAGGTCGTTTGGTGCGGACGCAATTACGCCTGTGACCGCCTACACCGAGTTTGGTTGGACGATGGCTCATACGTCGACATGGCTCCTGAGCATCCAATCGTGATGCGTGACGGCAGTAGCAAGCGCGCCGATGAGGTCAAGCCCGGCGAAAGCGTCATGCCTTTTCGTTGCCGCCGTGAATGGCTCGGAGACCATGACTACGAGATGGTCCAAGACACCGCCGATGACACGTGGAAGTTTATTCATCGACAGGTAGCCGGCCCTCATGGCATCTCTGAGGCCCACCTCCGTAGCGGTGAGGGCGCCGTGGCCCTTCACCACGTGGACTTCAATCGCTTCAATAATCGACCGGATAACCTCCGTTGGATGGGCCGGCTTGAGCACATCAGGTTGCATGGGGAGAACGCCGCTCGAAACCTCCACACGCCTGAGATGGACGCTGAGAATGCTCAGCGAATGATTGAGTACAACAGGTCTCCTGAAGGTCGAGCCGCCAGGGCCGCCCGGGATTTCCTCGATGTGACACCGGCCAATCATACCGTGCTCCGGGTCGAGATACTGGACGGCGTGACCGATGACGTCTTCTGCATGACCGTCGTCGGTCCTGACGGTGAGGACGACCGCCACAACTTCGCTGTCGTGACCAGGCTTCAAGACGGCTCCATCCCATCCAACTGGGGAGGACTGTTCGTAAAAAACACCGGAGACATTGATGACGTCCGGTACATCCAGTCGAAGATGTTCGCGGCCATCAAGATTCCTCGGGCGTATCTCGGGTACGAGGACCAGATTGGCTCGAAGTCGACCCTGGCGCAGGAGGACGTGAGATTCGCCAAGACGATTGAGCGCATCCAGTCCCTCTTCGTCTCCGAGTTGAACAAGATTGCCATCATTCACCTCTATCTGCTCGGCTATCAGGGCTCGGACCTGACGAACTTCGACATCACGCTGGCCTCCCCGTCGACGGTGGCAGAGCAACAGAAGTTGGAGTTGTGGCGGATGAAGCTTGAGGTCGCGGGGATGGCCCAGGAGGGCGTCTTCGACCGCAACTTCGTGTATCGCAAGATATTCAGTCTAAACGACAAGCAGATTGCGGCCATCAAGGACGGCAAGCGGACCGACAAACTGGAGGACGCCCTCCTGGAGTCGATTCAGGCGCCGCCGCCCCCCGGCGGTGAGCCCCCTCCGGCCGGCGGTCCTGAGCCCGAGCCGGCCGCTCCGGGAGCGGACGAGTTGCCGAACACCCTCGGCGGTCCCGCTCCCGGCGAGGGAGGTGGCGGAGGCGGTGAGCCGCCGCCGGTCACCGCCGGTCTCTCTCTCCCCGGCTCCGTGATGGCCGAGGCCAAGTTCAACCGCGGCTCGACCGGCAACCGGGCCGAGTTGGCCGTCGACAGGGGCCGCAACCTCTTCTCGACCGGTGAGGACCCCCTGAAACTGACCTTCGGGACCGAGAAGCAGACCGCGTCCGACCCGTACGACCGCCGAACCCGCAACCGCGGAATCACCCGACCGTTCTCCGAGACGTCCGCGGAACCGGACTTCGATGAGATGCCCGGCTCGTCCCAGGTGGACGAGGTTGAGGAGATGTTGCAGAAAGTTTCAGAGTGGCTTAACCGCCGAGACGGTCGCTGAGCATAGGTACGAACGGAGGAATTGAGATGCGGAAGCTGTCTCACAACAAGCGCAGGAACGTCGGACTCGTCTACGAGTTCCTTTCAAGGGTCGTGACTGAGGCCGTCATGGCCAAGGACCAGTCCCGAACGGCGGCGGCTCTGGCCATCGTCTCGGAGCACCTCGCAGAGGGGTGCCCGCTCTATTCGGAACTCTCCCTGCATCGACAGGTGATGGAGACCAAGGGCGTCTCCGAGCGTCTCGCTAGACGCATCGTGGATGAACTGAAGGCCGCCGGCGTGCGAACGTCCGCGGCCCGGCCCATCCTTGAGCGAGCAAAGACCGAACTCATCCATGAAATGAACCGGGCCCTCGGTCGAGAGGTCTTCGACCGATATCGCATCCCGGACTACACGGCACACGCGTCCGTGAGCATCCTGATGACTCGCGGCATGTCCGGGCGCATCGATGAGGGCGTCGACCTGGCCCGGGTCGAGGACCACCTCCTCGAGTACCTGACTCGACCTGCGAGTGAGGCCGTTCGATACGACCCCGATGCCTCGCTGTATGCCTACAAGACCGCCGTCGGTCTCTTCGAGCAGGAGTTCGGGCGGGAGTTGACCTCCGCGCAGGCCGAGTTGCTTCAGGAGTACGTTCGCGTGAGCCTCGGCGGCAACCCGGCTCCATTCGAGCGGACGTTCGAGCGGCAGCGCCGGCACCTCCATGAGGCCCTTCGGACCAGGCGGACCGACGACGTCTTCCGCGACGACGCCGAGATGGCCACCCGTCTCGACGAGGCCCTTGCTGAACTCGATGGGCTGCGTCCGTCCGTCGACGACGAGGCCGTCGAGAGCCTCCTTCTCTTTCACAATCTGCACCGTGAGGTCTTCTCCTGATGAGCAAGAACAACAAGAATGAGGCGCCCATGAACTGGGACGTCTCCGACACCCCGGAGGAGCCGATGCAGTCGCGTGACCCGCGCAAGGCCCCGCCGATTCCCGTCCGCGTTACCCACGTGAAGGACGCCTCCGGTCGCCCCGTGAAGCCGCCGAAGTTCCTGCCGGGGGCGACCAACGCCCCGTACACTCGGACCCGTCAGGAGGCCCGCGCCGGCACCGCCACGCTCGCTCCCACCGGCACCGACCAGACCCCGCCGCCGGGCTCGTCCAACAGCCAAGGGGGTCGGACGTGGATGGTCACCGTTCCCGGCCTCGGTGAGTACCGCGTCGAGGACGCCGGCACGGCCGAGGAGGCCAAGCAGGGCCTTGCCACCTGGTTCCAGGAGGACCAGGAGCAGGGACAGGCCCGCTACCTCGACCCGAAGCGCTTCACCGTTCGTCCGGCGATGGCCGGCGAGGGAGTTGGGGCCGCAGCCATGGGCGGACAGGCCCAGACCGCTAGTCCCGATGAGGCCTATGAGGCTCGACTCAAGGAGGCGATTCGCGCCCACGTTCGTGAGGTCGTTCGCAAGAAGGCCGGCGGCGGCGGGTACGTCCTCTACGGTCCGAACAAGGGCAAGAAGAAGAACCCCAAGCCCGCCGGTGAGTTCCCGACGCGCCTCGCCGCCAAGCGCGCTGAACTCGCCCGTTTTCCACCCAAGGACCCTGAGCAGTTGAAGAAGATGCGCTCGCGCCTCGATAAACTCAACAAGGACCCGAAGAAGCGCGCCGCGGCTGAACTCAAGGACCTGACCGGGCGAAAGGCCGCCAAAAAGAGCGGCTCACCGGCCGGGTCCCGGAAGAAGAAGACCGAGGCCATCGTCCGAATGATGGTTCGAGACATCCAGGAACGCCTCTTCCGTGACGAGGAGGTCCCGGGTTCGCCGTGGGACGAGCGGATTGATTCGCTGCATCCCGAGGCGCTCGCCTCGGACAAGAAGTTGGCGGCCCATCACAAGAACATGGAGACCGCCTCAATCGGTGCCCTCGGTGACGCCCACAAGTCCCTGGCCAAGGCCCTGCGCGGCATGGCCAAGGTTCACCCCGGCGACGTGGCCCATGACCCGGAGCGTCGGAAGACGTTCATGCCGGTCAACCTGGACGTCGACGGCGATGAGATTGGACCCATTCACCTCTACGTCGACGGCGGCCACGTGAAGATTGAGATGTCACCGGACGCCCGTGAGGCAATCGGAAAGCTTGAGCCTCCGCAGGCCCGGGACCTCCGTGGAGGCCTGATGTCGTTCGAGGAGGACTACCTTCCGAGAATCGATAGGGCGAAGAAGGCCTGGAACGAGCGCGACGCGTACCTCGACAAGATGCACGGCAAACTGAAGAAGCAGGTCGGCGGCATGTCGGACGTGGAGTCCCACCTGGCTCGCCAACTTCTGAACAAGAACCGGAGGCGCTGAGCAATGGTCACCAACCGCCGAATCCTTCGTGAATGGGAGGCCTTGGTTCCCGACCGCGGCTTCATCGTGGAGTCGCGTGAGCAGAACAACGGTCGCCTGTTCCTCAGGGGGCCGATGCAGCGTGCCGAGGCCCCGAACCAGAACAAGCGCATCTATCCCCGCAGCCTCCTCAGGCGTGAGTTCGAGAACTACCAGAAGCAGGTCCGGGAGGGACGGGCCACCGGTGAACTCGACCACCCTGAGACGTCAACGGTGAGCCTAGAGAAGGTCTCCCACGTCGTCCGGGAGATGGGATGGGAGGGCGACACCTGGGTCGGCCGAATTGAGGTCCTGCCGACCCCCTGTGGGAAAATCGCCGAGACGTTAATCGAGTCCGGCATCACCCTCGGCATCTCTAGCCGAGGCGTCGGCAGCACGAGCACGAATGAGTCCGGTCTCGACATGGTGCAGGACGACTTCACCCTCGTAACCTTTGACCTCGTGCAGGAGCCGAGCACCCACGGTGCCTTCATGACCCTGGGTGAGTCCGTCGACCGGAGCGGAGGTCCGGTCCTGAGTCGCGCCGACCGCATCAATCGCGTGTTGAATGACATTAGGAGTCGCAAGTGAGCCAGCCCGCCAAGGCCCTTCGTGAGGCAATCGATAGGATGGTTCGTGAGTCCCTCGAGCGTCTTCTGCCCGAGGTGATGAACGAGGTCCTGCTCCGCGCCATCGCCAACTCCGGTGTCATGACCGAGCGACGGGAGCCGGCTTCCCGTCAACCCCCGGTGCGTCCGCAGGCCCGTCGCTCTTCGCAGCAGCAGAAGCCGCGCCGCCCCGACCTGAGCGGCTACCTCGATGAGTCCGCCGGCGCGGACTTCTATGAGCGGGCCGTCTCGCGGATGCCGCAGCGTGACGACGACGCGACTGAGGAGACGGTGAGTGAGGAGCGGCAAGCCCCGTCACTGTCCTCCCGTCTCAACTCGCTTCCTCCTGAACTTCGGGAGATGGCCGAGGACATGGACCTCTCCGCCGACACGGACTTCGGCTCAGTCGACCCGAGTCCGGTGGCCGCTGGGAAGTCGATAGGGCTCGACTTCTCCGCGATGAAGCGGACGATTAACATGACGGAGGGCTCGAAGGGACCGGCCCTTGACCCACGAGCGAAGGCCAAGTTCGAGGAACAACGAATCGCTCGCATGCGCGCGGAGCTTGACGGTGGAAAACAGGTCTAAGACGCTCTCCCTGCTGCGAGAGGCGTTCCTGGCCGAGGACCCATCGGGTTACAGCCAGGCCCAGGCCCACCCCGAGCCGATGGACCCGAACGACCGACTTAGGCAACAGACCCAGGCCCGGTCCGGAGACTATCCGTACGACATGCCCGTGATGTACGGCCGCGACGTGGGCACCGACATGGGTGGCGCGGCCTACCAGTTGCCCGCACCCGACGGCAAGCCCCCCGTGCCGCAGCATCGGAAGGCCAGCGACTGGCAGCCGAAGGACGCCTACGGCCTCCAAAGCGGCCAGGAGAACGAGGACCGCGGCTACGACGCCCTGGACCCCGACGTCGGCCGCTCCGACTACTACGAGCCCGGGAGCCAGGCCGACGACGCCGCCGAGTTCGGCTACGGTAAGCACGGATTGGGCGGCGACGGCCTCGGCCTGGAGGACTACTTCCCGGCCCACGCCACGCACAAGAGCCTGAGCGACTTCCTTGACTCGGAACCCGACCACGACGGCGGGGACCGGGACGAGCGGACTACTTACGACGAATGGATTGAGGAGATGTCCGTCAGTCCCGAGGAGATTCCCAGCACATGAAGGTCACCATCACTGAGTTCCGCTCCCTCCTCGCTGAGGCCGTTCGGCAGGTAGTCGCAGAGGCGAAGAGGAAGCCGAAACTGCACGCCCCTCGTTCCGAGGAGTCAATCGCTGACGAACGGGACCGGCAACTTCGCGGACTTCCGGGCTTCCATCACTCCGAGCCGAACAGTTTCGCCAAGCCGCTCGGCAAGCGTAACATCGTAAAGCGCCAGGGAGCCGCGGGAATGGGCAATTGGACCTCTGAGGCGCTCGAGCCCAGTGGCGGCTCCGTCAAGAGCAAGGCCCAGGAACTAATGGCCTTCTGTAAGTGGTCAGGCATGGACCAGAGGAAGGCCACGGAGTACGTCGCGAGGTACCTGAAGCAGAACTCCCCGTTGGTCAATCCCGAAGACAACGGCTTGGACGACCCCCAGGACCTCGGCATCGAATCGACGCCGATGGCCAACGAGGGGCTCAAGGCCTTGGTGCGCATGGTCGTTGACGAGGAAGTCCGGGTCAAGCGTGGACGTTAAGCCCTTCAGGCCGGTCCAAGTGACCACCGAGGAGTGCGACGGCTCCTTTGATAGGATGCTCCGTCGCTTCATCCGGCGCAGTCGGGAGTCCGGCGTGATGGAGGAACTGCGGGACCGCCGCGGCTTCGTGAAGCCGTCCCAACGCCGTCGCCGGCGTCCCAAAACCCGTCCCGCGGGTCGATAACTGTCGGAGCGTCTTTTTAGGACCCAGAACCAATGAGCATCGTCAAGAACGCCGTCAAGGAGTCGAAGGACGTCGCCCGCCTCGCGGTCGATGCGGCCAAGAACGAACTCATCGAGCAACTGACGCCGACGATTAAGCAAATCATCGACGGACAACTTCGAGCGGGAACGCTCGGTCGCGACGTCCTCGCCCTGGAGGGCGTGAACAGGATGCGACAGGCCGCCGACGGATACGGCGGCATCTCTGACTTTGAAGAGGGCAAGGACATGAAGAACAAGAAGGATAAGATGGAGTCCGTTGCCGCCCTTTTCCCGGGCGTCACGGAGGTCTCCGACGTCGCCGAGTCCGAGGACATGGACGAGGCGGCCTGTGAGGACAACGACGACGGCCACGCCGACATGAAGGAGTCTGACGAGATGGGTAACGAGGGTGACGGCATGGACGAGACGATTGAAATCTCGGAGTCGGAGTTGGACGCGATGTACGCGGAGGCCCTGCAACTCGAGGTCGACGTGTCCAAGGGCTTCAAGGACATGGCCAAGCCCCATGAACTCGGCGCCGGCGCGAAGTACAACAACACCACGGAGCCCGGCTCGCTCGAGAAGTTGAAGAGCGGCGAGCACGAGTGGGACGATGAACTTCCCCCGCACAAGCAGGACTTCATCCCGGAGCAACTTCGGAACCTGGTCCGCAACGGTGTTGCGGAGAACAAGGCGCTGTCCGAGCAGAACGGTCAACTTCGTGAGATGGTGCGGAACCTCCACGGCAAACTCACGGAGATGAATCTGCTAAACAGCAAGATTCTCCACGTCAACAAGTTCATGACGGCGCACCGCCTCACCGCGGAGCAGAAGAAGACCGTCATTGAGAGCATCGATAAGGGAAGCACGGTGAAGGAAGTCAAGAGCATCTACGGGATTCTCGAGAGTTCCTTCAAGTCGGCCGGAGCGGTAAACGAGTCCACCGCTCGCCGGGCCCCCCGTGCGGATTCCCAGAAGCGCCGCACGAGCGGCGCGCCCGACACCCGAGTCCTCCGTGAGTCGGCGGACAAGGCGGAGGGCCGCGGCTTCAGCCGCTGGCAGCACCTCGCCGGACTAACGAACGGCAAGGACTGAACCTCTACCCAGGACCGACTGAGACTCAGGAGAACGAACAATGAGTGAGAATCTGATTAGGGAAATGTCCCGGGACGTGGTTCAGCAGAACCTCCTTAAGGAGGGGAAGCGAATCCACGCCAAGTGGCAGAAGACGGGCCTCCTCGAGGGCCTCGACGACAAGCGCGGCGCGATGATTGCCCGCCTCATGGAGAACCAACTCAAGGAGTTCCTCCTCAAGGAGAACTCCACCCAGAGCGACATCATTGGCTTCCAGAACGTGGCCTTTCCCATCATCCGGCGCGTGTTCGCCGGTCTGATTGCGAACGAACTCGTCTCGGTCCAGCCGATGAGCCTGCCCTCGGGTCTGCTCTTCTACATGGACTACCGGTACGACACGCAGAAGGCCGGTGACCAGGCGGACAACTTCGCCACGGGCGGCTCTATCTTCGGTGACCGCAACTCGCTTCAGGACGCCAAGGGCTCGGGCGGCCCGTACAACTACTCGCCGTCCTTCTCGCTCCGTGAGCGCGTCTCGACGGCGACCTTCTCGGCCTCGTTCGCAGTGCCGACCATCGTCGACATCGAGTGGGACCCGGAGTTGTCGGCGTCGATGACGCCGACTCCGGCCGGATTCGCGAAGATGACCGTGACGAACGGCTACGCGGCGCTCGTTGCGTCGGGTGGCCTCTCGTCGGCGGCCGAACTGAAGATGGCGGTGCCGGTCTCCGGTACCTCGACCTCCTGGGCCTACGTGTCGCCGGGTAACTCCAGCAACACGGACGGCGTGCCGGTCCAGTTCGCGCAGGCCGCCGGCGTCGGTGGCCTCCACGTCTATCGTCGGTTCACCAAGGTGGCCCCGAACGGCGTCGACCTGACCTTCATCGTCTCAGGCACTGCCGCTGACGTGAACGGCGCCGCCGCAGGCGGTCCCGCGGGCGCCGCGGCCATCAAACTCAGTTGGCCCATCGCGCCGACCCTCACGGGCGGCACCTCGGGCACCCTGACGCTCGATGCGAACGAGTCGGACCTCGGCGGCCCGGCGATGCCGGTCATTCCGCAACTCGACTTCCAGATTCAGTCGGTGGCTGTCACCGCCAAGAGCCGTAAACTCAAGGCGCAGTGGACTCCGGAACTGGCTCAGGACCTCGCTGCGTACCAGAACCTGGACGCTGAAGTTGAGTTGACCCAGGTCCTCTCGGAGCAGATTGCTCTCGAGATTGACCGTGAAATCCTCGCGGAACTTCTGTTCCGGGCGACGGGCGCGAACTACTACTGGTCGCGCGCTCCGGGCAGGTTCCTGGACAAGACGACGGGCAGCCAGGTCACGGGCGCGACCTTCACCGGTACGGTCCGTGAGTGGTACGAGACCCTAATCGAGTGCATCATCGACGTTGGCAACCAGATTCAGCGGAAGACGCTCCGCGGAGCCGCGAACTTCCTCGTGACGTCCCCGGACGTCTCGACGATTCTCGAGGCCTCGGTGCTCTACAAGCCGATTTACGACGCCACGGACACGATGCAGACCACGATGGGAATCGGTACCGAGAAGATTGGTACCATGTCGCAGCGGTACACGGTCTACAAGGACCCGTACTTCCCCCGCAACAAGATTCTCATCGGGTACAAGGGCTCGAGTTTCCTCGAGACGGGCTTCGTCTACGCCCCGTACGTGCCGCTCATCGTGACTCCGGTCATCTACAAGTACGATGACCTTACTCCGACGAAGGGCGTCATGACGAGGTACGCGAAGCAGTTGGTCAGGAGTGACTTCTACGGTACCCTTACCGTCCAAGACATGAACTACCCGTGATAGCGGCCTAACCCAGGCAATGGGTTAGACGGTCAAGGCCCGGCGGCGAGAGTCTCCGGGCCTTTGTTGTCTCCGCCGCATGCCTCGCTTTCGGGTACAAGGCGCCGGCTCGAACGCAGAGACGAGCCGGCCCTACTTACCATTGCTCTCTCTCTCTAACAGTAGCATACTGCATCTTTACAGAGTGAAGTGACCTGTCCCGAGCGAAGGCCTTCGGTGCCGGTCTCGGGGTATCAACTTGCTCTCCCAAACCACTCAATTCGTTCATCTCCTGGTCACCGTCGTGACCCTCTGGGTGGTGGTCCGTCGTGGCCAGGCCCCGTCCCTCGACGCCACGAGCGTCCGCCGCTGTGAGCGCTGCCGAGGAGCCCTTCGATGCCGATGAGCACCCCGTCCCCGACCACCGTGACGCTGCTCTCGGGCAGCACCACCGAAACCACCTCGGGTGGCACGCCCAACGGTAGGTCCAACCCGACCTGGGTGACCGGCTCGGTTTACGTCCTGAACCAAACGGCCGGCGGCGCGGCCTCCAACGTCGTCGCCAACAGCGGCTCCGTCGTGGGCCTGCTCATGGGCGGCCAACCGGTCTCGACCGGCAATCCGGTCGTCGTCACTGGCAGCGTCTACGTCATCAATCCATCGGGCGGCGGCTCCGGCGGCAACATTACGTCACAGAGCGGAAGCGTCACCGGCCTGCTCATGGGTGGCCAACCGGTGGCGGGCGCCAATCCCCTCTGGGTGACCGGCTCCGTGGGCCTTACCAACTCACCGGCCTCCACCACAGTCATCTCTGGAAGCGTCTCGGGGCTCCTCGTTGGAGGGCAGCCGAACTCCCAGGCCAACCCGCTTCCGGCGCTACACGTCAGCGGCTCCGTGACCGGTCTCCTGGTCGGGGGACTTGGCGTCTCGACCGCGAACCCCGTGCCGGTGGTCCAAGAGGGAACGGTCACGGTCACGGGGTCAATAGGCTTCACCCAGGGAATCGCGATAACGGCGCTTCCCAGTGTCACGGTCAGCAACTTCCCTGCGACGCAGGCAATCACCGGTAGCGTCGGGTTGACCGCCGCGGTCACCGTCGCCAATCCGCAGACCACTGTGACGACCGTCTCCGGCTCCGTGGCCGGGTTGCTCCAGGGCGGTCAGGTCGTCTCGACGGCCAATCCGCTTCCCATCACGGGTTCCGTCTACATCATAAATCCGTCGGGGGGAGCCGGAGGAAGCGTTACCGCGCAGAGCGGCTCGGTCACCGGTCTCCTCATGGGTGGACTGCCTGTCTCCAGCGGCAACCCGCTCTGGGTCACCGGGTCCGTCTATGTCTTGGACCCAGGCGGCGGAGCGGGAGGCAGCGTGACGGTGCAGTCCGGCTCCGTCACCGGCCTGTTGGTCGGCGGCCAGCCCGTCTCCGCCGCCGACCCCGTCCCCGTCTCCCAACAGGGGACCGTCACCGTCACCGGCTCCGTCGGCTTCACCCAGGGTGTCGCGGTCACCAACTTCCCCGTCACCCAGAACGTGGCCTCCGGCTCGGTCGTCGGACTGCTCATCGGCGGCGTCCCGGTAAATTCCACGAATTGGGTGCCTGTGCAGGACGTGGCCGGCACGCTGGCCGACGAGACGGGCGTCGTTCGGACCGTCAACCGGTCGTTCGCCAATGCGACGACGTCCGGAAACACCCAGGTCGTCGCGGCCCAGGGAGCCGGCGTTCGCATCCGGGTCATCGCGGTCCACGTCATGACGGACACCGCCATGGCCATAAAGTTTCAGTCCGCGACGAGCGACATCTCGGCCGGAATGGTCCTGGCGGCAAACGGAGGCTACGTGAAGCAGGAGAACGAACACGGCTGGTTTCAGACGGCGGCGAACGCCGCTCTGAACATTAACCTCGGGGTAAACGGCAACGTCGGCGTCGATGTGGTCTGGGTACAGGCGACCTGAGCATGGCGTTAACCACACGAGACGGGCTCATCGCGGCCTTGGCCGGCAGCCAGGACATGACGTATTACAAGTCGGCCTCACGCACCACGGTCGCCGGCGTCTGGTTCTCCATGTTTGACCTCGCGGGAAACCCCGGAGCGGGCGTGCTAGCGGGCACGAGCACCGCCGCCGGCGTTGTACCCGATGACACCGTTCCCGGAACGATTCCCGTGAACTCCTTCTCGGGCAGCAACACCGGGTACGTCTCGAACGTCGATTACGGGTCATCCGTGGCGTGTCGTTTTCGGGTCTATGACATGCTCTTCAAGGCGGGCGCGTTCACCTTTAGCGCCAGCGGAACCCTCTCCGGTCAGCCGAGTTACTCGTCTCGGGTCCCCGGCGGAGACTACGACGGCCTCCAGATTTGGCTGGAGACGGTCACGGCGTTCACGGGAAACCAGAGCATTAACATAACGTACACCAATCAGAGCGGCGTTGTGAAGAGCACCGGAGTGATAGCGACGGGTGCCGCTCCGACCGTCGGCCGCCTGTTCCAGGTCCCACTCGCCGCGGGAGACACGGGAGTGCAACAGATAAACGGGGTCGTTTCGACGGTCGCTACGGTGGGAACGTTCAACGTCCTCGTCCTTCGTCGGCTCGTCTCCTGTCGGGTGCGAATGGTCAACGACGGCGGCGTCAAGGGTCCCGACCTGACCGGGCTTCCCATAGTCTATTCCAACAGCGCTCTCTACGTGATGGTGGCCACCGACAGCACCGCGACCGGCGTTCCTGAACTGCAAATCTCGGTCATCAACGGTTAAGCCCAAATGCCTCTCACGACGCAGGCAGAGTTACTTCAGGCGATGAATCGACAGCAGGACCTGCAGTACGTTAAGACGGCGTCCGCGACCTCGGTCGCCGCGACGTGGTGCTCCCTCTTTAACCTCGCTGGGATTCCCGTCGCGGGAACGCTCTCCGGTTCCGTCGCCGTCGTGCCGACCAGTGCGACGACGGGGTGTCCCTCCATTCAGCCCTTCACGGGAAGCACCGGCTACATCACGACCGTTGAGCACGGCTGCTCCGTCGCCACCCGCTGGCGGCTCTATGACATGCTCTTCAAGACGGGGACGCAGAACGTCCTCAGCACGGGTACCCTCTCCGGCCAGCCGAGTTACTCCAGTCGGATACCGAACGGCGACTATGCCGGAACCCAGATATGGATTGAGGCCGTGACGGCCTTCACGGGGGTTCCCGCGTTCACCGTGACTTACACGAACCAGAGCGGCGTGACAGGACAGACAACGGGCGGCGTGGTCGCCCCGTCCGCCCTAAAGTTAGCGAACATGTTTCAGATGCCCCTGGCGTCGGGAGACACGGGTGTGCAGAGGATAGAGAGCGTCGCCTGCGGCACCGCCACGGTCGGGACGTTCAATGTTCTGGTCCTCCGACGCCTTCTCTCGGGCAGGGTCGTCACGCCCGACGATAGCGGCGTCAAGGGTCCCGACCTGACCGGGCTGCCGCAGGTCTACGCCACCAGCGCTCTCTACGTGATGGTGGCACCGGACAGCACGTCCACGGGGGTCCCTGAGTTCGTCTTCGACGTCTGCAGCGGGTGACGAGTGGCGCAACTATTCCTTCAAAGCCCCGGATTCGCGGCGGAACAGGCCGACAGCGGAACCACTCTGTTGTTAAGCCTGGGAACGTATTCGACAATCGTTGACAGCGAGTTGTTCTCCGCTCCCGCTCCACCGCCGCCGGTAGGCAGCACGGCCGTCCTCATGCCCTGCCTCGACTGCGGATAAAAACGGTCCGTCTCCCCGTTCGACGGCTATTTTAATGAACCATGGCCAGCGAAGCCCAGTTCAATACCACCGCCGTCTCGGGCTCGGACCAGCACTGGTTGGTCGCAAGCACCGTCAGCACGACCCTCATTCTCTCGGCCTCCCAGGAGCAGCGGAGCCACGCGTCAATCTTCAATGACAGCCCGGCCACCCTCTACTTGAAGTTCGGTTCAGACTCGAGCATGGCGACCGGCTCGTCCGGCGTCTGGGACGTCAAGTTGACCTCTGGAACGTACTTCGAACTGCCGAAGCCCGAGTGGCAGGGCGAGGTCTGGGGCTCCTGGGACAGCGGCTCGGCGGGCGGCTTCGCTCGCGTCTTGCAACTCGGAACTCCTCGCTGATGCCGCTTTTTAAGCCCGGTCAACCCATCGCGAGCATCCTCCGCCCCGTGGACAAGTCCAAGGGCGGTAAGCGCTGAGCCATGCCCTTCACTCCCGGTTCAACTGCCTTCGGTGTTTACGACAACGACGCGATGTTCGCGTCCGATGCGGACCACATCGTGAAGTACGTTTCGGTGAAACTCGGCGGCGGATTGCCTCCGATAGTCGGACCGGACGGGACCCACGTACAGGTGGAACTCTCGTCGTCGGACATCTACACATGCTTCGAGGAGGCAACGGTCGAGTACTCCGCCATCGTGAACGCCTATCAGGCGAAGTCCGCGATGGCCTCGTATCTCGGGTCCAACACAGGCTCGTTGACCGGTGGACAGAACCGGTATCCGGCCAACTCGCTTGAGTGGGCCCGACGGCAGGCCCAGCCCTTCGGTGAGGAGGCCTACGTCGGCGGCAATCGCACGCTCTATAGCGCTTCAATTCAACTCCAACCGGGCGTGCAGGACTACGACCTCCAGGAACTCCTGAACCCGACCGGGTCGGACGGGTCCCCCTGTCGAATCATCGTTCGTAAGATATTCCACTTCTCTCCGTTCGCGACCGCGCGCTTCTTTGGAACGACCGCGGCCATCAACTACCTGAACGGCCAGTTCAACTTTCAGAGTTTCACGCCGGAGTCGGTCTTCTACATGCTCCCGGTCTGGGAGGACGTCCTTCGCGGGGCCCAGTTTGAACTCTCGAACAAGGTTCGACGGTCCAACTACAGTTTCGAGATGCACGGGCCGGACAACGTTCTGAAGGTCCTTCCCTGTCCGAACTGCGACAACACGATGTTCCTGACCTACAACCTCATGGACATGTCCATCGAGCCGGTCGACCCGAACGACCCGATGACGTACGGGGTGTCCAACCTCAGCGACATTCCGTTCGGCAACATCTCGTACTCGAGCATCAACTCAATCGGTCGACAGTGGATATGGAAGATGTCTCTCTCCTACGCTAAGGAGGTCCTCGGTCTTATTCGTCGAAAGATGCTGACCGTGCCCATCCCGGGCGGTGACCTCCAACTCGACGGCAGCGACCTGGTGAACGACTCTCGCCAGGAGATGGACGCGCTGCGCGGGGAACTCCGGGACCTACTGGACTCCATGACCTACGACAAGTTGGCCGCCAAGGAGGCCGAGCAGGCCGCGAACCTGACTCGGTTGCTGAGCGGGGTCCCGATGCGGATATACACCGGCTGATTTTTGAGGAGAACGAGTGTACCAAAGCGCCTGGTGTAAACTGCAGCGAGTGGTCCTGAAGCGGGAGAGCCTCAATGAGGGTCGGTCGTTCCGGGGCACGACGGACATCCGCATGAAGGACCTCCAGGCCCTCGTTGATGAGATGAGGGAGAAGGGAATCAAGGCCGGCCGCCTCGCCCCCGAGGGCGGCGTCCTCGATTGCGGAGGCTGGCCGTTCGACCCCAACATTTGGAAGGGGTTCGGTCCGCAGTCGGGCGCGGCCCTCGCCAAGGCCTCGACGGACAGTTCTCGCGACGTCTACACCCAGCACGTCCCCCAGGGCGGGACCGTGACCAAGAAGAACTACGGCGGTCGCGTGGGCTACACCCCCGGTCCGACGCGGCCCCATGCGAACGACAGCCTCGGCTCCACCATGGACCGCTACGACGTCGTGATGGTGGCGGATGTCGGGCAACGCGTCACCAAGACCGGTAAGACGGTTCAGACGGGCTCGCTTCAACGCCTGGTCTACTCACCGGCCATCGGAACCGGAGAGGAGCGGCGGGCCCGCCTCGAGGCCCTCCTCGCAGGCCAGACGCCTCCGCCCATCGGTCGCCGCCCCCAGCCGGAGGTGCCGGTGCCGGACCGCGACACGACCGGTCCTGCGGCCCAACCGGTCCGCCGCCAGGGTCAGAACGTTCGGCCGAGCAAGGACGAGAGTTTTCTCTATGAGATGTTTCTGGAAGAGGCGGTGGAGCAACCACTCACTCCCGAGCAGGTCGAGGGGATGGCACCCGGCGCCGTTGAGGAACTCCGTCAGGAACTGGAGAGCCCAAACGAATGGAACCATCGCCGTGGAGCGTTTGCACGCGTCACCTTCGTGAAGGTTCCGAAGGGCAAGGGTGTCGGCCTCCGCGCTCGCGCGCCTTTTGCGGCTAAGATTCCCGTACCTGACTCCGATGACTTTGAGGTCTGGAATTACTATCCAGACCTCCACATGTGGAGGCTCGCTCCGGCTAAAGGTCCACTTCCGGCCTTCAAGCGTGACGCGATATCGATGGCTGATGCAGAGAAGGATTTTCCGAATGCGATGCCGTACTTTGACCACCAGGTGCTTGGGGTAGTTGGTCACGATGCGAAGGCGAATTTCTATCGGAGCGGTGGTTATCCCGATGGAACGATTAATGTCAAGGTTCAACAAAAGGGCGGAAAAACCTCAACTTGGAGTTGGTCGGAGAAGGACCAGGAGTGGCAGTCGGCGTCTCCACGACGGGACCTTAGCAAGGACACGGCCGAGACGCTTCTTCGGGATTACGCTGGGAAGTGGGTGACCGGAAGCGACCTTAAGCGAATCGCCAAGGAACTCGGTGGTGGTGACATGGGGTCCAGCATCCTAAAGTTCGTCGGCCGCCTCATCGCCGCAGGTGTTTTCTCAGACTGGGAGATTCCGGAACAGACTTCACTGGGCCGGCTGCACGGCCGTCCGGTGACCAATTGGGGTCCCGGCGGTAGCATCCGCACCCGTTTCAAGGTGTGTAGACCGGGTGAGGAGCCCCGCACCACCTATGGCTAAGAAGTTCATCACGGAGAGGGAACTGGCCCTCGTCCACAGTTGGAGTTCCGAGTTGATGCAGGAGGTCTCCAAGCAGGACGTCCTGTACTACGCGATTGATTACGAGGCCAGTCGGGTGCATGACATCTACGACGAGGCCGTGGAGAAGGCGTACATGGCGCCGGTCCTCATCTCGGCCCGCACAGAGTTCAATCAGATAGCCACGACGGTTGGCAACGGGGTGGAGGACGCGGGCTACACCCTTAGCGTAGAACTCCACGTGAGCGAGTGCAACCAACGGAACGTGCATCCCCGTGAGGGCGACTTCATCGAGCACGGACAGGTGATGTTCGAAATCACCACCGTCGGCTACGCCGAGGCCGTGTTCGGTCAGATTAACGATAAGATGGCTTACAAACTCACTTGCGTGCCTAGCCGCGAGAGCCAGTTCAAGGCGGACAGTTCGACCCGAGACGGGGTCGACAACACACATCCGGTCCAACCCGCCCGACCGCGTTCCCTCGGTGATGACCTCTGAAGAAAGGCTACCAATGAAGCGACTTTACCTCCTCATGATTGTTATGTTCGCGGGAATCGCCGCCTTTGCCGGTTGCTGCCTCGGACCGAGCCCACGCTGGGCCCACTACGAGAGCCCGAACGACGCCCAGCACTCGGTCTACAAGATTAAGGCCGAGATGGTCGTTGACGTCTCCTCAATCGCTGATGACCTCGGCCTCGCCCCCGACGACCCGACCACCAAAACCGCCAAGTGGTCCGGCACGGCCTGGGTTCAACAGAGTAGCACCAAGGAATCGTACATCGTCACCGCCGGTCACGTCTGCGAGGAGGCCGGCGGCATGTACTCATATGAGACCGTTGACTTCGAGAAAATGAAACTCGTGGAGCACAAGTTGCCAATCCTCAGCGTCAACTACACGCTCATTGACCAGGACGGCACTGAGTTCCATGGGGCCAAGGTGGTCCTGGACGACGACAGCGTTGACCTCTGCATGCTTGGAATCGCCGGTGACCTCGGTTCACCCCTGGCAATCTCGGGTCACGACCCGAGATACTCCCAGGAGGGGTGGTACATCGGGGCCCCGTACGGCATTTGGGGCGGCGGCATCGCCGGCGTCTATAAAGTCGTTTTCTCGGGTCGGGGAAACGTCTTCGGCACGCGGCCGATGATGGCCTTCAGTTCGGCCTCGGCCGCCCCTGGCGCGTCGGGCTCACCCATCATGTTCGACGGTGAGGTCGTCGCCGTGCTCACCGAGGGCGCGGACGGGTTCATGACATACACCCAGGGAGTCCCGCGAGATATCCTACAGGCCTTCTGCGACCGGGCCCACCACACGGAGTGAATGCCTTTGACCGATGAGGCCCCGCCGCCGTTTGAGCCGTCCGCGAGGACGATTCGCATCGAGGACATCGACCGCGGCGTGGTGGACTTCTTCGCGCGCGTCGTGGCGGCCCACTGCAAGAGCCCCCAGGGCGAGCGGGTGCTCGTTCCCGTCAAGTTCTCGTCGGGAGAGCGCTGGGTGGCCTCGGCCGACCGCGCCGGCATTCGAGACCGGGACGGCCGGCTCATTCTGCCAATCATCCAGGTTAGACGTCAGGGCATCGACGCCCTGAACAACAAGACCGCCCTGGGAGCCAACGTGCCGCGGATGCAGGTCTCCCGCCTGGTCTCCGCTAAGACCTCAGACCTGAGGAACCTCGACCAGTCCCGGCCGATATCACTGCGCCGGCTGCGCGGCGGCTCGGTCTATGACGTCTACACGGTGCCGTTCCCCAGCAACAACAACTTCCCCTACTTCGTTCGCATTCAGACCCAGAACCAGACCCAGATGAACGACATCATCGAGAAGTTGCTGTCTAAACTGGAGTTCTTTAACGTGCCGTCGTTCGTCATCTCCCTGGCCGGGGAGACCCGTCAGACGGGAATCAAGCAGGGCGACGGCGACACGGAGTTGCTCCCCGAGGACCACTCGGAGTTCGAGGAGAGGAAGCCGCTCGACAACTATTACTGCGTCGGGTACATCGAGGGCAAGATTGATGACCAAGGCAACCTGGAAGAGTTCACCGACCAGGAGCGCATTCTTCAGTTACAGTTTGGCTTTAGCGTCCCCACGGTCCTGATGCTGGACCCGGAGGGGGAACGCCCCGCGGTTCAGGTCCAGCGAACGGCCTTCGGGCTCTCTCTCGGTCGCGAGGAGGCCCACGTGATTGACGACCCCGCTGAGGCCGACCGCATCTTCGGGCGACCTAAATGAGGGCCCGACGGCTTGTCTAGAAAGCCGTGTCTATTTAACGCCGGGGTTTTCTCCCCAACGGTCGTTTCGAAGAGGATGAGCAACTAAATGGCGCAGAGCTTCCTGTCCCCCGGTGTCCAGACGAACGAGGTCGACCAGTCGTTCCTGCAGGCGGGAGCGCCGCAACCGGCTGCAATCATGATTGGACGGACCGCCAAGGGTCCGGCCTTCTATCCAGTCACGGTTAGCAACTACTCGGACTTCGTCTCCCAGTTCGGTGACGTAGACCCGACCGGTCGCCTCGCGAGCGCCCTACCGTACGCGGCTCGCAACTACCTGATGAACTCGACGTCCCTGACGGTCGTTCGCGTCCTCGGTTCCGCCGATGGCACGACGGTCAACAACGGGTACAACGTCGGTACAATCTTCGGCATCTGCGACACCTCAGGTTCGACGAATTCTACCGGTTCCGTTCTGGCGGTCGTCCATACCTCACAGCCCTTCGTCTCGATGAGCCTCGCGGGTGTCGCCGGAGACGCCAATCGGTTCGTGATTAAGTTCGGCACAGTCTTCGCGACTACGGCCAGTTTCCTCACGAGTTCCGACGACTACGTCGGAAAGTCCCTGAACAGCGACCCCACGCAGTACGGCACCTATGGCCACTACGTCTATCAGATTTTCGGCTATCAGACCCAGAACGTGTCGGCCTCGTGGTCGGCCGTCAACTCCATCTCCTCCTCGTTCACGGCGTTTAACCGCGACTACGACCACGGTCGGTCGGCCTTCATTAAGAGCCAGCCGGTCGGCGGAATCGAGTACGACCTCTTCCGCTTCAACACCCTGGGCCGCGGTCGGGCGACCAACGACGACATCAAGATTCAAATCGACAACGTGAAGCCGTCGTCGGTCCCGAACGTCTACCCGTACGGCACCTTCGACGTCCTCGTTCGCTCCTTCTATGACAACGACAGCCGACCGGTTGTCCTCGAGACCTGGGCCGGCTGCACCCTCGACCCGAACAGCCCGAACTTCATCTCCCGTCAAATCGGTGACGTCGACGAATCGTTCAACACCGCAACTCGTAAGTTCGCCATCAACTCCGGAAAGTATCCGAACAAGAGCCAATACGTTCGGGTCGAGATTCCCACGAACAACAACCCGCCTCCCACGGCGCTTCCGTGGGGCTTCCGCGGCTACTTTAAGACCCTCTTCTCCGGTTCGAACGCCGGCACCGGCGGCGCCCTCGGCGCCGCTCAGGTTCCGCCGCTGCAGTACGTCGTGAACCAGTTCGACACGAACGGCAACTACAACGGCAACATCGTCTGGGGTGTGCAGTTCCTCTCGGGCGGCGTCGTTGACCGGATGCGGGCGATGCCTGACGGGGCGGTCAACGCGCTCGCTCCGCTCACGGCCTCGGACCCGGACTTCTCGCTCCGGTTCCTCTCTGGAACGTACATCAACGGAAGCCTCCGGTTCGCCTATAACACAGCAACTCCGGTCAACTACCTTCCAATCTTTAGTTCGGCGTCCCTTCAGACCTTCACCGTTCCGTTCTGGGGTGGCTTCGACGGTTGGGACCTCCGCGTGGCGGACCCGCTGTACCTGAACAACACAGACGGAACCTCGGTGATTGGCGTCGTCGCCTCGCAGCGCGCCGTCGACTGCGTCGCCAATCCCGACCAGGTCGCGGGTAACACGCTCGCCCTTCCGGGCCAGACCAACATCGCGGTCTGCGACTATGCGCGAAGCCTGGTCAACAGCCGCATGGACATGTACTACGTGATGGACGTGACGGGCGCGACGCCGAACGAGGTCATCGCGAACCTGAACGCCCGTCAAATCGACGACAACTACAGCGGCTGCTACTACCCCGACCTCTGGATTAAGGACCAGACCTCGAACAACATCCTCCGGATGCCGCCGTCGGTCGGCGTGATGGGCGCCCTCGCCTATAACGATAGAGTGGCCCAGGCGTTCTTCGCTCCCGCTGGCATGAACCGCGGCGGCCTCGGCCAGTTCGGCGTGATTGACATCGTCGACCGCCTGGACCACCAGGACCGCGACCAACTCTACGAGGCCCGCATCAACCCGATTACGAAGTTCCCCGTCGAGGGCATCGTGATATTCGGGCAGAAGACCCTGCAGTTGAAGCAGTCGTCGCTGACCCGGGTCAACGTTCGTCGTCTGCTCATCCTCGCGAAGGGCGCGGTGGCCTCGGTCGCCAACACCCTCCTCTTCGAGCCGAACAACCCGGCCACTTGGACCCGGTTCGTCAACAAGGTGAACCCAATCCTGGACGCCTATCGCAGTGCCCAGGGCATCAACCGGTTCAAGGTCGTGATGGACAACACCACGAACACCCCGGACAAGATTGACGCGAACGAGATGTACGGGAAGATATTCCTTGAGCCGGTCCAGGCCGCTGAGTTCGTGAGCATCGACTTCGTCATCACGGCGGCCGGAGTGACCTTCGGTAGTTGAGGAGACACGCGGTGGTCAATCGTAAGTTGCTCGGTGAGATGTTCGGCGTGGTCGTGTCCGAGGACAGGGTCGCGACCCGCGCCCTCACCGACATCATCGCGAAGGCGATAGCCGGCGGGGGGCTCTCTCCCCTTGAGCGGCAGTGGGCCGACCAACTCACCCAGGCCATCGCGAAGTCCGGTCCCGAGGCGCTCAGTTATCCCGTCCTTGGGCTCAAGGCCCCGAAGGCCGAGCCCA